TTATTGTTTATATTTCAAATATTACACTGTTGTTGTAGTAGTGGTAGTTGGAACAACATTAGAAGATGTAACAGCTCCTAATCCAGCAACAAGAACAGTTTGAATTGCTGTAGAAGCAGCACTACCTGTTGGTACAGCAATAATTACCATAGAATCTTGTTTTACATAGTCACCCCAAGTATCACTTGATTTATCTACATTATTAAATTTAATATAATAAGTATCGTATACAGTTCCATCAGCAACTTGACTTTCGAAGTTACCATTGAAACCATTCATTCTATATAAATGTTTCAAATAACCTGCTTGATAACTATAATAGTTTTTCTCAAGTTGTGCAATCTCAGCACTAGTTCCAGTAGCATAAGAAGAGTTTTGTACTGTTTCAGCTTCTGCAACAATATTACAATTATCTGCTACAATGAAATCAGCAGTAGTAGCTGGACCAGCATATACAAATGCTCTAAACCACATTCTATCATATTCAAATGGGAAAGCAGCAACATCACAAGGTTGTCCATATTTAGTTAGTGGTTTACCTGTAATTACTAATTTAGCAGTTTGATCGTTTCCAACTCTTTCAAATGTATAAATTTTAGAGAAAGAAATATTATCAGAATTGATACCAGGAGCTTGTTGTTCAAACTTTTCAATTAAAGCATCAATTAATGCAGGTATATCTACATTAGCACAAGGGTCTCCATCACATGCTAGACATGGTGCTTGTACAGTTACAGATCTTGTAAACCCATTAAAGTATAGTGTATCCAAATAACTAGAATGTGCTCTAAGTGTTACAGTGATTACGTCTCCTCCTTTTACATTAAAGTTAGAAATTTCAGTAATTTGGTTTACAGGAGTTCCTGAACCAGTTACTTTATACCATTCAGTTACATCACTTTTAGCGATTTTATCTGAGCGTTTAGAGCCTTGTAGATAAGTGTTCTCTCTACCTTGGGCAATGTAAAAATATGGTGCTGCGGCAATGTTTGCTGCTGTAGCAACAGAATAATCATTTTTGAAAATTCCTACTTGTCCAGCAGTTAAGTCTTGTGTAGATCCAGAGCTAGGAAGCGCAGTTCGTCCTACTGGTACTACAAATAATGTGGTTAATGAAAAATCAGCCATTTTGCTTAAATTTATTTGTTGTTAAAAAATTATTCATTTGTTTGAATTCTAAATTGAGCATTTTGAGCAGCAGTAACATTTTCTGTATACATTGCTAGATTCTGAACAGTTAAATCTACTAATTCATCCTCTAAATACTCTTCTAATTCACAATCTCTATTTTCTGATGGTACACCATTTAATTTTATATATCCTTCTTTATCTATATACTCTGGATAACGCATATACATAACATAGATATTTTTTGGGGTAAATGTACCATCTGTAAATATACTTATTTCATCAGATGATAAAAAATTAAAAGTTTCCTGATATTCAAAAGATGGTTTATAGTGTTCGTTGTTTAAAAGAAACTGTAAATCCCCATGTTTTGCAAGGTCTTTATTTATCCAAATTTTTCTATCTTTACATATATCTTTGTCAGCAAGAATATATGAATCTAAATAAAACATATATTTTGGAGTAAGTTTAGTTATATCAGCATTCCATTGATTTAAATCTTTATTTTTTAATTTCAATGGAAGTTTACCTTTTGTATAATCTATTACTAATCTTTGAAGATCTTCATATCTTTTTTTAAAGGCATCTAAACCCATTCCACTTACTACTGAGAACCCATCAACTTTTTGTTTAATTAGTTTTATTTGAGCTTCATTTAAAGCTAATATCTTATCTTCTAATTGTATTTGTTGATGTGTATTAGAAGATAGCTTATTTAGTTTTTGGTCTATTTTATATAATAAACTATCTACTTGTATCATAGTATTTATTTTTAACCAACAGCTACAATTAAGTAGCTATTGGATATTAATTTATATTGCTGCAATTTTTTTGCTTTTTAGTTTACCTTCCAATGTTAATAATGTGTCTTGATTATCATCATCAGCAAGCATTTTCACTAATTCATCCTCATCCATTGCTACTTCAAATTCTCCTTCATAAATTTTTCCATTAGGTTTCATTCTATAAATAGAGTGATGTAGTGCTTGTTTAACAAGGTCTTTAATATTTAATAAATTTTCCTTCATATCAGCAAACTGGTTAAATACTTTCACTGGATCTAATCCACTAAATTTACCGTTTTTAAACTCAGTTTGTTTTAGTAAGTTATCAACTTGATTATAAACAGATTCTTCAGTTGTATTATCTGTAACTGGAAGACCTAAAAGTCTAGCAACTTTTTTCTTCTTCTCTGGAGACATTCCATCAAATTTAACGATTGCTTTATTGATTAGCTGTTTTTTCTTGAACAATACAGCATTCTCAATTTCATCATCAGCAACATAAAATTGTGTATCTGCAGGATAATCTCCTCTTTCCCATGCTTGATAAGAACTAGCAATTGTAGGATGTACTCTTAACCATGAAAATTGTAATTCTTGAAGAGGATTTGATAAATCAAAAATGTTATCGCCATCCATAAGTTTTACAGGTTGTACGTGTAAATTATCATCGTTAGATATAGATAGTCCATAATTCCAGAAAGAACTTCTAGGTCCTAAATCAACATCACCTAATTCATTTTCAAGTTTTTGTTTCAACTTGGTAACTCTTTCTTTTTCTAATTCTCTTTCTGTAGGATCTTGAATTCTTTTAATGTAAGAGGCATCAGGATCTAATCCTGTTCTATACTTTCCATCTAATTCTTTATAAGGATATTTAAAAACTCCTGCTCCAGGGATTCTAGTTAATCCTTTTGCTGCAAGTCCTCCTTGCATAGTTTGTAACTGAGAATTATTATAATCTTTTTTTAAAGTTGAGATTTTTCCTAACTTACCCATAATATGTAGTTTAATTATTAATTGGTTTATAATTTGAAGTTTGTAGGAGATTCGAACTCCTGTTTCCAGAAACTTGTCTGGGTCCTAGCCACTAGACGAACAAACTTACTTAAAAAGATTCTATAAGTGTGCATTTTTAAAGAGGCAAATAGAATGTATTTTGTTTGATGAGAACTAACTCCCCATTAATGTGTGTGTGGGTGGAGGGGAGTAGTCTCATTCTTTTTATTTTTATAGTGCACCACTAGGGCAAAAGCCTAGTGAGGCACTGTTTATTAAAATTGAGGAATTTCTTCAATCAATACTGTTCTTGATAAATCTTCAATAAACACGTCACATCTGTCTTTCATCCAGATTTCGTATCCTGGGAACTTATTAGCAGAAGACATTCCTTGAGATTTAGCAAAACCTAAGTGGTGTCTTGTACCATCAATATAACCCCAAGTCATTGAAGGAGCACCTTTCATTCTCACCTCACGAATATTGTTTACCATAGAACCATCACTCATAGGGCTCACATCGAACACCATAAATACAGGAGTAGATTTTTTGTTTTGACCAAACTCTAAGTTAGATTGTGGTAAATCTAATTCTTTTAAGTGAACTAATTCAATTTTACCTGTTTCACGAGTAACCATTGAATCGAATGCAAAGTTGTAAGTAATATGCTGACCTTCTCCTTGCATATATCTGTTTCCAGAATCTGCCATGAATGTAAGACCAGAATTTAATGCATCATTTTTAAGAGCTTGTTGGAATACATCAAAACCAGCTTCGTTAGTATACATTTTAACTCGTCTGTCTTTAACATCTACTCTTCTATAGAATAAATCTCCAAATACAGATCTTAGTAAGTTTGCAGAGAATTCTCCTCTGTTATATTGTACTAAGTTGCCGTTATTTCTCATTCTATGGTAAATACCAGCAGAAGTTCTCTTAAGTTCTTGTTTAGAACCATTAGTTTTAACTGTACCTGGTTTAGACCAAATCATTCTTTTCACTTTCAATTCTAGCATAGATTTTCTCATCCAGAATTCAATGAATGGTTCCCACTTAACATCATTTCTTGTTAGAGGAAGTTGATTTCTACGTTGAGGAGCATAAACTAGAATATCCAAAGGTTTTCCAGATGCATCTCTCATCATTTTGTCATCAGCCCATTCAGTAATTTTGTGTTCAAAACCATAACCAGAACCAAGTGATTCAAACATTGTAATTTTTTCACCAAGTCTAGGAAGACCTAATAAATCTTGATCAAATTCACCAATTGCAGCATCTACTAATTCTAATTCAAGACCTACTTGTAAGAATTGAGAAGACACAAAGTCAATCATTGGATTATCTGTTACTAATGTAAATGTATACAAGTAACCTGTATTCCAAGGAACTGGATCTTTAATTACATAGAACCTAGGACCATATTGTCTAGAACCAATAGATACAATTGCATTCTTAGAGAACTCATTAGTATCTAAAACTAGTTGAAATTCTTGACCGTCAATACCAGGCTTTACTTTTTCTTGTGTAGTAGCTGGAATATAGATCACTTTAGGAAACTTGTAAGGAACTTGAATGTCCCATTTCCAAGAATCACTATTATTATCAATGTAGTAAGGAGTTGACTTGTTGATCATATCAAGGAAGTCATTACTATATAGTGAACTCTGCGTATATAATGAAATGATTTTTTTATCATAATCAGCAGGTTCTGTTGAGTGGAAAGATTCTAAGTGATTAGCATCTGTAAGTTTCCCTACAGCACGCTTATCCATAGAAGCTACTCTTGCATACGTAAAACCAGTTGCGCCTGGTAGTGATTGGATTGCCATATTAATTATAATTTATTAATTAAAAGTTTATAAGTTACTGAAAATACTTGATGTTCCTCCAGCAGATTTTTTATCTTTTTGAACTTGTCTAGCTACTTCTGTAAATAACTGATTAGATTTTTTTGTAACACCAGTTTTTTGAATAGTAGATAGTGTAGGATCTTTTTCAAGAATTTTTAGTAATAATGCAACTTTTACTTTTTGTTCATGATTTTCTGGTCTCTTTAATTCCAAAATAGCCTTGTCGAAATCTGTAAGAGTTTCTCCTGATACTGTCTTATACTTATCTACTAATAAGAAGTCTTGTAGTTCACTTGCTGTTTTTGGACTTAATGGAATACCATCAAATTCCTTTGTTTTTAATTTTTCTTGTAAAATGTTTTGTACATTATTAATATACTGATTTCTAACTGCCTGTTTTTGTTGCAATTGAACTGCTGCTTGCTCTTCTATTTTTTGTAGTTTCTGAGCTTCTTTTTTTACAAGAACTTTATGATATTTAGTAGCAACGTTTTCTAAATCTCCATAGTTTTGAAGTCTTTCAACTTCTGTATCAATGTCTTCTTCATCAAATCCTTGGTCAGTCAATGTTTGTCTCACCACTTTAATTTGATTATCTGTAGAAGATAAATCCATCTCTGCGAAATTAACTACGTTATTATATGTGCTGAAATATTCTTTAGGATCTGCTCCTTTTACAAATATTGCTTCAAATGCTTTTTGGTAATCTTCTCCAAATTGTCCTATAAAATTTTCAACAATTTCACTAGCCCCTTTTTTCTTTTCTGTTTGGAATCTTTCTAGAAATTCCTCTGGAGTGGAGATTGCAACATCATCCTCTTCTTCATCCTTTGTAAAAACACCTAATTTAAATAAGTCATTTGCTAAAGCAGAGAACTGATTTCCATCTGGAGAATCTGGTTCTTCCTGAGAAACTTCTTCTGGTGCTTTTGCTTTTGGTGGAGTGGGTAACTCTTCTTCTTCTTCATTATCTTCTAGAAAACTAGAAATCAACGATTCACCATCATCAGACTTATCTGCATCAGGATCAGTTTCTTTTGTTTTTTTACTAGGAGCAGCAGGTACAGGGTCTTCTTCTACCTCTTTAACAATAGGTTGCACTTCATCAGGACTTGTAGATGTGGTTTCTGGACTCATTAAGTCATTAATTAACTCAGTATTTCCAGTCATTTCCATAGTATCTACAATATTAAAAGAAATATTTTCGTTATTATCAGCCATATGTAGTTATGTTTTATTTTGGTTTATACAGTAAAAGTAAAATAAATTTATTAAATAGAAAAGAAAAAAATGCACTTCACCTTAAATAGTTTAAGTAATATAGCATTAGTATAAATTTCCCTCAACGAAAGAGGGAAATTTTTTACTTATTTTTGTTATCTTTTTTATTTCTATTCTTTGCATTCTCCTTTGCTATAGCTAAATCGTTTTTCATATTTTCACGTTCCACTTTTATTTTTTCTCTTTCGATTGCTAGTTTTTCAGTATCATGATTTATTTTAGCTAATTGAGCTTGATGTGCTTTATTAATCTTATCTTGTTCTGTAGACATTTTTGTAATCTCTAATGCATCAGCTAATCCGTCATTATCTGTATCTACTGTAGCATTTTCATTTCTACCTAATTGATTAATAATTGCCACTTCTTTTTTATTAAGTCTATCAAGTCCTTTATTATAGTTCTCATTAGCAATTTGTTCTTCGTGCTGTTGTTGAGCTTGTTCTAATTGAGCCTGTAATGCTTGTTGTTGTTGTTCAAGTTTTTGTTGCTCCAATTGTTGTGCTTGTTCTTGCATTTGTACTTGTCTATCTCTTAAATCCTTAAATGTTTTCTTCATTTCTCTAAGAGATTTTGTACTATACAACTCAATAACATCATATAATGAACCACCGTTCTGAATAATAGCTTGAGATAGCTGTCTAATTTCATTAAACATTTGTGTATCTTCTGGTCTATTAGTTAAGAATACCTTAATATCTCTAAATTTTAAATCTGTACCGTTCACTTGAACAAATGCAGATTCTCCTTCAGATGTAATATAAGAAATTGTAGACTGTGGTTTATTTGACTCAATATATAAAGAGGCATCAATAATAGCTTGATATAATTGTCCTAAAATGTACTCATGTGCTACAAACAACGGTTCTGTTTGAGCATAAGATTGTTGCATTGCTGTCTGTGTTCCTGTAGCAGACTCTGATGCTGATATAGAACCCATTCTTTGTTTAGACATACCTACAAGTTCCCAACATTCATTTTTCATTTGTTGAGCAAGTGTATATCTAGATTGAATTTCTTGTGTTCTTGTTAAATCTACATTCCTAGCAACAGATTGATTAGTAACAGGAGCTTTTGTATTCTCAGGACTATCATCATCAAACATCACCCCTCTTTCTCTAGCTTCCATTTCCCAGATGTCAATATCGTCTTGTCCATCTCCATCTTTCACTCTTGGTATTCTTCTTAGGTTTACAGCAGCAACGTTACCTATTTCTTTTTCTAATAATTTATATAATTGATTCATACAAATATTATAAATTACTTGGAAAGGTTTCATTAAATCTACAAGAGATTTAGCTTCTGTATTTTTTATTTCATGTGTTGTACCTATAATAGGACAATAGTTTAAAAGTTTATATGGTTTTACATGATAAATATCTGGTCCTATTTTTATTCCTTGATACCATTGATTAATCCAACCCCATTCTAATGATTGTTGTGTAGGAATCGCTCCTGATTTATATGTTTCATCAACTAATGTAGATTGTTCATTTCCTAGTTCATCCAGGTATATTAACTTTCCTATTTTCTTTTTAGAAATCCAATAGGCTCTTACAACTACATATTTATATCCAAATGAAGAAACATTAGATGTAAGTCCTAGAAAATCTTTTAAACCATCATCATTTTCTTTCATTTCAGATTCAATAATCATTCTTGTTTGTAATACAAGCGGGTCGTATGTATCGTATGTAACAGAATCAATCCCATCTCCTGCATTGGGATTTCCCAAGTTAGATTCTCTTACATTTATTAATCCATAATCTTGTAATGAACTTCTTAAATGGTCAATCTCTTCTTTTGTAATATCTGGAAAAGTTTCTATAATCTCAGAAAGTTCCATAACTTGTACAGTACCAGCAGCATAAGCTCCTTGTGCTCTACCAGTTGGATCAGAAATATATTTTCTATCAGGAGTAGTGAGAAACCATGTATTCTTAGGATTAGCTACTTCTACATTAAATCCTAATTTAGAATTATCTTCATAAATGTGGTAAAACTGTCTTGATGAAATTAATAAATCTCTAAATGCATCTTCACTTTTTTCTTTTAAATTAAAATCTGCTTTTTGTGCTGTAAGAACATGATTAGCCCATTTTTCTGCAATTGAAGTGTAGCTATCCAGAGAGTCCTTCACGTTATCGAGAGTCATTTGTTCAAGTTGTTCATCCTCTAATTCAACTCCTTCCATAGCAGCTTTTTCAATGATTTTCTGTTTTGCCTGAGAAAGAATAAATTCTTGTAGAGCTTGTGTTTTGAATTCTAATTCTTCAGACTTACTATCATCATCAAATGCTTTAGCTTTAAATGTATCTGGTCTTTTTGTAACTTCACCAACTAATTCATTGATTGGATTTGTTAAAATAGAATAATGTTTTACATAAGCTGGTAATTGTATATTAGTTGTTAATATATCTGTAAAACTTTTTACTTCTGGTTCTTGGAAGAAATCCTCTGGTCTGAGTATTCCTTTTACGAGATCATAATTTTTTACAAATGTGTCTCTATTTTTAATATATTCTGCATACGCTTTGTTAGCAAAATAATCCATGGTGTTTTTTATCCATCCTTCATTTTCCTTTTCTTTATCAGTTTTAAACTGGTCAGGAAAAATGTTTAGATAGGCATACCTAATGGTGGCATCTTTGGTATATCTAATTATCATAATTAATATTTATCAATGTTTTTATTATAATTGACTAATGTTTCATAAACTTTAAAAGTTAATGTATCTTTATATTTATTTGCTAACTCAACTAATTGTTTTGACTTATTAACTTTATAACAATTGTGTGCTTCTTCAATCGTATTAAAGATACCTATATATTTAGATTGCTTATTCTCTTTTATATGTACTACATATTTATTTCTATGTTTGTACACTCCTATTGGCAATTCTCTTTTCTTATAAGGTTTTATTATCGAAACATTTATCTCTTGTGGAATAAAACAACAAGTATCAGGAGAATATAATTTATTTTTAGGAAACAAAAGATCTTTGTCTAATTGATATCCTTCTATATAGTTTTTATCAAACCACTCGCTAAATTTTTGAAAGTCTAACCATTCTTCGCAAATGTTACATTCCATATAAGAAGGATGTCTTTCATGTAATTTTTTATCATTACATCTCTGTTTCATACTACACCAAGTATTATATTGAATTGTATGAATTCCATTTATTCTAGACTTATATTTTTCATTTTTATATTTATGTTCTTTTATCATCTAAATAATTTATTTTTATTATTTGTAAATAATCCTTTAGAATTATCAAAAAGGACATTTCGTTTTTTTGGTTTTAATAAAGATTCAATTCTAGAATCTTTTGTTGAAGAGATTTTTCCAAATATAGGGTCCATTTTCATTGCTTGTGCTATTGCTAGTTCTGCAGCAATAACTCGGTCAAAGTTATCATCATCATTATATTGTATAATTTCTTCTAGTAATACAGGATCAAATATTTTTGTAACTCCTAATATTTCTCTTATAGTATTACCATTTTCATCCTCTTCTACAAAAATAGGTTCTTCCAGATATTTCTTCAAGCATGTGTGTAAAAAATCTCTAATTTTTTCTGCAGACCTGTGAATACCATAATCTCTCCTCACTGTGGTATTTGGAACAACTTCTTTTAGCCAATCTGGTTGTTTTTCTAAATAATGTGCATCTCCTTTGGCAATCATATAATCAATGAAAGAAACTTCATCGTTTTCTACAAGTGCTCTGGCATTATAATACTTAATCAGTAATCTTGCTTGTTCATCCCATATTTCTTTTTTCTCTGGTCTTGCACAATAAGAAGCAACAAACATGTCTTGATATTTTTCTCCTGTTAAATCATGCATTCTTTTATAAATATAAACAGAGCCTAATGAATCACTATATTTAGATTGTCCCTGTCTGTAAGGGTCTACTCCAGCTACATATAGTCCATATGGAGGACTTTCTATAGGAAATTCATATATTACCACTGGAGCATCTTTACTATCGTCTGTTTTGAGCGGAAAATTAGTTATAGGAAGTTTATCTGTGAATCTATGTGTTATTTTTTCTCCATCATTATATAGAACAACAGGGGTTCCTGTTTTTTCTTGTGCTAGTAATCTAGCTTTTTGATGTTTTGCTGATTCTACATCAAATATATTTTGACTAGCAGACAAGAAACATTCATTCACTGTAATAGGAAAATACATCACTTGTTTTAAATACATTGTTCTATCTGGATGTAGTTTTGCTGCAACTCTCTCTTTTTCAATTAATTTCAATGCTTTTTCTTTATCAGAAACCCACATTTCAATTTGAGAAAGTTCAGATACATCAGGAAGATTCATTCCTCTTACATTAATTAAATAATCTGCAAGTGTAGTTTTATATTTACAATCTTGTCTATATAATCCAGATAAGAATAATCCTGTTTTAGAATTATCCTCATTTTCAATAGTTAAGAAGTTATTTGCTTCAGGATTATAAAAGAAATTCTCTGCATCTTTTCCGTTATCAAAAGATCCTCCTGTTCCTACAAGAATCGGCACAGCTCTCCAACCATTCTTACCTTTAAATGCTGGTTCTGCAGCTTTAAATGCAGATGAGAAAGAATATTTACCAACCTCATCCATAATGAATGACTTTGCTGTTGTACCAGCAGCCACCTCTGTATTATGTCCATCTTTAGCATTACGAATAATAATATAACTCCATATTTTATCATCACCATCAGGAGTTTTATAACCAAGTCTTACCTGATTACTTCTCCATGTTTTATCTAATCTAGGAATAGCAAGTCCTTTCCACAGTTTTCTTAGACCAAAATCCACTTTATCTTTTAATAAAGACAAGTCATTATCATTTCCACAAACAATAACATTCTGTGTATTTTGAAACATTATAGCATTCATACCAAAATACGAAGCCTCCATTTCCGATTTCCCACCCTGACGACCTCCTATTTCAATATATCCTTTTCTCTCATTTTTAGCTTTTTCTAATGCTTCTGCTCTAATCCACTCATTATCACGTAGTTCTGGGTTACATTCTTTTCTAACATCGTTTCCGTATTCATCTACATCGTCTATTCTAATCCACCAATGATTTAAATGCCAATACAACCATCCAGAAATATGTACACCGTTAATATTTACTCCACCTAATATCTTTTCTTCTTCCCATTTTATTAATTGACGAAACTCTTCTGTCCCAGGAGGAGGAAGAGTTTTCATATTTCTAAAAAATTCTGTTGACTTAATTTCCATATTACATCATTCTTTCAGGAACTGAACCAGAACCTCTTGCTTCTTTTTTAGCTTCTTCTTGTGTTCTCAATTTATCCACTACTTCTAACAAAGATAAATAATTTTTCATTGTTTCCTGGATAAACTTACCTTGTGCTTCTATAGATGCAATTACCATAGGTAACATTCCTCCTTTTGCTGTCGGCTTCCATTCTATCCTATCCTTTAGCTCATGTAAAGGGTTGGCATCAACATAAGCTTTCCAAGAATGCAATTGCTCTTCAGCCCATGAAAGTTCTGTGTTTATAAATGTAGTTTTCTTTATAGCCATATTATTCTTCAGATTTAAATAAATTTTCCAAATCCATTCCTCCTTTTATAATTTCATCTAATTCATCGTCATGAAGAACATCTGTTTGTAATTGATTTTGATATTCAATTAATGAAGCAAGTAAATCTTTATCACTTACTCCCCACAGATTTTTATATTCATCTAAAACAGTTGAAAGATGTTGTCCTAATGTATATTTAGGAAAATTTATTTTTAGTTGTTGCAAAATTTGCAAACATTTGTTATACTGTGATATTTTCATATTAAATCATTTAGATTTATTTCAGACAATTTTATATTCGATTCTGGAATATTTGTTTCTTCTTCGTGCTTATAATGAGGCTGTGTAATTACACCTAATGATTGTTCTTCTTCTCCAGGTATGCCTATTAAATCCACGAAATCAAATCCCTGTTCCTTTACAAAGGACAATAATTCCATAAGCTCTTCTATACAAACTTTTTCTATGTTTAATTTATTTTCCATTTTCAGCTTTCCATTTTTTCATAGGACATTCACAAGAAAGACAACTAATCTTAGCAGCTATGTTACATCCACACATTGTACAATGCTCATCTATTCTTTTAGATTTTCCATATATAGAATTCATTTTACAGCCCCTACAGATTTTTAATCTTTTTTTCTTAGCTATATTTATCTTAATGTTTTTAAATCTAAATAACAAATTGGTCCATCCCTCCCATATTTGTTTTAATTGTAATTTTGATATTTTCATAACTTCTCTTGTAAATCATTAATATTTTGTACAGCAGTTTCATATTTATATTTAGCTGTGTTTCTCCTAACTTCAGAAAGTGTTTCGTCATTCATTCTCTCTTCAAATAAATTCTTTTGACTAACAAACTTCTCCATTCTCTTTTCAGCTTTCTTTGTATTAAATAAAAACTTTCCAAATCCAGATATTTCAATGCTATTATGTCTTTTCATTGCTGAAGATACTCCTACAAATTGATGATCTATTACAGCATTTATAGTTTTCTCTGGAATCATTAATGTTGTAGACATACTCCTAATAATAAATTCCTTAATCGACATCGTTGCTGGCTTCTCCATCTATTATATTAATTTGTAACGTTAATGGTTTTTTAAAATCTAAACAAATAACAGGATTGATTTTAATCTTATTATTCTGTTTTGTAAATATACCATATTTTTTTAATTTCCAAACAATGTTTTTAATTGTATTATAAGATGAATTATGCTTTTTACAAAATTCATTTCTAACATTAGCATTTGTTATATTTCCTCTCACTGCAGTGAATGCTATCAATTGAATTTCTCTTTCTGTTAATCCTAAATTATTAACTAAAGATAATACACCATAATACATTTCTGCTCTTTCAAACTCAGAATTCACTGACTTTTTTAATTTCTGTAAAATATATTTGTTGGTTTCCATATGACAAAGTTAATAAAAATATTTTAATTACAACTATTTTTATTTTTTATTTAATTATATATCAATGTTTTATTTATATACTTCCCTTATTTAGTTTGCTTATCTGGAATATCTATTAGTTAGTAATAACTAACTCTTCTATTCTAACCCACCCACCCTGCCAAAATTAATACATTTTTTTCACATGGAAAAATTTTTTAAATTTTTTTATTTAAAAATATTTTCGTATGAGAATTATTTTTTTTTTGAAAATTGTTTATGTGAAAGGGGAGTTATACCACTCCTACCCAAGACCCCCTGTACAATTTGAGAGATTGGGGTTACTCCCCCTTCAAACGATATGGATATTGAGAGTGTGTTAGCCAATTCAACAAGGTAAAACTACACTCTCATATCATTATCAGGGACATTCTCCATCCCAAAACCCTTTTTACAAATTAACCTTTTAAAAATTATAAAATTATGTTACAATTTAAAGACGTAGCTCCAAGACAGAGCTCATTAAAATCAATCGGTACTGTTAGTGAATTTGTAGGAATTGGCGGAACATTTAAACTTACTACTCCTGAGAACTTTACAGGTAAACTTGTTAAGAACAGAGAGGGTGTAGAACGTAGAACACGTATCACTGTTGCCTTGCATAATGCTAAAGGACAAGTTGTAAACGTTAACTGTTCTGATAAATTTAGTAGTCAGTTGCGTGAAGCTAAAAAACAATCTGTAGAAGAATTCCAAAAGTTATGGAATACTGTTGGTTCTTTACCAATTCTTGAACTTCCTCAATATGATAAAGACGGAAATCCAATTATGAAAATCGATGAAGAAACTGGAGAAGAAGTACAAATAATTGTCTATTCAATCTCTAATGCTGGAGGTGTTGACATGTCATTCAGCGAAGTGACTGTTACAGAGGAAATGATTAAAACTCCTGTACAATTAGCACGTGAAGTTGATTGGTCTCAACTAATCGCATTGTAATAATAAGCACTCTTTAATTAGGGTGCTTTATTATTCTATATAGCTACGGGGTGGGAGAACTTGTTCCTGGGTTGGGAATATAAAAAAAAAGAAAGAAAAGAAATTCTACATATATATATATAAGGAGTGTACTTTTAATGTACCATTATTATTTCTCAAGGATAATATAATAACATTATTATAGTACAGAGAAAAAGTTATTCCAGATATATAAACTTTGTGTTTGTTCTGTTACAAGAATTAATATATAATCACCTTTATTTATCACAATTCAATATTCCAGAGAACAGAACAATATTCTTTATATCTGGAAATAATATAATAAAAACTAAAATAACATTGCAAGATGTTGAGCACAGCATAGTTCTATAATATAGTACACAAGGCATTGTGAAAATACAAGCTTCCAATTTATGAGTTCAAAATAAGGGCTAACTCATATATTATAGTTTCTGCTGTAAAACACATACATATATAATAATGTAATTTTTGTCTTCTAATATTTCCATATATATATAAACTAAACAAATATTCTTGTTATTCTTGTTATTCTTAATAGACATTCATTATTATATATTTTTATTTAAGCATTCCTAAGACTAGAGTAGGCGTTATAGAATTTATTTCTATTTGTCTTAGGGATGTTTTTCTCTTTAATGAGAATAAAAACTTTTTGCTTGGAGCAAATAAAGTTTTATTGATGTTTTAGTTAATATTATTAACCTATATTAATAATATAATTAAAATTTTTAATATATATGTGAGAGAGAATGAGGGAGAAAGATGAGAGGTGTAATACCTCAACCAATAATTAACCTTTATAAATAACTATAAAAATCTAAATACATATAAAAATATATAGCAATATGAAACTAAAAATTGATAGGACAAATAAAAATTGGTGCAAATCTATATCTGATGAAGATATATATAATAGAGAATTTTCTATAGGATATTTAATTAATAGTAATTTAGATATTGAGTTATTTAAATTATTGGATGATTTAGTATTATCTACTTATACTGTTACTGCTAGGTTTAGATATTTAGGATATAATGGAGATAAACTTGTTTGTAATAATCAGGTACTTGTTTCCAGACCTAATAAATTTTCTGATTATATATTAGGAAAGAATGTTAAAGAAATTAGTTCTAATCTTTCTCATAAAGGAGGAGGAAGTAATAGATATCCTTCTATAGGATATGAAGGAGCTGAAATAGTTTTAGAGTTTATTTCTTATGGTCTTCCTCATATAGATAAAGTGAATGGATGGGAATGTAAAATATTAAAAATAGAAAAAGCAATATGAGAAGATTTGATAAAACAAAAGGCATAGAACATAATTATTATTCTATATATGCTAATAATATGTTTACTAGTGTTAATATAGACTATACTATTAATTCTATGAAGAATTTACATGGGTTCTGTTCTTGTAATAATATATCTAGTGGTAGGATTGCTAAACTACAAGGTGGTTATTATTTTCTTACAGATGATATGAAATGGTCTTTTATTGGAGATTCATTATGTAGTATTACTTTTAGGGTTATATTAGAACTATTTAAAACAATAAAATATGAAAACAACATTTGAATTAATAGAATTATACTTTAATTCTGTAAAGTCTGAAGGAACAGAAATTACAGATTATAGTATTAATGGGAGTATAATAAAAATTCAATATAAAAATTATGTAAAATGGATAACAAAAGATGGCAGAGATGAAAGTTGGTGGGATTGTGATAATTATACTGAAGTGGAATTATTAGATTATATTACTTTTTTGTTTAATCTTAAAAAATAATTATTATGCTGAAATTAAAAGAAAACGCAGAAATAACTCCTATACAAGGACATATTATATTATATTGTAAATTCCATTATGATGCTGATGGTGTTTCTCGAATAGAGGGATTGAAAAGATTATGGGCTGCCAGATGCGCCTATGATTATAATGAACAAGATAATTCTTGTTTAGAATATATAGCAAATGATTTATTTGAGATTATTTGTACTATTTCTAATTTTAGCATAATTGAATTTCAAAAAGAATTACATAAAGCAATGTTTGATTATTATAGAAGCGAAAAAGATAGTGTTATAGAAAGAGTTATCAATTACTATATATTTCAATTATCATATATTAGTGTTGCTGACTATAATGCTACATCAGGAAAAACTAAAATGCTATTAAATATTCCTAAACCAAAGAAAAGATTATTTAAAAGAATACTTAAAGGTAAAGGAGATTATAATGATTATAACCTTTTAAATGTATAACTATGAAAGAATTATTATTTGTTATATTGATGTATGTATTATCTCTTTTCCATATATGTAATTGGGAAGATTGTACCCATAATTTTGAATATAAATCTGAGAATAGTTTTGTTTCTGCTTATGGTTTTAAATATAATTCAGATTTATATTTAATAGAACTTACACATTTTTTAAATCCTTCTTGGGAATATGAAGAATGTGAAGATTATATATTTAATAATAAATAATATATTAGAATCACTTACACACTTGAAGATAAACAATAACATTTACAAGATGGTCAGTCCTAGCTGAGAATTAGGATATTGTTATAAACTATTACTAGATAGTTGTGTTTTATTGTAAAGATATTAAGCCCATCCCACCAGAAAGATTAGATGTATTAGTAGAATTGCAAATATATTAATACAAGGAATGAGGTTGTCTAACTTTAATATTCCACTAGACTTTGGATGATGTAAGTGATTCTTTTTTTATATTATATATTCCAGAGATATTATAGAGTATTTCTGGATTTAATTAACTAAAAACAAAATAATTATGAGTAAAACAATTTATTTAACAGGAATTCTTCATATAGAAGATGAAATGATAACAGGAGTAAAAGATATATACGGATATATTATTAAAAATAATAAACCAACATTAGTATATCAAGAAACATTAGACAATGAAGATAATGTATTTTCAGTAATAAGAAATATGTTATCTCAGGAAACATATAAAGATCCTAATTCTATGGATTATAATGAAGAACTAATTAATTATCTAAAAAATACAAAAATAGATGATATTAATTTAGAATTTCTTTAAATATATAGCAAAAAACAAATATTAATTTTAAAAACAAATACAATGAGTACGTTTAAAAAAGCAAAAGTAGTTATGTTATCACATAGCAATATTGATACTTCATTAACTTTATATAAAACTGCATCAGGAAAACCTCTTCATTTATCTACTAATTTAGATATATTATCTCATCATACTAATCAACATCTTTATATTATTTCAGATGATGTAATAAAAGAAGATGATTGGTGTATTGATAGTAATAGAAATATTTTTCAACATAAAAATCATTTTCCTATTAGTATAGGTCAAAGAAAAATTATTGCAATAACTGATAGTTCTTTAGATTTACCTCAACCATCTAAACAGTTTATTCAAAAATATGTTGAAGAATATAATAAAGGTAATATTATTACTGATGTATTAGTTGAATATGAAAAAGGTTTAAATAAACCTTTACATGAATCATTAAGAGATTCATCTCCTTTAGTTTTTGAAAGATTAAAAGTAAATCCAAAAGACAATACTATTACAATTAAAAAAGTAAAAGATAGTTATAATAGGGAAGAAGTAGAAAAATTATGTAAAAAAGCGTATAGAGAAGGACAAAATTATGATGCTCCTGATCAATGTATAATGTCAGATAAAATTAGTATTGAAGAATTCATTAGACAAAATTTATAGAAAAAAAAACAAAAATATATTAAAATGAGCTTATTAGAAAAATACAAAAAAGTGAGAGATATTCTTATTGAAAGAAATGAGAATAATCAAAGTTTATATCTATGTAATATTACCTGGAATATTATGCAAGATGAGGAATTATATGATGATCTTACAGATAGATTATTAGTATATAGAAGCCTTGAAAAGATTGTTCCATGTAATAAGAATGTTAGAAATATAAAACATTCATACTGTTATTGGGCAGAGAAAGAGTTTCAACAAAGATTAGATTTTGTTAACTCTATTATTAGAGAATTACAATAAAAATAAATGTAGTGTAAGAAAAATTAATGTTTAACTGAACATTGTTTTATCAACTTCTTGCACTACATGATCAAATAATATATACATACATTATATATAGTTTATTGAAGTCTATAAACTGTATATTTTGTATGTATATTTTTTTAAATAATCAATATTATGGAATTAATATATTTAAACAAGAAATTAGACACCAATTTAGAACACGAATTAATATCAGAAAATGAATTTGGATTTAATGTTCTAATAGTTTATACAGAAGACAGTTGGTATCCTTTTAAAAAATATATGTTGAACAATTGTGATGAAGTTCATTGGAGATTTACTGATATTTTTAATCCTGAACCAACAACAAGAGTTGCATTTGAAAGTGATATACATAAAAGTGGATTCAATAGAGAAATTAATACAATAAAAAGTGTTATAATAACTTTTTCTGAAAAAGAAGAAGAAGAATTTATTGTTAAACTTTAACAATTAACGCAATGCATTTTTTCAAAAAGTTTCTAGCGTTTTTAAAAGAATTAAGAACGCTAGATTTAAGCAAACCAAATCACGACATTTACGATTAACAAAAAAAAAAACAAATATTATGAACACAACAGCATTAGTAGATATTAAAGAAGGTGATTTAATTCAATTTTATGCATTGCTTAAAACAGATATTATTAATTTATCAAGAAAGGAGCATGAAAAATTATTAAATGCAAGTAAATTTATATTGTATCAAAAAAGAATGATGGGAAACCATTTTATTACAATTAACATTCCAATGGATTTATTTATTCTTTTAAAAGGTTATGGAAAAATAAATTAACAAATAACGAAACATCATGAAAAAATTTATCACAATATTATTAATATTATGTATTTCTTTTATAAATGCACAATATACACATTATTTTAAAGGCTATTCCAGAGATAACAATGATGAAATTCAATTTTTATTTATTCCTCTTTCTATTTCTAATGATTTAGAATTAAATCAATTTGAAGCTGGTTGGAGAAAAGGAGCTCATAATATTTCTTTTAGATATGGATTAGATAATTACAGAACAAACTATTTTGACATAAATTCAAATGTATATTTCTGGATTACAAAACACATTGATGTTACAGCAGGTGCAGGATTTGGTGTTAGAACAAACATACCAAATGGATTAATAAAACATAATAGTGAAAGATATTATATTCCTTATAATATAGGAATAGTAATTAAACCATCTAATTCATTTCAAATTATCTCTAAAATGGAAAAATTTGATTTAGAACATGATTGGTATTGGCAAACAGGTATATTAATTAAATTTAAAATTAAAAAATAACAAATAACAATTATTAAAAATGAGAACAAAATTAGAACTATGGATAATTATCCATAAATATATAGATAAAGAATTTCATCCATATATAATAGATGGAATTGTTAGTTTAAAAGAAAAAAATTTAATATCTTCTGAAGAACTAGACTCAATTTCTATTGAATTAAGAAATTTAGGATCTTTAAATATAAGTAATATTTATAAATATAATGATTATAAAGAATTTATTGAAAAAAGAATATTCTTTCATTTAGAAAGATATGTAATTAATTTCTTTGGGTTTTTATATTTCTTTATATTATTATTAGGAATTTATTTAAATTCAGAAACAGAAATAGATTATTTCTTCATACCTGGATTAATTATATTATTAATATCATTTTTTGGAATAATATATTCAAAGAGTTTAACAAAAATAATAATTAAACTATGGAAGATATATTAATAATAATTTTTCTTTCTTTTTCTTTATTAATTACTTATTTAGTATTTAGTATAATATTAAGTAAATTAATTAAAACTAATTATGAAAAAGATGAAATTATTGAAGATTTAGAAAAGAATATTAAAGAATTAGTTTCTGAATTAAAATCAGTTAATACAGAATTACAAGAAGCAAATAGAATAATTAATTCTAATGAATTTATTATAAATGAATTTGAAGGAATAAATTTAAAATTAGAAATTTCTAAATTCTATTATGAAAATCATAAACAAGAAAGACTAAATGAATTTATGCAAAATTATATTTCTAAATATGTTATCTGGAATGAATCTCCAGATAAGAAAAATATGATTGGTGAGTTGTTTGTTTATGTTAAAAAAGAATAATTATGAAAACAAAACTTCTTAAAAAACTAAAAAACAGATTTTTCTGGAAAGTAGAAAATAATCAATGGATTATTTATGATAGAAAACAAAACAAAGAATTAAATTTAAAAGTAAATAGTTCTAATGATGCAATCATTAATCTATTAGTTCATTATATAAATGAACCGTTTACATGTCTTGAAGTAAGAAAACTTCAAAGTCAAAGAAATAGACTAAAAAATAAATACAAGTCTAAATTTACTAATAATTTAACAATGTTTTAGTTATGGAAAATATACAACAAATAGTAAATTCTTTAGTTGATAAAAAAGCAAAAGAAAACAATACTATTGACTTGAACGCTTATGCAGTAGGTGCATTAGAAGCATTAGAAAAATCAAAATATACAGAAATGCTTGAGATGTTAGATAAATTAGTTAACACCTATGAATTGTTAGGTCTATCAAATGAAGTAAAACAATTAATCAAAGAAGCAACAGAACTATGAAAAACGCAGATAAACCAATTAATCCTATTTATGCTAAAGATAACTCATTAGCAGATGAAGCAGATGAAAATTATTTATTTCAAACTAAATCATTATTAGGACTTACAAAACGATAATATTTCGCAGGATTAGCAATGCAAGGATTAATAGCAGGAAGATGGGCATGTCCTGATAATGTACCTAATGATGCGATGACAATAGTAGAACAAGCTGTATTTCATGCTGATGAACTTTTAAAACAATTAGAAGAAAAATAATACACTCATTTTTAATATACATATATTTGTTTTTTATGAAATGGCAGAAGAAATTCTGCCATTTTTATTTTTTGTATATTTGCAGATTATTAAAATTTAAAATTATGAGAAAAGTAATGACTATGTTATTATGTCTATTTACAATGTATTCATTTGAAAATGATATAATAACAGGAAAAGCTTCTTATTATGGTGAAGGTCATCATGGAAGAAAAACTGCCTCTGGAGAAATATTTAACATGTACAAATATACAGCAGCACATAAATATTTAAAATTTGGAACAATGTTAAAAGTGACAAGTTTAGAAACAGATAAATCTGTAATTGTTAGAATTAATGATAGAGGTCCATTTATAAAAGGAAGAGATTTAGATTTATCAAAATCAGCTTTTTTTGAAATAGCACCTAAAAAATATGGAGGTTCTATAAGTGTAAAAATAGAAATAATTAAAAAAGAATAACAAAAATGAGTAAATACAGATTTAAAACAAAAAAAGAATTTATTCGAGATGGATTATGGGATGAAGAATATAATTGTCCAGATAAGTGGAATTCTGATGGAGAAATGAATAACTATTTAGGGATAGATGTTCCTGATGAATACACTGTATATTGTGATAAAAATGAAGAATTTAAATATGATGGTTGGCTGTTTCTAAATACAGATTATGTAATAAAAAAACAACAAGAATATTTTGATGATTTATCACAACATATTGGTAGATATATTAGAGCTTTAGTAGACAATCCTCATTTAGGAAGTGGAGTAAAAAAAGGAGATGTTGGTAAAATATTTTCTTCAAGTAAAGTAGATTTTCCAAATTCTAAAAACTACTCTTGTAGCAACGCTTTATCAGAAGGAACTTTAGGAATAAGATACGAATTATTACCAGAAGATTATTCTCCAGAACAAGAGGTTAAAGAGCCTAATATAGAATTTATTCCTGGTAAATGGTATAAACTAATTAATTGTGAAAATGCCTATAGAAAATGTTCCAAAATTCCTGTAGAAAATAAATTATCTTATTCAGAATTAATTGGAAATAGTGGTTATAGATGTGAAACTGGTTCAAGTGGAGATTTAACAAGAATTAAGTTAGTAGAAGATTTATCAGAAATTCAAGAATACTTACCTGATGGACATTCTGATAAAATTATTAATCAGAAATTTGAATTTGGAAAATGGTATAAATGGTATCAAAAAAATCATGGAAGTTATCATTATGGTAAAGTTAATGGTATAGATATATATACAGATACTCTTGTTATGTCTCCTTGGATACTTGGCTGTACTGATTATAATTATTCAGGAACTTTTGATAAATCAAAAGTTGAACAAATACAAGAAATATCTGCAGAAGAAGTACAAGAATTTCTTCCTCTGGATCATCCAGATAAATTTTGTGAAACTTGTAATGGTGAAGGAGAAACTATGATAGCTAAATTATATCCTTCTGGACATACAGAAGTAATAGATACTTGTCCAGATTGTAATGGAACAGGGTTTAGCAATAATCCAGATAAAATACAATCTAATGAATTTAAAAAAGGAGAATATATTGTTATTACAGATAAATTTGATAGTTATAGTAAAGACTTCGTATCTAATCATATTTATAAACAAAGAAAAGATTCAACTTATTTACAACCTGAATATGATTCTTTAGATTCCATAACTAATGGTTGGGTAAAATATAAACCAGAATATCCAAACTGGAAATATGCTACACAAGAAGAAATAGACGAGTATGAAAGAAGAGGTAAACCTTATGACGTAACAGAATTACAGAAAAAAGAATTATCTATGGAAGAAATTCAAGAAGAATGTAAGAAAAGATTTCCTATTGGTTGTACATATATTTCTATTAATGGAATGACATATGTCTTAAAAGATGGTTCTGATACTTATAGAATTTTTGGAAACAGTATTTGGGCACACATAAGAGGAGGATTCTTATTTCAAAATGGAAAATGGGCAGAATTAATTTCTTTACCAGAAGAAAGTATTACAGAAGTTCCTGAATATATAGAAGCAATTGATTCTTTTTCTGATTATTTTATTCAAGGAAAAATATATAAAGTTAAAAATTCTAATGATTTAACTTTTGCAGTATTAAATTGTAATGATTTAGTTAATTTTAACGAATATGATAATCTTTATGTAAATTTAATAAAGTATAGATGGAAACCTTCCACAAAAGAAGCTTATGAACAACAGAAAACTTGGTTAGGAATTCCTGAAAAGGTATCTTCAAGATATATAATGGGATATGATCCTTATGAAGAAAGGCTTGGAAATATATATATTCATGATGAAGTAGGACAATATCCATCAACATTTTCTGATTATTGGAAAAATGTTTCTATATTTGTAGAAAAAGAATTTGATATATATGGACCAACTCCAGATATAGAATAACAAACAAAAAAAATTTAAAAAATTATTAATTATTAAACATTTATTTATTATGAGCACACAAGCTAAAAAAGAGTCATGGGTAGAAAGAGTATTATCATTTTTAAACGTTACAGAAGAAGCAAAAGTTTCTTCAATGAAAAAACGTATGGAAAGATATTATAAAGATGAAGAAAGAAAATGTAATGCACAAATTGAAAAATTAAAAAGAGATCTAGAAGATTATCTGGAAATTTCAAAAGAAAAACTTGAAGAAATTAAAGAACAAGAAGAACAAGCTTTTATTGAAATTAATGTAGATAAAATTGCTACAGTAGAACTAAGAGAATCTTATGTTTTTCAATTAGATGAACAATTTAATAAAGGAATTAGAGCTAGAAAACAAAAAGAAGAAGAAATTCAAGCTCAAAAGTATCATACAAAAAAACAAATTGAATTGTATGAAGAAAAATTAGAAATGATTGCTTATAAAAAACAGCAATTATTATAATTTTAAAATTTATAAAAGCTGTTTATTAATTTAAACAGCCTTTTTTATTTTCCTGTGTGGTGGAATTGGTAGACACATGGTTATCAAATGAGTATTAGATTTGCAAGTCTTATACAAATCAGATTGTCAAACTATTAGACAACAAAAAAGTTGAAGATAACATACAGGTTCGAATCCTGTCACAGGAACTAATAACAAATAAAAAAATTAAAAACAATGAGTGATATATTTATAAATTCAGAAATACCAAGACCTCCAAAACAACATCCAAATAATTGTCCTCCAGGGCATTTAATTTCAATTGCACACGGAGGAAACGGGCATTGGGATGGTGACGGTTGCTGTAACAATTCACCAACAGCATCAATTTCTTTTATTTTACCTTTTTTATTAATTACGGCTATTTTGAGAGTAGTCTTTTCAACAAATAAATTAAAAGATGACGATGAACGTTTTTAACGTTAAAAGGCTTGGTTTCTGTGGCGTGTATGCGCAAGGTGTTTTCCACGCCATAGAACCAAACCGATGTTATGCGAAGAAGTTTTTTAGCAATGGCAAATGAGAGCTGAAAGCGAACTTTAAATAATTAATAAAAAATATAATAATGTCAAAAAACGAAGAAATAATTAAGAGTGTTTATGATTTTATGATTAGACACAGAAGTTCTGGAACTTCAACATTAATAAAAGAGATTTCAGAAAAAAATGATTGTTATGTTATCGTAGGAAATGAAAGCGAAACAAAAGAATTTAAAAATTCAATAAATATTTTGAATATGGTAAAATATAGAGGTTTAGCAAATAAACCAATCTTAATAGATAATTATGCTTTACTAAAAATTTTGGATAGTGCAATGACAAGATTTAATGTGCTATATGAAGAAAACGAAAAGTTAAAAAAGATACTTAAAAAACATAATCTTTATTAACGAATAGTAGTAAAAAATAAAGCTTTGGCTCTATTACAGATAACGGTTTTGTATTTGCGAATACGGCGATATCCACAAAGTTTTTTCAGAGCCGTTTTTGCAAATATAGTGTTGTAGGAAGTGCGGGAAAGGAAACAAAAATATTAACAACTAAAAATTATAAAAATGAAAATAAATTATAAAGTTTTAAAAATAATAGATGCTCCAATGTCTGCTAATATTGAAAGTGCAGATTTTATAACTGTTGAACATCGAGAAAATGGAATTACAATGTGGACTGCATTTATTGGAAATGGAGAAAATAATAATCAAAAAAAATCAATAAAATTAAGTTTAAGTGGTGGTGTTTTTGAGATTAAAAGAATGGCAGGAAACGCTTTATTAAATGCTGAAATTTTATTAAAAAAGGATAGTTTTAATAAAGTTATTTCCAATGGTAGCTTTAAAAATCTTTATAAAAAAGAAAAAGAACGCTATGCTGTAGAGTTGTAGCATTTCCTACAACGGTATAATGCTTTACGATGGCAGGGATTAGAATTACTAACTTTCAAATAAGTACAGAAGATGAATAGAATTACAAATGCTCAAAATGTAGATGTCAGCCCTGCTATTGTAAAGCAGGTGTTGGCAGCAGGTTTTCGTTATGTCGTAAATATTTCTTTTAAAGGCTTTGCAGAAGTCGGATTTAAGAAAGTTGAAAACATTGCCGAACCTGTCAAAACATTGAAAGAAGCACAAGAATATAAAGCATTGGTTGATGATACAGTTGCAAAGGCTTGTATTGTTGACCGAGTTACTGGTAAAGTCGTTGAGTGGTGGGTTCAATAAACTTGCTGCCAACACAAATATAGACGAAACAACACAAAGGCTAAAACAATGATTATAACAGTAAAGTATCTATGTAAATATAGATTAAATTTTGCTAAAAATTATGTGTTTTCTGATGATAAATGTTTTAACTCTAAAACAAATCGTGAAATAAAACAAGTTTATAATAATGGAAGCATTGGATATAACATAAAAGGTAAATTTCACTCATTAAAAAGCCTAAAATCTAAATTAGAGAAAATACCTAAAAAAAATATTGTCCTTTTTAACCTTAAAACTTCCCACTTGTAGAAAGTGGATAAAAATATGAAAATATTAGAACTAAAATTAAAAAAAGACGTGCTTATTGTTAAAATTCCAAGATTAGCAGATTATGAATTTATCAATAAAGAATGCAAGTATCTAAAAATAGGAAATGAAGAAATTAAACTTAACGCTTCAACTTTAGACAAATTTGAGGTTATCTGCAAAGGCTCAGAACTCACAGAAGAAATTGCAAGTGAGTTGGTAGAAGAATCCTATTCAAATTTAGAAGAGAGTATAATGTATAGAGATTATAGGGCTAAATACGATGATGAAGTTTTATATGAAGCCTTAAAATCATTCAAATCAGCTATTGAATCAAAAGGGTTTTATTGGTTGGAAAACCCTATATCTCTTGAAAGAGTAATAAGTTATGAAAGTGTGGGTGATACTTTTAAGTCAAATGGGATAAAAAAAGTATGGCAAGAAGCCGAAGAAAAAACATTCCGTAATCCTTTAATTTTTGTAAAGAAATAAATTATGAAAAACAATAATGAATTAATTGAAAAATATAAGCGTTACATCAGTAATATGGAAAATAAAATTAAAACAATGACAGCACAACAAGCATTACCTTTGATTGCTAAAATCAGTGTTTATAAGATGGTTATTATTGATTTACAAGATTAAATAAAAAGCATTACGTTTTTTAAATGCAAAATATAGCATATCGCAATAAGCAATAAAAATTATGAAACTTGTATATTTTAAAGATGAAGATCCAAATGTATATTTGGTATTAGAAGAATTAGAGAATGATTATATATTAGGACTGTTAGAATATCCTGATATAGAAATGGATTTCACCACACCAAAAGATGTTGTAATGGAAGTTAAAGAAAATACAGAAGAATACAAAAAAGCAAAACAAATTATATTAAATAAAATCAAAAATGAATTTAAGAGTTGAACATATTTTTAAAGAAGAAATGAAAGATGATACATCTTTTCAAGAAAAAGATAGTACATTAAATTTATTATTTGGAAACAATAAGTATTCTAAACAAGAGATGAGAGAAACTTGGGATAGAGGGATAAAGCATGGAATTGAAATAGACTTACGAAAAGCAAGTTTAGAAGGACAAAAAATTGAATTAAATAATAACATAACTAATCAAAATCATAAAGAATTTCTTGAGAAATTTTATCAGTTGGCTAATGAATATAAATGTGCTATTCAATATCATCCAAAATACGGAATGATTATTATAAATAGATAATAATTTTCAATAAAAATATAAACAAATAATTAAAAAATATATTAAAAATGAAAACAGAAACAATTTTAAGAAAATTAGACATTAACAACATTGTTGATGAAGAGTTAAATCCTATTGAAGAAATAGAAGAAGTGTATGATACTTATGAATTAGTTTTTATGGATAGAAAATCTAAAGAAAGACTAATTGTTACATTTAATCCAGATGCAGCAACATTTACATATCAGGAAAATAAAAAATTTAACGAACAACAAATAAAATCTATTATGTTATATTGTAATTATATTACAAATAAAATGAAAGAAGAATTAGAAGAAATATATAATATAAAAGATACAATTGTTCAATTATTAAATGAATATTAATAAATAATAAATTAATTTATTATTTCAAAATTACAAAAATTTTCTTAAATTTGAAGAAAATATAATATTTATGGAAAAACCAACAATATATTTTGTTTCAAATTACAAAGTGGAAGGAATAAATAATTATGCAACAGTTGAAGATTGTTATAATTATTTAAAAACTAAAACTATTATTGGAATAGATATAGAAACCTCTGCAAAAAGTCCAGAGATATTTAAAGAGTTTAGAAGAAATAAACAATTTAGACCTGGATTAGATCCTTATTTAACTAAAATTGTAATGTTACAATTAGGAGACTTTAAAAAAATATTTGTAATTGACGTAAGATGTTTTTCTAAAAAAGAATTAAATCCTTTAATTAATTTATTAAATTATAATAAAGATTTAACTTTAATTGGGCAAAATTTAAAATTTGAGCAAAAACATTTAAAGTTTAATTATGGAATAGATTTCTATAAAGTAAAAGATATAATGATTCAAGAAATGTGTTTATATAATGGATTAACTCGTTCATACTCTTTAGCTGGAATGGCTAAGGAGTATTTAGGAGTTAAGGGTGTAAATGATTTCTCTCTTTTTGATTTAGAAGCTAAATCTACTTTAGATGATGAAATGTTATTAAATAACGATTACTTATTAACACCTTTTGAGGTAGCAGATGAAGAAATAATAGATAAAGGAACTAGAATGGAATTTGTTACTTTGTATGATAAACCTTTTACAGAAAAGCAAATATTATATGGTTCTGATGATATTTTATATCCTTTACTAATTTCAGAAAGGCAAGAATTAGGTAGAATTCTATCAAACAAAGAAATATACAAACCTACAAAACTGTTTGAATTAGAAAATAAAATGGTTTTAGTTAATGCTGATATGGAGTTAAATGGAATGCCTTTTAAAGAAGAAATTTGGAAAGATATTGAAAATAAAAAACATAAAGAATATTTAGAAAGGCTAAATATATTAAATAGTTATATAGAACAATTATACCCAAAATTTGTAGAAGAACCTAATTTATTTAATTTTCATAGAAGATGTATTATAGAATGGGGATCTTCTAAACAAGTAATAGAGCTATTTAGATATTTAGATATTTGTCCTAAAGAATTTTCTAAACAAACTAAAAAATTAGATTGGACTGTTGGAGCAGTAGCACTATTAAAATCTATTCCAAATGAACTTAAAGATGCTTATAATAATCAACAATGGATAGGGTTTGAATTAGATAAAAATGGATTATATATTGAAGATCATAGTAAATTAATATTAGCTTATTTACTTATGAAAAGAAGTGAACAAGCAGTTACAACTTTTGGGTTAGAATGGTTAAAATATGTACATCCAGTTACAGGAAGAATTCATAGTAATTTTAGACAAATTTTAAACTCTGGTAGAATGGCTAGTAATAATCCTAATATTCAAAATTTACCTCAAGGAGTTTATAGAGATGCTTTTGCTTTAGATAAAGGATCTGTTATATCTTCAGATTTTGGCAATCAAGAAATGAGAACAGCAGCTTGTATATCAGGAGAAAATGTTATGTTAGAAGTATTTACAAAAGGACATAAAATTTATGAAGATGATTTACACATGGCTACAGCAGATGCTATGAATAAAGCATTACATCCAGGTGCTGATTATTTACCTAAAAAAGGAGATAAAGAGTTTACTAATAATATAAAAAAGCAAAGAGATAGAGCTAAAATTGTAAATTTTGGTATTTTATATGGAAAAGAGGCTAAAGGATTTGCACAAGATTTTGGAATGGAATTAATTGATGCAGAAGAATTTATTAAAAATTATTTTAAAGCATATCCTAAGTTACAATTATTAATGGAAGAACAAGCTAAAAAAACATTTAAAAATAATTACATTTTAATTAATTCAATTACAGATAGAAGATGGTTTTCTAATCTTTTTGAAGAAATGGAAGAATTTAGAAAAAAAGCTTCATCTTTTTTCCCAGAAGAATATTTTACAAATAAAATGTCTAAAGAAAAAAAAGCTTTATTAAAAGAAGAGTTAAATTCTTTATATCCTGAGATAAAAGAATATTGGAGAGGATTTTTTGGAATAAAAGGAAGAATTCAAAGAAAAAGTACAAATTATCTTATACAAGGAACTGCTGCAGATCAAACAAAAAATGCATTAATTATGATTAGAAAAAATTTTATTGAAAAAAATAAACATTTAAAATTAATAAACTCTGTACACGATGAAATATTAATTGAATCTACTAATCAACCAAAAAATGCTCAAGAGGATGCAAATTTACTAGCAGAATTAATGGTAAAAGGAGCAAACGAATTTTTAACTCCAAAAATTATGACCTCTAATCCAGAGATAGGAAAATTCTGGGTACATTAATTCAAATCAATTATCATTTGATTTTTAAAAAATAAAATTATGAAAAACTTAAAAGAATTAGAACAGAAATATTTAGAATTAGGAAAAGAAATTGAGATTCTTAAAAAACAAGATTTAAAGAAAGAAGAGGTTAAATATCCTATTTATTATAAAGATAAATCTTCTTCTTTAGTAATAAAATTTAATTTATTAAATGAAGGAGAAGTTGTTGTTAATAATAAATATTATAATACAGAAATAAATAAAAATGTTTGGATAGCACATACAGATACTAATTCTTGGCAACGATTAGACGTTTGTAAAAAAACAGGATTTTTTGACGGCCAATTAGTTTGGTGTTGGGATAACAATGATACACATTCTAGAATTTTAAAGTTTTATGATGCAAAACATGGATGTACATATCAATGTGATGGAAATAGATATGGTTCTGTTTTTGATAACTACGAACCATTTGAAGGAAATTATCCAGATTGGGCATTAGAAGCATTTCAAACTTTAGAGAGATGATTTTATCTAAAGGACAAAAATTTAAAAATTATATTGGGCAGATGTGTTTTATAGTTTATATGAGAGCTGATATTATTAAGCTCTCATATATTCTTTCTGATCCATATATAGAAGTTTGGAGTAAGCAAGATTTCGAGGAACAGATTAAATTAAATAAATTTATTTCTATATCAGGAATATCTGTAAACAGAATGAATATATCAGATCATTTAATAGAATATCAATTAAATTTAATTGGTATAGAGAAATTATCTGATATAAAAGATTATAATAAATTAACAATAACAGAAAAACAACACAAATTATTTAGAAGTTATGCTATTCCTTTATTAAAAAAAGTATTTAAATTTAATAAAAGCAAAGCAGAAAATACATTTGATTGGTTCTTATTACAATATGGATTAAATGTTAAAAATTAAATAAATAATCGAAAATTTTCCGATTTATTATAAATAATAATACATATAAATTAAAAATTATGAAAAATAAAGAAATCATTGAAAAAGCTGCTGAAAAATTTTATCCACCTAAAACTACAGATTTAATATGCTCTCCTAAATTAGTTAGAGATTCTTTTATAGCTGGTGCTAAATGGCAACAAGAACAAATTAAAAACATGTATAGTGAGGAAGAGGTTAGAAAAATGTTTAGTAAATATAATGAAGTTATTGCACATAGAGATATTGAAGAATGGCAAGCATGGATTGATAAACAATTTAAAAAATAACTTTCCCTTACTATGAATAAAAAGAAATTCTTAAAATTGCAAAGAGAAACAATTACAAATGTAGATTTAATTCCAAAAGATACATTGTATTGTTATACTCCAGATGAAGAAAGAAATAAAAACAGAGATAGTTGGTTTACTTACTACATAAAGCCTTGTCCTTATCGTATTTATGGAAAAGGAAATATGAGAGGTTGTTTACATTTAAAAGGGTATTATACAAACGACCCAACTTTTAGAGACCAATGTAAATCGTGTGGAGAAAACTATCCAAATTTTGAAGATTAATTATGGAAAAAGAATTACAAGAAGCATTGATATTAATTTAAAAATGTTTGCTATTTCATTCAGAATAATTAATTATGTTTGAAATAATGAACAAAAATAAAATAAAAATTATGGAACATCCAGAAATATATAATCAATTAGAAGAATTATATGAGAAAGAAAAATATCATATAATGTATGAGAAACAAAATCAATTAGAAAATGAATGGAGACAATGGGAAGAAGAACAAGAAAAATTAAAATCTCCAGCTAAAATAATTTTACAAATAAATATAGAAAATGAAACTAACAATACATCCAGAGAAATTTCTAGAGATTATTAAAAAATCTTATTCTTTAGATATTATTTATTTATTAAAATTAATTGAACAGAATTATGATATTTCTGAATTATGTAAAGAAAATGTAAAAATTAATGTTTTATATAATACATTAATTAGAAAAGGATTGATTACAGAGACAGAAGATAAACTTACAATATTAGGAACTGAATTATTAGAATTTATAGAATCAAAATCATCTATTAAATTTAAAAAAAAGAAATTTGGTAATGATGGTTTTGATTCTTGGTGGGAAGCTTATCCAGGTACAGATAAATTTGAGTATAAAGGAAAATCTTTTCCTGCTACAAGAGCATTGAGTGTTAATAAAGATGAATGTAGAACAAAATTTAATAAAATATTATTAGAAGGAGTTTATACATCAGAACAACTAGTAGAAGCATTGAAATATGATGTACAATCCAAAAAGAACAATTCTATATCCACAGGAACTAATAACTTAACTTTTATGCAAAATTCATTAACATATTTAAACAAAAAAACTTTTGAACCTTTTATAGAAATTATAAAAGAAGGAAAAGAAATAAAAAATAATGATTATTATGCAGGTAGCACAGACATATGATAAAGTTGAACAATGTTTAGAATGTTTGGGAACAGGTAAAATAGAAAAATTAATCTGTACAAAGCCTGTTTCTGAATGTTGTGGAGGATGTTACACATATAAAGAATGTGAAAATTGTAATGGAACAGGAGAAGTAACATATCAACTTTTTATACCTGGACATATAATAAATTATAGAAGAAAAAGATTTAAAAAAGAATATGATGTAAAATATTTTAAATTATCTTGTGGAATTTCTTTAAATAAATTTTATTCTTCTAAAAAAATATTCAAGCAATTATTTAATATATTAAATGAAAAATTATGAATTTTGAATTACTAAAAGAAGAAATACAAGCAGGATTAGATGGTAGAAATGCTGGTATTCCTATGGGATTTAATAGATTAAATAGATATATTGGAATTAGAAAAAGAATATATACGCTTGTAGGCGGTTTAACAGGTTCAGGAAAAACTTCTTTTGTAGATGATGCTTATGTTCTTAATCCATTTGATTGGTTTATTTCTCAAGACAATCCAAAAGTAAAACTAAAAATAATATATCGTTCTATGGAAAGAAGCAGAACGTATAAATTTGCTAAATGGATTTCTAGAAAAATATTTTATGATTATGGAATAATTATTCCTGTAGGCAAAATGTTAGGTTGGACAGATAAAATGACTAAAGATGAACACGATATATTTTTAACATATAAAGATTATATGGAAAAAATGGAAGAAGTTATTACAATCATTGACGGACCTGAAAATCCTGTAGGTATTGCAAAAGAGTTAAAAGAATATGCTTTACAAAACGGTAGAATAGAACAACTTGATACACATAATAAGATATATATTCCAAATGATGAAAATGTAATTACATTAGTTATAATAGACCATATCGGTTTATTAAAAACCACGAAAGATTTATCTACTAAAAAACAAGTGATTGATAAAATGTCTGATGAACTTAGATATGCTAGAGATTTTTTTGGGTATTCACCTGTTGTTGTAAGTCAATTTAATAGAGATATATCTAATCCTATAAGAATTAAAAATGGTGATGTAGAACCTCAATTAGAGGACTTTAAAGAAAGTTCTCAGACACAAGATGATGCAGACGTAATTCTTGCTTTATTTGATCCTATGAGATATAAAGTAGCAGATCCATCAGGTTATGATCTTAATAAATTAAAAGATGAATTTGGTGCAAAGTATTTTAGAAGTGTAAGATTAATTAAAAATTCTTACGGTGAAGATGATATTAGAATTGGATTAGGTTTCTTAGGGCAAGTCGGAATGTTTAAAGAGCTTCCTAAAAGAAAAGATATTACAGATTCAGATTATCAATCTGTTGTAAATAAAACATTCTTTTTAAATAAATAAAAAGTAAAAACATGATAATAAAGAAAATTAAAATTCCAATTTATGAACAAACTTTATATGTATCTATTACAGAAGATTATTCAAAAGATAAAGAAAAATATGATTATGATTGGAGACCAGAGAGAGAAGATTTTCGTGGAAATACTTCTAGATTAGGAAATGAATATTTGATAATTTTAAATAGAAAATATTTAAAAGATGATATTGATTTAATTGGTACAATTAGTCATGAATCATTTCATGTAACTAATATGTTATTTAAAAGAATAGGAGCATATCCAGATGCAGATAATGACGAACCTCAAAATTATCTACTTACCTGGATTATAGAACAAGTTTATAAAATATACAAAAATTACGAAAAACAAAAATAAAATGAATACTTACATATTAATTTACCTAGGATTAACAATACTTTCATTAGGTATTGTTTTAGCAAGACATGGACAAAAAAGAACAGAAAATTATAATTTTTTTATTTCTTTATTTTCTGCTATAGTAGAATTGCTTTTACTTTATAAAGCTGGATTATTTAATAATTTATAATTTTTTATAAATATGGATTTAATAAAATTAGAAAAAGGTATAATTTTAAGGGATAAAATTAATATTCTTAAGCAAAAACTTAATTTATTAAAAGATTCTTCCAAATTTGACTCCTTTAAAGCAGGAACAGAGAATGCTTGGTTAACTTCTATTACTTTATCAATAGATGAAATAGAATTTATAAAATCTAAAAGAATTAAAGAAATTGAAGAAGAAATTAAACTATTAGATCATCAATTTAAAATTTTATAATTATGATAAAAGAATTTAGAAAATATATAGCGACAATATTATTAATGGGAGCAATTTTCATTCTTCCAGAATGTACATTTAAAATAGCTTATTCTAATTTTATTAAAAAATATATACATTTATTATGATAACAGCAGAAGAATTTTTAAAAAATAATGAAGAATATTATATGGAAATTGAAGAATCTCCAGAAATATTTGAAATGATGATAGAATTTGCAAAAATACATGTACAAGAAGCTTTAAAACAAGCTAGTGAAAAAGCTCAAGCCTATAACAAACCTAAATTTAGCTCAGATATTAACCCTCAAGTAGACATGGAGTCTATTTTAAATGCCTATCCTTTAGAAAATATAATATGACAAAAACAGAAATACAAGAAAAAATAATTAATACAATTATAGAAAATAATTGTAGAGGAATTGTATTATCTAGTGTTAGAAGTGGAAAGACAAGAATATTATTAAAAACAATTGAGAGATATTTTAAAAATAAAAATCCTAAAGTGTTAGTTCTTTATCCAAATATAGATATTAAATCATCCTGGGAAAAAGAATGTGACATAATAGATTATCATCCTAATATTACATATTGTACATTTGCATCAATGGTAAAGATTTTAAATTATTTTCCAGATGAAAAAAATGAATGGGGTTATATAATTGTAGATGAAGCTCATTTATTGGGAGAAGAAAATCAACTACCCTTAGCAGGGAAACTAGCACAAGATACAAAACATATCATATTTGCATCTGGAACATATAATAAAGATACTTTATCAGATATAAAATTTTATACAAAATTAAATTTAATTGTAAATTATCCAACTTCTGAAGCTATTAAAGATGGTATAGTTAGTGATTTTACTGTTTATGTTCATAGATATAATTTAGATAATTCTAAAATAATACAATTTGGAAAAGTAAAAAAATGGAATTCTACAGAAAAGAAAGAATGTAATAGATTAGGAAACAGAATATTAAAGCTCTTAGGACAACAGAAAATGTTTGCTTCTCTGGAAAGAATGAGATTTATTAACTCTTGTAATTCATTAATAGAAAAAGTTAATAAATGGATTTCTCAAAATAAAAATGAAAGATTTATTTTATTTTCTTCTGATGAAAAAACAGGACTTAAATATAATCTACCAATGTTTAATAGTAAAAGTAAAGATGATTCTGTATTAAAAGATTTTCAATCTGGTAAGATAAATCAATTATGTTTATTGAAAAAAGCCTCTGCTGGCGTAACATTTCCTAATTTACAAAATATTCTTATTACAGCAATTAATAGTAATGGAGAAAATCTTGAGCAAATGATAGGACGTTCATTACTTGACGACACAGATCATTCACATATACATATATTTGTTTCTACAGAAGATTTTCAAAACAAATGGCTCAATAAATCATTAGAATTAATACCTAAAAATAAAATTAAATACACATGATACTAACAGAAAAAACAAAAGATGACTTCCTTGAATTTAGCGGATGTCACGAAATATATTTTAAAAGAAATTATAGCGAAGTATGTCAAATTGCTCAAATAATTGAGTGGTTTGATTCAGTCGGAATTTATATTATGATTTCAGTTGAATTTGACACTATGGGAAATTACAATAGAGGTTTTGATGCAAGTATTTATCAAGAAAGAGAAAGTACAGTGAATTACGTTTGTAAGGATAACGATGTGTTTTTTGATAGAAAAGAAGCTACTGAAGCAGCGATATTAAAAGCAAACGAAATTTATAATAATAAAAATTAATTTGTAAAAATGAAAAGATTTTTGTAAATTTGGAGAATTAATTATAAAAAGTAAAAATTTATGGAAAATTTATCTCCAAAAAAAGTGATTTCTCAAGAAATTCTAAAATTTAAAAAATTAGGAAAAGAAATTAAAATTAGTCCTAAAACTTATGTTAGTGTAAATAAAGAAAACTATTCTATTGTATATGGAACAGAATCAATTAGTATTAACATAGGAATAGGAAAAAATCATGTAGCACATTTAACAATGTCATTAGAAGCCTGGGAAGCATTAAACGAAGGACAAGAAATAAAAATAACAACATTAAAAGAATTTAAAAAAGAATATTTATAAACATGACAGAAGAATTTAAATTGCCTGAAGATATAGTTCAGGTAGAAAAACAAGCTCCTCCTAGAGATTTAGTAATTATTGGACAACCAAAAATTGGAAAAGGTACTATATTAGGAGAATTTACTAAAAAATATAATGCTTTAATTTTAGATTTAGAAAAAGGAGGATATGAATATATTCCTGCAAGAAAAATTTCTACTTATGAATTCCAAAATACAACAAGATGGGAAAGTTATCAAAATTATTTAAAAATTAGAAAATTATTATTAGAAAATTCTGGGAAATATGATTATTTAATTATTGATGGACTTTCTGATTTAGATGATCTTTCTGAAATTGGAGGAACAATTGCTTATCAAAAAAGTATATTAGGGAAAAAATTTAATAGACCTAATTCAGATCCAAGTAAAGAACCTTATCTGCCTACAGATCCTTTATGGAAATCTGTGTTAACTCTTCCAGATGGTGCAGGATATATGCATACAAGACAATGGTTTTTACAACAAATAGAATTCTTTAGACAAATTAGTCCTTATAGAATTTATGCTGCTCACGTAGCTGATAAATATATTAAAGATAATGGAAAAGAGGAAGTCGTAGGAAGTGAAATATCACTAACTGGAAAATTAAAAACTATTTTTGCATCAAAAGTTACTGCATTATGTAAACTTGTAGCAGATGGAGATGAAAGATATTTAAACTTCGATGTTTTAAATGATAGTATTATTGCAGGAAGCAGAAGTCCTAAATTAAAAGGAAGAATTCTTATTTCTAAAGCAAATAAAGATGAAACATTAAAAACTTATTGGGAATCAATATACAATTAGTAAATAAAATTAAAGAATATTATAATTAAAATTATGAACAAAGTAACTTATAAAGAAGAACCGTTACTATTTGATGAAATAACTGAATTTGCAATAGATAGTATACAAGATCACAGAAGAGGAAGTGGTTTCTGGAGAGAAGATATTATTGAATTCAAAGAAGAACATAAAAAATATTTTCCTGATATAGAAGACTTTGAGCAGTATTTAGGTACATGGAAAACAAATCAAGTTTTGTGGGATAGTGAATATGGATTTGAAGAAGAATTTTCAGAACTTATTAGAGTAGAGAAAAAAGAAGTAATTTCATATGAATGGGTAACTTTAACAGAATAAAAATTAAAATTAACAATTAAAAACCAAAATTATTATGTCGTCAATCGGAGGTAAAAAACGTGAAAACACAGAAAACAGTGATTATTCAAAAAAAGTAGGATTATTTGAAGCAAAGGTGATTGCTATTAATCCAACAGCAGAACAATACAAAAACTTATTAAACATTGAATTAAAAGAAGATAGTAAAGCTACAGAATATTTAGGAACAAATAATGATGGAAATGATTATTTGAGAGTTGATATTTGGTTAGAAGATGTAAAAGATGAAAATAGATTTAAAACTACATTTTTTCTAGAAGATAAAGTTAGAGAAAATAAAGATGGAACTAAAAAACAATATATTAATAATGTAGGAGTTTGTTCTTGGGCAGACGATGAAAACAATCTTCCTGATTGGTTTAAATCCAGAGAATATAGAGAGGCTTATGTTGGAGAAGAAGATTTTTATAATTTCTTAAGAACGTGGTTAGGTAATCTTGATTATAGAGACGCAGACACTGTTCTTCAATTAGAATGGAAAAAATTAATGAGAGGTAATCTTAGAGATTTAACAGAACAAATTAATGGAGAATGGTCTACAAATGTTGTTGCTCTTGCTACAATTATTTCTAGAGAAAAAGATGGAGAAGTTAAAGAATATCAAGGAATTTATAACAAAGCATTTTTACCAGCATATAGTCTTAAAAATTTTAGACTAGTAGATTATGATAATAAAGAAGTGCTAGAACAGCTAAAAGCTAAAAAACCAAAAGATTTAAAACCTCATGAAAAATTTGTTTTACAACTCACTGGAGAGTATGGTTGTAAAGACTTTTTCTTATTAAAAGATTTGCAAGATTATAATCCAGATATGAATCTTGTTGCTTCAAATGAACCATTATCAAGTGATGGTGATGATTATTAATTAATAATATCCCTCAGGAATGAGGGATTTTTTATTATTATAAGTATGATAAAAGGATCTAAAAAAACAGCACTCACTCCAGAAACTATATTATCTAAAATTTCAGCATTTGATATTTTTAAATTTTATATGCCAGAAAAAGATTGGAGATTAAATACAGTTACATATTCTCCTTTTAGAAATGAAAATCACCCTTCTTTTGTTATTGGAAATAAATATGGAGAAATATCATTTATTGATTTTGCAGAAACTTCTTTAAGAGGGGATTGTTTTTATTTTGTTAAATGTTTATTTAATCTTTCTACAATGAATGATGTGTTAGTTAAAATTGATAATGATTTTGGTCTTGGTATATCTTCTAAAGAAAATGTGAATAAATACAAAGAAATTGTAAAGCAATATAAACAACCAGAAGAGTCTATAAAAAGATATTCATTAATTCAAGTAAAAACTAAAAAATTTACAAAACAAGAATTAGAATATTGGAATAGTTATCACATAGATATAGAAGATCTCAGGAAAGAAAATGTTTATTCTGTAGATAAAGTGTATTTAAATAAACAATTATTTTATACTAATCCTTATGAATTAACTTTTGGTTATTTATATGATGGACATTGGAAAATTTATCGTCCTTACAGTACAAATAAAAGAGGCAAGTGGCTATCAAATGTACCATTAACTACAGTTAAAGGTTTAGAGAATTTAAGACCAAATAAAAATACATTAATTTGTAAATCTTTAAAAGATTATATGGTATGTAAAAAAGTTTATCCGTATGTATGCCATATTCAAAATGAAAGTACTGCTGCATTAAGTGATGAAACTGTAGAATTTATTAGAAACAACTCTAAAGAAGTATTTTATGGAGGCGATTCTGATGAACCTGGAAAAAAAGCAAGTTTTGATATAACACAATCTTTTGGATTTAGACATATTAATCCTCCTGATGATTTGCTTCCAGATATAAAAGATTTTGCTGACTGGGGTAAAGAAAAGGGTTTACGAGAATTGGAAAGTCATTTCATAAAAAAAAGATTATTTGGTAGTTTCAAATAATTTACATATATTTATATAAAATATAAGTATATGGAAAAATTATGCAATGTATGTAAGGAATCAAAGCCTATTTCTGAGTATTATTTTAAAAAAGGGAATCCTATTTATTGTTGTAAATCTTGTCACAAGCTTCTTTCTAAAAAATATGTTCAAAAAAATAAAGAAAAAACATATGAAAGAATAAAACAATGGAATTTACAAAATCCAGAGAAGAGGAAAAAAATAAAAGAAAAGTGGATTAATAAAAATCCAGAGTATCATAAACAATACAGAGATAATTTTTATAAGAATAATCCTGAATATAATAAAAATTACTACTGGAAAAATCCAGAAAAACATAAGCAAGCTTCTAAAGAATTTAGAAAAAATAATCCTAAATACAATCAATATTATATTAAAAGTAGGTTAAAAAATGATATTAATTTTAGATTAGCATATAATATGAGACATCGAATAATATACGCAATTAAAAATTCTAACAGTAAAAAATCAACAAAAACTACAAAATTATTAGGATGTTCCTTTAAAGAACTAAAGGCTTACTTAGAATCTAAATTTCTTCCAACAATGACCTGGGAAAATTATGGTAAGTTATGGCATGTAGACCATATATTACCATGTTCTTCATTTGATTTAACAAACGAAGAACAACAGAAAATATGTTTTCATTATACTAACTTACAACCTTTATTTGCTGTAACAACTGTTATTGATGGAGTAGAGTATATCGGAAATATTAATAAAGGAAATAAAATTATTTAAAACAAAAAGAATTATTATGAATCTAGACAGACATGTATGGGAAGGATGGACAGTTCAAGATTTTGTAAATGAACTAGAACCATCTATTAAAATGATTATGGAAAACAATTCGTACATAAAAAAATTTGAAAATAAAAAACAATTAAAAGAATGGTGTATAGACAATCAACCTTATTATAAAAAATATATACCAGAAGTAGTTAATTATTTTAGTAAAAAGTATAATATAAATTAATAATATGAACACAAATTATACAAAGGAATTGTTATTATCAACTCCTTTACCACAAGAAACAAGAAGTTATAAACCAATTTCTCACGAACAACTAATTGATTTAACATTGGCAGGAATTGAAAAATCTGGTTTTAAATTAGAAACTGAATTATATAGTTCAGCACAAGAAGGTAATATTGCTAATGGTAGATATACAATTAGTAATGTAGCAGATAGTGAAATGAAACTGCAAATTGGTTGGCAAAACAGTTATAATAAACAACTTACATTAAAATTTGCATTGGGAACTCAAATAATAATCTGCCAGAACGGAATGGTATCAGGAGATTTTGGAGCTTTTAAAAAGAAACATGTAGGAGAAATTCAAACTTTTACACCACAAGCAATTACAGATTATATTAAATCTGCAGAAGAAGCTTTTAAAAGAATCCAGGTAGAAAGAGAGGCTATGAAACAAATTGAAGTAGATAAAAGAGTTATTTCTGAGCTTATTGGTAGATTATACATGGAAGAAGAATTAATTCAAAGTACCCAATTAAATATTATTCAAAGAGAACTTAAAAAGCCTACTCATAATTATGGAGCAGAAGGAAGTCTTTGGGAACTATATCAATTTACAACATTTTCTATGAAAGAAATTCATCCTAGACTATGGATGGAAAACCATATGAATGTTCATAAATTCTTTACAGAACAAGCAGGAATTATTCTTCCTTCTAAACAAATTGAAGTGGGAGCAAAATATAAACAATTAGAATTATTTGTAGATTAAATGGATTGGAATAAATTTTCTCATCAATTTGATGAAAGTTGGCATAATATAATAAAACCATTTATAGAAAGTGAAGAATGTGATAAAATATATGCATTTTTAAAAAAAGAATCTGCTAGGGGAAAGAAAATTGCACCTAATTCTTCTGATGTATTTAGATGTTTTAAAGAAACAAAATTATCAGATTTGAAAGTAGTGTTAATTGGAATGTGTCCTTACCACACAGCTTCTTTTAATAAAGAATGTATAGCAGATGGATTACTTATGGGTTGTTCTAAAACAGGTAAATTACAACCTACATTAGAACAATTTTATAATGGTATAGATAAAGAACTTTATGAAAGTAAAGATTTATATCATATTCTTGATCCAGATGTATCATACTTGGCAAAACAGGGAGTTTTGATGCTTAACGCTGCTCTTACTACAGAAATAAATAAAGCAGGCTCTCATTTGGATATATGGGAGCCATTTATGAAATATATATTTGAAAATATATTTGATGTAGAAAGAGTACCTATTATATTTTTAGGAAAAGAAGCAGCAAAGCTAAAAAAATATCTACCTATATTTAATTGGTCTTTTGAATTACCTCATCCAGCTTCTGCCAGTTATACACATACAGAATGGGAAACAGAAGGTGTGTTTGGAAAGATTGATAAAATATTACAAGAAAATCACAATGTAACAATTGAATGGCTGCATGACGATATGCCATTTTAATAATTAATAATAATTATGAATGAACTAAAATTAATTAAAGTTAGTGAATTAGAAATAGGAGATGAAATAATCATCTCCTCTTATTCTAATTTGAAATATTTAAAAGTAATAAAACTTCCTAAAGTAAAAACAAATAATTGGGGAAATTATTATACAAATGTAAAATGTTCTATAAAACAAGAACATCATGTGTCTAAATGGGGCAAAAAAATGAATATAAATATTTTTGAAACAGATGTAACTAAACATGATTCAATTGTTTATCAGGATTTAAATAACAGAGATATATTATTAGTAAAAAGAGAAAATAATTAAATTTTATATTATGAAAATAGAAACAAAATTTAATCCAGGACAAACTGTATGGATAATGATTGATAATAAACCTATAAAATGTATTATTGATGTAGTTATTCCTGGTTCAGTAGGGAAAAGTTTTAGATACAAGGATGCGTATACTATAAATGGATATAATGGAAACAGTCCAAAATTTTATGAAGAACAAATATTTACAACAAAAGAAGAATTAATTGAATCACTTTATTAAACTTAGAAGACATGATATTACAAAAACAAAAAGAAGCAAATGTATTATTTGAAGGAGAAACACAACAATCAATCGGAATGACTCTAGACTTAGATTCTGCACAAATTTTAATGCAGATGTTAAGTAAAAATCTTTATTCAGATTCTATAGGTTCTACAATTAGAGAAACTGCTAGTAACGCATTAGATTCTCATAGAAGAGCAGGAGTAGATAAACCAATTATTGTGTCTCTAGAAAATGTAAATGGAAATTATGAGTTTTCTGTTGAAGATTTTGGTCTTGGTTTAGATGCAGATGATGTAGAGAATATTATTTCCAAATATGGTAAATCTACTAAAAGAATGAGTAATAATGAATTGGGAATGTTTGGTTTAGGATTCAAAGCACCATTAGCATATTCTTCTACATTTTATTTTATAGCTAGAAAAAATGGAATTGAAAGAAAATATATGATGTATGAAGGAGAAGATGTAAACACTATAGATTTATTATATGAATCTGAAACTACAGAAGAAAATGGTGTTAAAGTTATTGTTCCTGTTAAATATTCTGATCATTATAGTTTTAAAAATAAAATTAAAGAGCAATTAGCATATTTTCAAAATGTGTACTTTAATGTTCCTGATATAGATAACTCTTTTAAAATTCTTAGAAATGAGCATTATCAATTATCTAATATTTCTACAGATAATTATTTACACATTTGTTTAGATGATGTGTATTATCCTATTGATTTTGCTAAATTAGGAATTAAATCAATTTCTTTTCCTATAGGATTAAGATTTGGATTATCTGATGGATTATTTCCAACTCCAAATAGAGAAGCAATTAGATATACTGAAGAGACTAAAAAAATAATTTTAGATAAAATAGAATTAGTAGCAACAGAAATAATTAAGCTATACAATTCTCAAATATCTGAAATGAATAATTTAAAGCTTATTTATGATTATTATCAAGGATATAATAAATCTATAGAATTAAATGGTTCAAAATATTCAATAGAAGGCTTAATAATTTATTCTAAAGAAAAAGTAAAAGAACCATCTGTAGAAGGAATTGAAAACATTAATTTAAGACATTTATTTAAAATTATAAACGATTCTTTATTTAGAGATTGGGAAGTTAAGTATACATTATATAATAATAGAATTTCACAATCTAAATATAATGAAACTATTTATTTAAGTAGATTGTTTGGTAAACAATTGTATGTAATTGATAGTTTTCCTAAAAATTTAAAAGATTACATTAGAGAAAGTTCTTCTAATTATAAACAAATATATTTTATAAAGAAAACAAAAAGTTTTAAATTGTTTCCTAATAGAGAATATAGTAATACATTTTCTGGAACATTAAATACTTATTATAATATTTTAAATTTAAAAAGTGTTCCTAGAGAAGATTGGAGAACTCATATTAAAGAATTTCAATTGTTAAAACAAAAATTAGAAGAATATATTTCAAAAGATTATTATAATCCAGAAATTCCTAAAGAATGGCTAGATGCAAGAAAAAAACAAAGAGTAAAAACTAATGTTGTTTCTGTTAGAGCAAATAAATTAGAAGGAGAAGTTTCTTGTAAAATTGCAACTAATCTATTAAGAGATGTATATGGAAAAAATTGTAAATTTGAACCTTTCATTTTAAAATTAAATGAGGTTTACAAAAATCCAGGACTATTTATTTATGAAGAATATGAAAATAGACATAAATTAGATAAATTATTTCCAATAACTTCAAAAAATAATATTAAATTAATTACATTTTCAAAAAAAGAATTTCAAATAATAGAAACTTTAAATATTCACAATTTAATGTCTTATGATAAATTTATGGAAGGAAATAACGCACCATTTAAAAGAATAATTACAGCTAATTTAATTTCTCAATTAATTAGCAAAAACAATAATTTGTTTAATAATAGTTATAAATTTAGTGAATTATCTACTGAATTTCAACAAACATTAAATGAATTACAAAATTATAGAAGAAAAAATATTTATCAATATTTAAGTTCAGAAGTATTAGATGCTATGTATTCTGTAGCAAAAGAACATAATTTATTTGATTATTCTATTTACAATAAATATGTAAAAATGAATGAATTATTAGAAAAACATACATTCATTAATTATTTATCAAAACAGTTTACTTATGGAGATAATTCGCAATTAATTTCTGTATTTAGAGATTTATTTAAATATAATAAAATTAAATTAAATTTAAATCAATACAATTCTGAAAAAATAACAGAAGAAACATTAGAACAATTAATTTAAGAAAGGGATTAATTTCCCTTTCTTTTCTACTATTAAATTAACAATAAAAAATTAAAACAATGAACTTATTTAGCTTAAAATGGTTTAGAAGTAATAACCAAGAAAAATTAGAAAAATTAGAATTAGAAAAAAAAGAAAAAGAGTTAGAATTATTAAATTTACAACTTAAAGAAAGTAAAAAATTATATAAAATGCTTTCTTTAGTAAATAATAATTTAACTGTTGTATTACAAGATGGCTCTATCATTAGTAAATCTAATGCAACAGAAAATGATGTACAAGAAATAAAACTTGCTACGAGTGAAAGTGAAATTTTAAGAATAGTAAAAGATGTAAATATTCAAGAAGAAAAAGTAACAGAACAATTAACCAGAGAAGATATAGAAATGTATTCTGAAGGATTTGAACTATTTAAATATTTGGATGATTTTTATACAGAAGGAAACACAGTGTATTTATCTGGAACAAATAGAAGTCTTCCTGATTTATTAGTTAAAAAATTTATTGAAATTATAACAAGAGTAGATAAAGTATTTTCAGAAGAATCTTTACAAGAAAAGTTAAATAAGGATGAAGAATATCTTTCTCATAAAAAGTTCTTTATGTGGTGTTGTTTAAATCCTAGTGCTCAAAGCGCAGAAGATTTATATGGATTTTTAGAAAAACATAACATGAAGATTGATAGACATGGTAATTTTTATGCTTATAGAAGAGTGAAAACAGTAGGAAATGATTCTAAAGAATTAGTAGATTTTATTTCTAATGCTTATAATAAAATCAAAGCTGTTTGGAAAAAATCTCCTAAGAAATTTAGAGTAATAACTATTCCAGATAGTAATAAATATGAGCTTAAGCAATCTGATTTTAATGTAGAAGATACAGAATACATTTGTCTTGGTGATTTAGAATATTTATATTTAAATCTTCCTAATATACAAGAAAATAGATATACAGATGCACATACAGGAAAAATGGATTATCGTGTAGGGCAAATTGCTAGTATTCCTAGAGATGAAGGAGATGATGATAATACTGTAAATTGTGGAAAAGGATTACATATTTGTAGTAGTGAATATGATTATAGTGGATTTGGAGATGTTCCTGTATTAGCTATTGTGAATCCTATGGATGTGCTAGCCGCCCCAATTAATGAAGTTAGTAAACTAAGAACTTCTCGTTGGTTTTTTGCAATGACATTACCAGAGAATGAAAAATATATTCTTGATGAAGAAGACTTTAATGTATTAGAATTAGGAGATGTATATAATGAGAAATGTTTTGAAGACATTGAAGAACATGTAAAAAATGGTTTTACAGAGGAAGTAAAACGTCATACATTTACATTACCTACATTATCTTCTAAAGAACTTTCTAGAATTATAAATTCATTAGAAGAAATGTCAAATGTTATTAATAACAGAGTAGTAGATTTAAATTAATATTAATATTTCTCCCTATAGAAATATAGGGAGAACTTTAAGTAATTTTGAATAATTATGGATTTAAAGAACTTACCTCCTGAAGTCATTGAAGCAATGATTGCTACATCAGGTTATGGAACATTTTATTGTGGACTAGAACAATATAATAGAATAAATAACACTATTAAAAAATATCCTACATATTTTCCTTGGGAAAACAAATATAATTCTATTCCTCAACAAGTTCATGATGAATATCAGGCTCTTATTGGTAAATTAAATGAAGAAATTTATCCTAAAGAAGAAAAACACATTAACATATTACCTGGAGAAGGAATTTTTAGTTATAGTATTAGAAAACAGCCTATAGAAACTGATTTTTCTGCAGAAAAATTTAAAGAGGTTTTACAAGAAATATTTTTTAATATTCCTGAAAAAAGAAAAAAATTTGAAAAAGGAAAAGCTAAAATATGGAAAAAAGTTTATGGTAAATATAAATTAGAATATAATGAAAGAAAGATCCGTTAGAAAGTCTAAAGTTATTAAAACTAGAAATGCAGGAACTATGTCAGAATCTGCATTTTGGGCATTTATACGAAGTACATTAAGACAAAAAAGTAGATGGTGGAAACCTATTACACAATGTAAACAAAACGCTAAAAGACCTTATAAAGGAGCTAATAAAAGACAAAAATTTGAATATCAATGTAATAAATGTAAAAAATGGTTTCCAGATAAGCAAATCAATGTTGATCATGTGAAGCCCGTTGGGACTCTTACTTGTGCAGCAGATTTATCAACATTTGTAGAAAACTTATTTTGTGAAGTTGATAATTTACAATGTCTTTGCACTGGTTGTCATAATAGTAAAACAAAAATAGAAAATTCTAACAGAAAAATATTAAAATAATTTGGTATTTAGATAAATATGATCTACTTTTACAACAAATAAAATTATTATCTATGTACTACATTTATCAACATATCAGATTAGATACAAATTCTGTATTTTATATAGGAATATCTAGACATAATAAAAAACATAAATACAAAAGAGCTGCTCAAAAAGACAAAAGAAATTCTATATGGAAAAATATTGTCTCAAAAACACCTTTCAAATATGAAATTCTTTATGAGTCTCAAGATATTAACTTTATAAAAGAAAAAGAAATAGAATTAATAGCACATTATGGTAAGATTAAAAATAAGACAGGATGTCTTGCTAATATTACAGACGGTGGAGAAGGAACATTTGGTTATAAACAAACAGAAGAGGCAAAGTTAAAACAGTCAGAATTTATGAAAGGTAAAAAACATTCAGAAGAAACTAAAAAGAAAATAAGTTTAGCTCAATTAGGTAAAGTTGTACCTAAAGAAGTTGGATTAAAAATTAGTGCTTCTAAAACAGGAAAGAACTTAGGAAAAAATCATGATAATAAACCACTAAAAGTTTTACATATTCCTTCTAACGAGATTTTTAAATCTATTACAAAAGCAGCTAGTCATTTTGGATTAAGAAGATGTACTCTTGCTCAAAAAATACGTTCTAAAGAATAATTAAATTTTAAATTTATAAACTAAACAAGAAAAAGAACAATTAAAAATAAAAAGAAATGGTGATATTAAATAAAGAAGAAACAGAATTATTAAAAGATTATATTGATAATACAACAATATCAATAAAATGTTTAGTAAAAAAGTTTGGTAGAAAGAAAACAAGAAAATTATTAAGAGTTGTACATAAAATTTATAATTGATGATAAAAAATATAATAAGTAGATTAACAATGGTTAAATCTGGAATAGTAATATATGATCCAATAAAAAAAGAATTATTATATTATTGGACAGATTGTTATTTTAATGAATATGTTGCAACAAATAAATTTAGTAAAAGAATAAAAATAAATTAAATATGAAACCAGTTTTTGAAAAAACAGACAATGATAGAAATGTTATTTTAACTAATAAAATAACTAATAAACATTTAATAGTAGGACATAACTATAGAAAAAAACCTATTATATTAACAAATGAAAAATTTGATACACGAAATTTTAAATTTACTTCAATAAATGATTTATTTACACAAAGTAATAGTTATAATAGTTTTAAATCAATTAAAAGTGTCGTAGAACGTTACTTGGATTTAGGATGGAAAATAGAAGTATTTCATCAAAAAGATTGGAAAAAAGCTTTACAATGGTTAATAGATAATGCAGAATAAATATGAGTATACTGGCGATTAGTGGGAAAAAACAAAGTGGTAAAAATGCTATTGCAAAAATAATTAATCAATTAACAAATAATAAATATGAAGAAAAATGTTTTGCAGATAAATTAAAAGATATAATTTGTATACTTATAGGTTGTACTAGAGAGCAATTAGAAAACGAAAGTTTTAAATCTAAAGAATTAGGAGAAGAATGGTGGTATTGGTATATGGAACGAGATGGAGGATATTCACCAATTATTCTTGATTATTTAACTACTACAAAAAAAGAATTAAAATCATATGAAGGATTAGAATTAATAAAACCTACACCAAGGTTTTTATTACAATTTATTGGGACAAATTTATTCAGAAATCAATTACATCCTGAAATTTGGGTTAATAGTTTAATGAGTGAGTATAAACCTTCACCTAATTTATGTGAACATTATACACAAGCATGGGTAAATGGTATTGGTAATTGTTTATGTAATACCTCACATAAACAAAGTGAAGGATTTAAAACTATGTGTGAAGTAGAATCTAAATATCCTAATTGGATTATTACAGATATGAGATTTCCTAATGAATTAGAAGCTGTAAAGAAAAAAAGTGGTATTACTATTAGAGTTAATAGACCATGTGATATATGTGGAGGAAGTGGTTATCATAAAATGAGTTGTCCAGTTAGTAAATCAGGAGAGCACTATTCAGAAACTGCCCTTGATAAATCAGAATTTGATTATGTCGTGGACAATGATTCTGATATTGAATCACTTATTAAAAAAGTTAGAGAAATTTTAATTAAAGAAAAATTAATATGAAAACAAAAAATACAAAATATGGAGGAGTAACATTTAATAAACAGCAAAATATATATTATTGTTATTTTTGGAATCCTTTTACTCAAGAAAAAGAAAATGTAAAATACTTCAAAGAAAAAAATGAAGCAGATAATTATATAAATGAATTAAACTTTAATTTCTTTTCTAAAAATACACAGTTTTTACCAAAAGGAATAAGTATAAATAGAAGAGATAAAGCATTTATGTTTACTTTAATAATAAAAAATAGAAATATTCATATATTTCAGTCTAAAGATTTAGATGAAGTGGTAGATTTTAAATTTGAATTTATAAAAAAATTTTTTAATTAATATGATATTTTTACATATAAGTGATACACATGGTTATCACGAACAATTAGAAATTCCTCCAGGCATAGATATGATTATTCATTCTGGAGATTGTAGCAATAATATAAATCCTTATTTGAATGAAAATGAAGTAAGACAATTTATAGAATGGTATAAGAATATTCCTGTTAAATATAAGATTTATGTAGCAGGAAATCATGATACATCAATAGAAAAAAGACTTGTCACAAAAAAAGATTTTGAAGAAGCAGGAATTATATATCTGGAAGATGATATTGTAGAAATAGAAGGATTATATATTTATGGAAATCCTTATGTTCCTAAATATGGTAATTGGGCTTTTATGAAAACTCCAGAAAAGCTTAATAGATATTGGAGAGAAGTAAAACCAATTTATGCAGATATTCTTGTTACACATGGTCCACCTAAAGGTATTCTTGACAAATCATATAATAGAAATAGAGAAATAGACCAATGTGGCGATAAAAGTTTATTAAATATGGTGAAAGAATTAAAACCAAAATTAGTATGCTTCGGTCATATTCATTCAAACAAAGATATTCAAAATAATGGAGTTTTGTATCAAAATAATATTTATTTTTCAAATGGAACTGTAGTTAAAGACGGAGAATTTGGAAAATTATATTCAAATGGAAATATTTTTGAAATTGATGACAATCAAAATGTTAAAATATATTGATTTAAATTAGGGTTTCTCATTTTTATTCGTACCTTTACATAATTAAAAAAATAACTATAAGAAAATCTGATTTACTTTTAATAAAAATTGTACAAATACAGCGTACGTATTAGGTTTTATATGGGCTGATGGATATTTAAATTGTAGAGATGGGAAGCATGAAAGAGTAAATACTGAAATAACTGAAAAAGATTTTAATGAAATATATTATTTATTCAATAATATAGGAATACATCTTTTTTCAACTAAAAGACAAAGAAATAATAGACAACCACAAGCTACTTTTGGTTATTCTGATAAAAATTTTATTTCATTTTTAATAGAAAATGACTTTTTAAATAGGAAAGAAAAAGGATTTAATAAAATACTATCTAACTTTAATGAAAAAACTATTAATTTTTTCATTAAAGGATTATTTGATGGAGATGGTTGTTATTATATAAATGAAAAAAGGTCGATAAGACAAATAAGTTTATCTTCATCAGTTAATCAGAATTATTTTGGAATTGATAATTTATTTAATAGCTTAAATATAAATTATAAAATAAAAAAAGTAAATTCTGTTAATTCCTATTCTGTATTAAGAATGTCGTCAAAAAAAGATTGTAATATTTTTATTAATTTTTTAGGTAATTCTTTAAATGTAGGGTTACAGAGAAAAATTGATAAAATTAATAAAATAAAAACATTAACAAGTAATGGTAACATATTAGAAATTTAAAAATAATGAATAAAACCAAAATATCTGCAGAAGTAGTAGCAGATTCCTTAGATTCAAGAGGTAATAGACTTACTTCTTTACTTATTACTTTCCCAAGAATTATCCTTGCAGAAATTAATACTCATAGAATGCTTTCTAAAAATACTTCATCATCAAGAGCAATTCCATTTAAAAAAATGGTAGAAGCTGTACAAAACAATCCTTTTATTCCTATTGCTTGGCAAAAACATCATTCAGGAATGCAAGGAAACGAATACCATACAGGAGAAGGTAATGTTGGAGATATAAATTATAAAGCCAGAGCAGAAAGAAATTGGTTAAGAGCGAGAGATTTTGCTGTGGAACAAGCTAAACATTTATATGAAGATTCTTTAATAACTAAACAATTAGCAAATAGACTTCTTGAACCTTTCATGTGGACTACTATGTTAATTACAGGTAGTAAAGAAGGATGGAATAATTTTTTTCATTTGAGATGTCCTCAATATATAGATATAACACAAGAAAATATATCATATAAAAGCAGGAAAGAATTTATAGATTCTTTTAACGAAAGAAAATTAACAGGTCTTCCAAAGAAAGAATTAGATTTAAAATGGTTACAAATAAACAAAGGTCAAGCAGAAATTCACATGATGGCTCTTGCTGAAGAGATTTATGATGCTATGAATGAAAGTACACCTATACAGTTAAAACCTGGAGAATGGCATATTCCTTTTGCAATTGAAATAATAAATTTATATATTAAAAATAAGGGGTATGTTCCTGAGACAGAAATACCTGTTGATGAATTTATAAAAATTTCTACAGCAATGTCAGCACATACTTCTTATACTATTGTTGGTGGAGAAGCAGTAAAATCTTATGAAAAATGGATTGAATTGCATGATAAATTAATTGCTTATGATCCACCTCACTCTTCACCTATGGAACATTGTGCAAGAGCTATGAGTGATGAAGAATATGAATCTTTTAGAAAAGGTAAACATGAAGTTACATTGATGGACAATACAGAGAATCAATATTGGTTTATTGAAGATGACAGTGGGGAAAAAGGATGGTGTAACAATTTTAAAGGATTCATTCCTTACAGGTATTTTATTGATAACAAAATTGAATTATAAAATTATGAACGAAAATATTAAAAAAATAATTATTTTATATTATTCTACAGGAGAAGTGTTAATAAAAGATTATGATGAAAATATTTGGGATTGTGCAGAAGATATGACAGATGGAGATGGAAATTTAATTCTCCATTCAGATTGTCATTATATGATTGTAGATAAATTAAATCTTAAAATAGAATAATGAGAAAAATAACAAAAGAATCAATAAAGGCTTTCTATAATAGGAAGCCTTTTAAAAAATCTAATATGATTGTAGAAAATAAAGAAGGAAAAACTTATCTAAAATTATTTAATAATGTAATCGCAACGTTAGATGAAGTTAATGAGTTATTTATCACTACAGCAGGCTGGAATAGTGTAACTACTAGAAACAGATTAAATGGTTTAACTGAAGTTAGGTTAGGAACTAAGAAAGGACAATTATATTTAAATAATATTCCTTGGGATGGTAAATTAATAAATATTAGAAATTATGAAAGTATTTAAAATTACAATTGAAAATTATTTTTATGCAATTTATGCTGAAAACATAGAAGATGCTATTACATTTTTATCTGAAGAAATAGGAGTTTTCAATGATTATAAAATTGAAGAAATTCCTGAAAGTGAGTGGGACAAAAAAGATATAAAAATCTATGAAGATAATGATACTTCAACAGAACCATTTTATGTTTCTATAAGAGAAGAAATTTGTGGTAAAGAAGATCAATTATTATTCACAAACGATTTTTCAACTTTTAATTAAATTATAATATTAAAGATTATGAAAATATATAGAAGTAAAGTTTATGATGTAGATATTGAAAATATAAACATAAAGTTATCAGTAGATTTAGATGATTTTTCAAACTCTAATGATAATATTGGATATATTGAGATAACAAGTGTTAATGTATCAAATAAAGAATTTTGTTTTTGGGACAATCTTGATTTTTTATTTTTAATAATAAAAAAATAATAGAACAAGATTGTAAACAAGAGTTGGTTGATAAAAATCTTTATGTAGAAGGAGTATTTAAAATTATTAAAAATTTAGTTAATTTAGCAATTTCAGAAAATGTGTTAATTAAATATAATAAAAATGATTAAAGGACAAGCAAAAACAGAAGCTGTTTATAGAGCAATATTATTAGACAGTTCTAGTTCATTGAAAGAATTTTCAATGGACAGGAAGAAATATTATAATAAATATTATTTAGGAAAGAATGTAGAAGATAAAGATTCTCAAGCTGCTATTATGGGAAGACTTGTAGAAACTATATTAATGGAAGAAGATGAATTTGATAAAAGATTTTACATGTCTGCTTGTGCTACTTCTCCTACAGGAAATATGGTAACTTTTGTAGAAAATTTATATAGAGAAACTATAGATGCTACAGATGAATTTGGGAATGTTACAAAAACATTTGAAGAAATTTCTAAAGCTGCTTTTGCAGATTGTGGATATAGTGGAAAAGGAAATGGAAGTTATGAAAATATAATAAAAAAGTTCATAGGTTCTGATGCAGAAATTTATTATAATGAAATTAGAAAGGTGAGAGCAAATAATCTCACTGTTGTAACTTCTCAAGATGTAACACATGCTGAAAATATTGTATCAGAATTAAGAAATAATTTTGCCACAAAAGATATTGTTAATCTTGTAAATAGTTCCAGATATAGTGTATATGATCAGCTTCAAGTGGAAGCATATGAAGTTGATGGTCATTTATTTAAGTCAATGATGGATAAAGTAATTGTAGACCATCAAGAAAAAATAATTCAACCTTATGATTTAAAATGTACATGGTCTGTAGAAAATTTCTATGAAGAATACTATTTATATAGAAGAGCATATATCCAAGCTTATCTATATTATTATGCTACAAAACATTTAACGTTAGATGAAAATAGTGAATTATATGGATATACAGTGAAGCCTTTACAATTTATTGTTTGTGATAGCACAAATTATTATAATCCATTGGTATATACACTTTCTGATGAAGATATGAAAGATGCTTATGAAGGGTTTGTTCATAAAGGAAAAACTTATCCAGGTGTAAAATATTTAATTGATGAATTAAAATGGGCTATGGACATGAATATCTGGAATATATCAAAAAGTAATTATTTAAAAAAAGGAATAGTAAATATTAAATCTGTATGAAATTAGAGAAGACAATTACTTCCATATTTATGGTTCCTACATTGAAGATTCCTAAAGAACAATTAGAAAAAAATAATTTTATAAATGGTTATATAAAGGATTTAAATAGAGATGTACAGTATGAAAATGCTGTATATCTTTTATTTAAACCTGAAAATATTGATATATTTAGAGAGTTTGTAGATTCAGAATATGAAAGAACACAAGAATTAATTGATGATTATAATTATGATAATAAACACATAGTTTTAGTATATCAATTAGATAACAATTTTAAAAATGATTTTGAATTAATTAAACAAGGAAAATATTCAAAAACATCTAAAGAATTTCAAAAATTATTTCCTGAAAAACTTATTATATCTATAAAAGGTTATAACAAAGAAGAAGTTTCTTTACAATATAGAATATTCAATAAAACAGAAGATTTATTAAAATATTGGGAAGAAATATTAGATGTACAGTTTAAAGAAGAATATGAACTTTTGTATAAATTTAAAGAAGAATCAGAAACCTTAAATAATAAAATAATATGTTTAATCAATTTATCTTAGATGAAATTATTGCAAAATTCGGAATAGAAGATGCAATTAAATATGTGAGAATGGAAACTCATAAAAATCAATTATTAATGAACGATTTTAATAAAAAATTTCCAAATGAAGCTAACGAATATGAATATGAATATGCTTGGTGGAAAAATAAATATAAAGAATTAACAAAAGAAGTAATATAATGAATCTTTATAAAAAAGCAATAGAAGAAATATCTCAGGAAATATCTTGGGATAATTGGAAGGATGAAGAAACAGGAAAATATTGGGAAGTTCCTGAGGTGTTATTTTGTAAATTACAATGGGTAATAGAAAGATTATCTGAAGATGACCAATTTAATGATGAAGAAAGTAACAACTCAGAACATATTGATACATTATTACAATGTAGTAAATTATTAGAAACATTAGATGACAATGGAATTAAAAAAATTAAATAGCATGTATACAGTAGAATTATTAAACGAATCACAATTTGCAAAACCAGTTATATTAAATTGGTTTAAACAACAGATGTTAAATTCTTTCCAGGGAACAGAATTAACAAAAGAACAAATAGAACAATATATAGAAGATACATTAGCAGAAAAAACATTTGTAGAATTAATTAATATTAATCCTAGAATGATGTTTGATGTATTTGATGAAAATAAAATATTTATAAAAATTATTCCAGATAACAATTTATTCTTTTCTTATATGGAGGATGAAAAACCCACAAGACACAAAACAAGAAAAGAAGCTGAATTATCTGGAATAATAGGAGCTACAAAAATTCTAAATAATAAATTAGAACAATTAGAAAAAGATAAAACTTTAACAGATGAGATTTTGTAAAATTGATATTAAAATTGTAAATTCACGCTCTCAAAAAATTAAATAAAAATGCAAGACAAATTATTAAGTTATTTTAATGGAGATGATTTAGCATCATCAGTATGGTTAGGAAAATATGCACAAGAAGAAGAAGAAATTCCTGATGATATGCATAAAAGAATGGCAAAGGAGTTTTTTAGAATAGATTATGAATACCAGAAAAAAGAATCTGACTTAAGACTATTATCTACTTATGGTAAAAGTAGAGGTTTTATGACAGAAAATAGTATTTATAATCTTTTTAAAGACTTTAAGTACATAATTCCTCAAGGTTCTATTATGTCTCAATTAGGTGCAAAATCAATAGGTTCATTATCTAATTGTTTTGTAATAGGTACACCAGAAGATTCTTATGGTGGAATATTTCAAAAAGATGAAGAAATGGCTCAATTAATGAAAAGAAGAGGTGGAGTAGGATTAGATATATCTACTCTTAGACCTAAAAATACTTCTGTTTCAAACGCTGCAAAAACTACTACAGGAGCTGTATCATTCATGCATAGATTTAGCAACACTACCAGAGAAGTGGCTCAAAATGGAAGAAGAGGAGCATTAATGTTGTCAATAGATATTAACCATCCTGATGTAATGGATTTCATTAAAATTAAAAGAGATGGTACTTCTGTAACAGGAGCCAACATTTCTATTAAAATTAATAATGAATTCATGAAAGCTGTAGAAAATGATGAAGATTACATTCTTAAATTTCCATGTAATTCAAGTACAGAAGAATTATTATACCCAGATGAAACTATAGAATATAATACATTGTATAGATGCTCTCATATAAAAAGTAGAGATGTTGTTTATACAAAAAAAATTAAAGCTAAAGAATATTGGGAAGAAGTTATTAAATCAGCTCATGGATACGCAGAACCAGGAATTATATTTGTAGATAATCATCATAACTATTCACCTGATGGAGTTTATCCTCAATTCAAAGGGGTAACAACTAATCCATGTTTTAGCTATGAAACTAAAATACTAACAGCTCATGGGTATGAGAAAATTGGAGATTTAGAAGGTCAAGATATTGATTTTGTAAATAAAGATGGAAAAATTGTATCTGGAACAGTATTTAAATCAGGAGAGAAAGCTACTTACACATTAAATTTAAGTAATAAAGAAACAATTGTAACCACAATTGATCATAGATTTATGTTAACAGATGGTTCAGAAAAACAAGCTCAATTTATAACTAAAGAGGATAGACTAATGCCTTTCTTTATTATAAATGACAAAATTAATGAGTTTGTTAAATACGGATTTATACAAGGAGATGGTTGTACAGGAAGACTAGATTCAACTGCTCATTTAGGTATAGAAGTTAATATTGGTGAAAAAGATGAAGACATTGCTAAGCTATTTAATGTAAAGACTACTGGAAAAATTTATCTAGGAGGATTTAATGAGATTTTAAAAGAATTAGGATTTGATTCTTCTATTTTACCAAATAGGACTTTACCTACAACTTTTTATAATTGGAGTCCTGATAATAAATTAATGTTTTTAAAAGGATTATGGTCAGCTAATGGAAGTATTATAAAAGGACATAGAATATCTTTTAAATCTACTTGTAAAGAATTAATTTTAGAATTATCTAATGTATTACAAGAATTTGGAATTGATAATTATTTTACTACAAATAAAGCTAAAGAAGTTGAATTTTCTAATGGAATTTATTTGTGCAAAGAATCTTATGATTTAAATATTTCAAAATATAGGGCAGTATTAAAATTTGCAGAGAATATTGGATTTGTTCATAATTATAAACAAGATTCTTTAAAAGAACTTATTTTAACAAAAGCTCCAAAAATTTTATCTGCAAAAATTACAGAAGTTAAACCAGTTTATGATTTTAGTTTAAATGATGATACTCATTGGGGTGTTATTCAAGGAGTTATAGCTCATAATTGCGGAGAAATTTTTATGCAACCGTATGATGCTTGTAGATTAATAGCATTAAATCTTTATTCCTTTGTTAAGAATCCATTTACAAAAGATGTAGAATTTGATTCTGAAAAATTCTATAGAATTACATATGAAGCAATGAGGTTATCAGATGATCTTATTGATTTAGAAGTTGAGCATATTAATAGAATTTTAAACAAACTTAATTCAGACTCAGAATCAAATGAAGTTAAATGGACAGAAATTGAACTATGGAATAAAATTAAACAGACAGCACAAGCTTCCAGAAGAACAGGACTTGGTTTTACTGCTTTAGGAGATACATTAGCTGCTTTAGGATATAAATATGATTCAGATGAAGCTTTATTATTTGTAGAACAAATAATGCATATTAAAATGGAAGCTGAATTAGATTGTACTATTGACTTAGCTATACTTAGAGGTCCATTTGAAGGTTGGAATAGTTCTTTAGAATTTGATTGGAAATCTTTATTTCCAGGAGATTTTAATTTATTAGGTGGAGAGAATTCTTTTTATAATTTTATAAGTAATAATTATCCTAATCAAGCTAAAAGAATGATTGAACATGGAAGAAGAAATGTATCTTGGAATACTGTAGCCCCTACTGGTACTGTAAGTTTATTAACTCAAACTACATCTGGAATTGAACCAATCTTTTCATTACATCCATATATTAGGAGAAAAAAAATCAATCCTAATGATAAAAATGTACGAGTGGATTTTGTGGACGAGTCTGGGGATAGTTGGCAAGAATATGCTGTAATTCATCCAAAATTAATTGATTATATGAAATTATTCAATATCAATATATCTCTAGATGTTAATACTAAAGAAGAACAGGAAGAATTAGTTAAAATCACGAAAGAATTTTTGGATAATCATACTACTCCTTGGGATGGTTCTACAGCTAATGATATAGATTGGATTAAAAGAGTCGAAATGCAGAGTATTATACAAAAATATACTACTCATAGTATTTCTTCAACTATTAATTTACCAAATAATGTATCAGAAGAGGAAGTTTCTAAAATTTATTTTGAATCTTGGAATAAAGGATTAAAAGGTATTACGGTTTATAGGGATGGTTCAAGAAGTGGCGTTCTAGTCTCTACTACAGAAAATAAAGGAAGAGATGAATTTAATTACGTAGATGCTCCCAAAAGACCTAAAGAACTTAAATGTAAAATCCATACTACCAATGCAAATGGTAAAAAATATAACGTTATTGTAGGATTACTTAATAATAAACCTTACGAAGTATTTGTGACAGAATACTTTACACATGAACAAGAATTAATTTTGAAGAAAATTAATAAAGGTAGGTATGATTTAATAAAAGATGGGGAGACTTATTCAGAAAGTGTTACTTCTGAAATGACTGACGAACAAGCTGCTATTACTAGACTAGTCTCTGTTTCATTAAGACATGGCGCAGATATTAAGTTTATTGTAGAACAGATAAATAAATGTAATGGAGATTTATTTTCTTTTACAAAAGGACTTGTAAGAGTTTTAAAGAAATATATTCCTGATGGCGCAAAGTCTACGGTGAAGTGTAATGATTGCGGTTCTGAAAATGTAATATTTGAAGAAGGGTGTAATAAATGTTTAGATTGTGGATCTAGTAAATGTGGGTAGTTTGGAATAAATAAATAAAAAGTAAAAATGTAATATAATTCGTTTTGTTTTATTGTTAATGTGAAAAAGTCTTAATGAAAATTTAAGACTTTTTCTTTTTTAACAATAGGAAAAAACGAATTATTTTTGTAAATTTGTAAACAAATCAACAATAAAATGGCAAAACAAAAACAAACAGAAACAAAAAGTAAATTTCAAGAAGCTTTAGATAAGCTTAATAAAAGTTATGGTGAAGGAACAATATTATCATTAGATTCAAAAACAAATAGTGATTATGACGTAATTTCATCAGGTTCTATCGGATTAGATTATATAACACTAGGTGTAGGAGGATTTGTAAAAGGTAAACTTTATGAATTAATGGGTTGGGAAGGTACTGGTAAATCTACAATATGTGGGCATACAACTGCAAATTGTCAAAAAAACGGAGGAACAGTATTATATATTGATGGCGAACATGCTGTTGATAAAAGCTATTTTAAATCTTTAGGAGTTGATACAACTAAATTATTAATTGCTCAACCGTCTAGCGGTGAAGAAGGTTTTAACATTGCTATGGAAATGATTAATACAGGAGAAATTGATCTTGTTATTATTGATTCAGATTCATCATTAATTCCTAAAAAAGTATTAGATGGTGATGTAGGTGATTCTGCAATTGGTAGAAAAGCATTATTAAATAGCAATGCTTATCCAAAACTTAAAACTGCACTTTCTGCACATAATGTATGCGTTATTGTTATTTCCCAATATAGAGAGAAAATAGGAGTAATGTTTGGTAATCCTACAACAACTCAAGGTGGTCATGCTCTTAAATTTTATTCTGATGTTAGAGTAGAAATTTCTAGGAGTCTTGCAAAAGATGGTGATGTAACTTATGGTAATATTACTAAATTAAAAGCAGTAAAAAATAAAATGTCTCCTCCATATAGACAATCTTCTTTTGAAATTGTATATGGAAAAGGAATTGATAAAATTGGAGAAGTTATGGATCTTGCTCATGATTTTGGATTAGGTAAAAAGTATGGCAAAACATATACATTTGACGGAGTAAAATATGACCTTGAAGAATTTAAACAATCTATTGATGGGAATGATGAATTCTTTGAACAATTAAAAGAAAAAATTGTTGAAAAGATTAAAGAAGAAGATAATGATGAAATAGTTGAAGAAATCCTAGAACAACCAGAAATAAAAAAATCTCTTCCTGTACAAACATTAGATGAAGCATTTAGTGAACCAGAAAAATTAGAAGAATAATATGAATTTAAAAATTAAAATTAAAAAATTATCAAAAAACAGTGTTTTACCAACTTATAGCAAGGATGGGGATGCTGGAATGGATTTAGTAGCCGCATCAAAATATTATGATAATAATGGAAATATAGTATATGGAACTGGATTAGCTTTTGAAATTCCTAAAGGATATGTAGGATTATTATTTCCAAGAAGTAGTAATGCAAAAAAAGATTTATTATTAAGCAATTCTGTTGGGGTTTTAGATAGTGGTTATCGTGGTGAAGTTATGTTTAAGTTTAAATCTACTTTATGGCAAGGTAGTTACGGATTTGGTTATAGTTATGAAATAGGAGATAGAATAGGTCAAATTATAATTTTACCTTATCCACAAATTGAGTTTGAAGAAGCAGAAGAACTTTTAGAATCAGAAAGAAATACAGGAGGATTTGGCAGTACAGGAGAATGATGAATTGTAAAGTTTGTGGAAAAAAGAGTGAATCAGAATATTGTTTCATTCATAAACCAAAAAAAGCAATTCCTAAAACAAAAAAAATTTTAAAAGGTTATAAAAAGGAAACTAAAACTGATGAAATGAGAGATTTTTTTCTATCTATATGGAAAAAGAAACCTCATTTCTCAGAAGTTTCTGGAAAGTTTTTAGGAAATGAACCACGTACAACATTCTTTCATCACCTCTTACCAAAAAGTAAATATCCCGATATAGCATTTGATGAAGAAAATATAATTCTGCTTACCTGGGAAGAACACCAACAAGTAGAAAGTGATATATATAGATATGAAGAAGTTAATAATAGACGTAAATATTTAAAATTAAAATATAATTTATGAGAAACCAATTCTTTTTCACCAGAACAGAAGGTGATAAAACATTTAGAGACAGTTTTAATATCAACAAAGTAATTAGATCTGTACAAACAGATGATAATACATTAGTAGTATTATTAGATGATTTACATGAAAGAGTAAAAGAAGTTCCAAACATTAACACACATAGTAATAAAGTTACAGGTGTTAGAAAGCAAGTAGAAGTATTTCAAAGCGAAATCTACTTATCTGGAGAAGATATAGAAAGATTTTATGAACAAACAAGATTAGTAAATATATGAAAGTATTTGATGGACATATGTCACAAAAAGTATTAGCTAGATTAAAATATTTAAAATAATTTATATGATCACTCTTAAGAAAAATCAAATATTTTATAAACAATATTATTATTTAGACCTTTTAAAAAAATATAATAATGATGAAGCGAGATTAATAAAAAATATACTTCAATTTGGAGAAGAACTATTATATCATATAACAGGTTTTCTGTATAGATATAAGAAATTTAGAACTCATGATGAAGTTGTTAATTATTTTATTTCACTTTATTATAAAAAAGGAGAATTTGGACTTCAAGATGATATTAGATTTATAAAAGATTCTAAATATATTAAATTAATTTGTAACCTATATAAATAAACATTATGAAAAATTATGTAAAAAAACCAGTAGTGGTTCAAGCAGTAGAATACAATGGAGCAAATAAAAAAGAAATTGAAGCTTTCGTTGAAAAAAAACTAGATACTGTATATACAGAACTTAAAGAACCTTTAGAGTTAAAAATTCCTACTTTAGAAGGAGATATGAAAGCTTCAAAAGGAGATTATATTATTAAAGGTATTAATGGAGAATTTTATCCATGCAAACCAGATGTCTTTGAAAAAACTTATGATGTTATAGAAAATGCAGAAAGACCACAAACATTTGGTGAAAAAGCCGTAGGAATTACATTCAATCCTTCTGGAAGTGATGAAGTTTATGAAGCAAAAATGTTAGCTGCTAAACAAATAGATTTACTTGAAAAAGTTCATATTAAACTTACAAATGATAGTGCAAATACAAGTTGGGTAAGAAATGTTTTAAGAACTCAAGCTTTCAATCTTTTGGTTTCTGCACAAATGGCTTTAGTAAAATATTTAACTTGGAAAGATTAATTATATGGAATTTAAAAAATTATTAGGAACTAGAATTTATCTGGAATTACCAGAAGAACCAAAAAGTAATTTAGTATTAGATGAAGCATCTAAAATAGAATTAGAAAAAGAAAAGCTTAGAACTTATGGAAGATTAAAAGTATATGCTGTAGGAAATGGTGTAGAACATATTGTTCCTGGAGATGAAGTTATGATTGATCCTAGTTCTGCTGCTAGAGGAGTTGTAAAAATTCCTTTATCGGAAGATAAAGAAGTTATCATGGTGTCTGTATTTGATGTAGCGCATGTGTGGTGATAAAATGTTAGATTCTTTTATAACAAAATATAAAAATAAATTCCCTACCTCTTCTATTATTATTTTAGAAGAGGTAGGAATTAATAATTTATATGTTATAGTTGAAACTTCTTTAGGATTATGTAAAATAAGAAAAGGACATTTAATGAATGGTGTAATACCTTCTATAAATACTGCTCTAAATAAAAATGAATATTATTCTAATAAAGCTAATTTAATACATAATTTTAAGTATACTTATGATTTTATTAACTATACAACAGCACATAATAAAATAACAATAACTTGTAAAATTCATGGTAATTTTTTACAAGAAGCAAATGATCATTTAAATAAAAAAGGATGTCCCAAATGTAAAAATATAAAAAGTTCTATTTTACATTCTAATAATCCAACAGGGTGGTCTGAAAAAAACTGGGAAAAGTCTGCTAAAGAATCAAAAAATTTTCATACATATAAAATATATATTATAAAATGTTGGAATGATTTTGAAGAATTTTATAAAATTGGAAGAACTTTTCAAACAATAGAAAAAAGATTTAAATCTAAAAAAGAAATGCCTTATAATTATTCTATAATAAAAATTATAGAAGATAGTTGTAATAAAATATATAATCTAGAAAATAAACTAAAAAAGATGAATAAAGATAAAAAGTATAAACCTTTAATTAAATTTAATGGGTATCAAGAATGTTTTAGTAATGTAGCACATATTTGGTAATGAAAGTTTTAATTTTTACATGCTCATACAATAGACCATATATGTTAAGACAATGTATTCTTAATGTAAAGAATCAGTCTTATCAGAATATTGTACATAGTGTAAACATTGTATCAGATGGAGGGAATGATCAAAACTTCTCTCCTATATACGATGATTTATTAGATGATAAATTAATAGTAACAAAATCAGGAAATAAGTATATTCACTTTAATGAAATACTTGCTATAAAAAATGTACCAAATTATGAACAGTATGATATATTTATTAAGATGGATGATGACGATATATACAAAAAGGATTATGTAAAAAATGTCGTAGAAACATTTACAAATAATCCAGATATATCTACCACTTCTTCTAGAATTTCTACACAACTGAATGGAATATTTATGTTTACAGATAGAAATTATGATAATTTAGGAGGTAATCCTAATAACAGTAATTATCACATGCCTATGACTTTTGCTTTTAATAAAAAAGGATTAGAATGTATTTTAAATATTCCTGATGAAGAAGTTGGGTGGAATGATGATATGTTATGGAGAATTTATTGGGAGAAAAAAGGACTAAAACATTTTCCAACAACTAACAAGGATAATATTATCTGGAATATTCATGGTAATAATATATCAACTTCTAATTTTCTTATAAAATAAATAAGCCCTCAATTAAGAGGGCTTTATTTTTATTCTTGTGATTCTTTCACTACATCGTTCTCTACAGCTTCAGAAATCTTTTTTTCAATAATCATATTAGCTTGATTTGCCAATAGAATTACTTCTGCTTCTGGTGTACTTAAAATTTTTCTGAATGTATTAAGAATTAATCCAAATTCTGCTCCAGAGAATTCAAATTTGTCTTCTGGAGACCATGTGTACTTTTTACTAGGGTCATAAGTTGCCATATTATTTTGGTTTTAAAATTATATTACAAATGTACAAAATTATTTTAACTCTATCTCAAAAAATATTGTAGAAGAAGTTCTTATACTCTTAGAAAGATTTAATTTTATTTTGTATAAATTATGAAATTTTAATATTTCCTGCAATAGCGGCTGTGAATATCTGGGAATAGAAGGAGCTATTCTAAATTGATAAGAATGTGGATTCTTAGTAATTTGTACATTAGCTAATTCATCTATTGAAGATATTACACCTTCCAAATGTGCAAAATAATTTGTGTCGTTTTCAGACATTATTTTAGGAAAAAATTTCTTTACTACTTCCATACATTATACTATTCCTAATATTGATTTTATTATAAATTATTTATTACTAAATTATTTGAATCGTCATAATATCTTTGTTTTAGTGTTCCATTAGGTGAGTTAAAAACTACTACATCTATATTTTGGTTTTTAATTTCAGTAGAACTTGTAACGTTACTTAGCCTATTTCTAAACTCGGTGTGTGCTGAAACTAAAGGAATTGAGGTAGTTCCGTTATTCTGGAAACTAATTCCTATTGTATTGTTTTGGAAATAATCTCCTATTATATTATTTGAGAAACCATTTCCTATTACATTATTGAACAAATAATAAGTTTCTATTTTGTTGTTATAAACGTCAGCGTAATCTTCAAATAATAATTTATCTACACCATTTCTATCATATTTTACATGCCTCCAATCTGTACCTATGTCATTATTTTTTTTAGTGTCTATTCTTCTGTAAATTTTACCTTTTGTGAAACCTTCTGTTCCATACCATTCTCCCGTATCTCCTGTTATTTCATAAAATACAATATCTTGAGGGTATAATGTAGATTTACATTGATTGTGTAGTTTATCTACGTCAGTTGCTGTAATTATTAAAGGTTCTACTACTCCACTACTCTTATTTACATTTGTTACTGGTTGTATATAAGTTGTTTCATAATCGGTTAATAGATAATTCTGACCTTTTTTTAACGAAGAAGTATTTTTTAAATTAACTAATTCATCATAAGTTACCTCTATAACAGGCACGTAATTTCCTGAACTTCCTCCAGAATTATCTTTAATTAATTTTGTTAAATTTAACCATCCTTTTGGTACTTGTGCTGTTGTACTAGTTTCCCAAAGTCCTGTTTTTATAAATGTAGGCATATTTGTCTATGTTAATGTTAATAAATATTTTACTTTAGCTGCTTCTCCAGATAATGAATCTGATAAATTACATACATCTTGGTAACAATTCATTTCTCCGTATTCTTTTAATAATTTAGCAAAAGAAAGTAATTCATCTATTACTACATTAGATGTAGAAGTAGAAAGTGGTTCTAGTTTATATATAGCAGGTTTCTTTCCTGTATATCCCATTAATTTTTCTATTAATTCATCTTTAAAGTCTTGTATATATTCGTACAATACACCTAATGCTTTATGTTCAGAATACATATTAGTTTGCCAATGAAGTAAATGTATTTGTTCTTGAAAATAAGTTAACTTAGAAGCAATCGTTTCTAATGTTAGTCCTTCTGTAGAAACTTTAGAAGGTTTCATGCTACCTGGAAATATTGATAATTCCATAATATTATCTACCTGTAGATGTGGCAGTTGTTGTACTTGTTGTACTTGTTATACAGCATTCATTTGCTACAATTTCTCTCCATCTACCTACCTTAGGTTTATTTTTTCTAAGAATAAGACTTGATGCAATCACTCTATTTTGTCCATCTAATCTGACAAATGCTTTTAATGTTTTGTTACTCATTTTAATTAAATTTATTATTTTTAAATTAGCGAAATTCACTCTTCCTTAAATAAGGAACATGCATTATAAATACATCTTTATTAATAATTTATATTATATTTATTTTTTAACTCTAATAATTTATTAGTATAATACCATGTACAATGTTTTTTAGATTGTTCATTGTTGATAACTGTTTCTAGATGTTCATCTAAAAAAGGACTATTACCAGTATGATATGCTCCTTTATAAAAATATGGAATATTATTCATAAATTTACTTCCAACTCCAGCATTATGTAATATTGTACAAGAATTTAATTTTTCTATAGGTTCTGTAGCCCAAGCAAAATCTAATTCTTTTACCACTTTAGTTTCTAAATTTCTAAACCATAAATTAAATTGTACTGCCCAAAGATCTGCGCACCATGATTGTATGCCATCATTCTCACTTTTAAAATATATTTTATTTACTTGTTGAAGATACAATCTTATTTTAAGCACATCAGTTTCAACTTTTTTCCAAAAATCAACATCTATATTTTTTAAAATATATTGTACTCCACCAGTGTTATTATTATTATCTATTACAATTTTTTTATCTATTCCTACTATATTACATACTTCTTTTAGAAAATCTACCGACTTAGCCTCTTCTAATTTCTCAGGAATAACTTGTTTATATTTATTTTCAAAATATGAATAATTTAAATAAGAACTGGCATCACTTACATAGTTTATATTATCTAATAAGAGATGATTTATATTTAATGTATCTAACCAAAGAATATCACTATCTGTATAAATAATTGTTTTATCCTTTAATTCTGGATAAACTTCAAAATGCTGCCAAAGAATATGAGGTCTTAGTATAGGAATATAAACTCCCAAGAATTGTTGAACTCCTTTATCTTCGTATAAAAATATATTTATATCTGGATATATATCTTTTAATTTATTCCAATTATTATTAAATTGTCTATTTTTAGGTTTGTATAATAATATATGTATTTGATCTTGAGTAAATCCTTGGTTTAAACATGATTCAATGTACAAATGATTTTGCCAAATAAAGTATTGATCATCGGGCTGTGCTGTAATTATAATTGGTTTAGACATGTTTCCATATTTTATTATTAACAATATATCCTATTAATGTTACTCCAACATTATTTTTATAAGCAAGTTCTTTATATGTAATTTTATTATTTTTATATTCTTTTCTAATATTTTTAACTTGCTCTTCTGTTAACTTAGCATTTTTATTCCCACTGCCTTTATAAGTTTTAGGATCTCTATGAATATATGAATGTTTTATATTATCACTCCTAGTAATCCATTCAAGATTATCAACATGATTATTATGCTTATTATGATCAATATGATTAACTTCTATTAAACCTTCTGGATTGTCTATGAAAGTTAAAGCAACTATTCTATGAGTTGTTAATGATTTACATTCTCCAAGTCCATTATACAACTTTACATGAAAATACCCACGACGATCTTTAAATTGTTTTATCATTTTTTGCTTTTTAAGATATTGATGTATTGGGAGTTCAACAATTCTTTCAATTGATCTGATATTTCCTTCATTACTAACTTCATAATAAGATTCATAATTTTTTACTGGTTTCCAAATTTCTTTTTTCATATCTATTATTTATTTAACAAATATACAATAAAAAATTTGAAATATCATACTATTTGATTGATTACTTAATAAATTTTACATCTCTCATTATACTGTAGTGGTAGTTGTTGTAGTTGTAGAAGGGCTTTTACTTACAATTTTAATAAGCGTATCTAATTGTTTAGATATATGCCATAGTAATTGTGATTGTGGATCTTGTCCAGTAGGTCTTGCTGGTATACTCATAATATGAATTTTTATTATACACAAATTTATAAAATAATTATAAATCTATGGTAATTATTTATAAATTAATGTAATTGATTCAATTACATTAATTGTAATTAATTTAGTGATTTTTTTATTACAACTGCTAATTCTTTAGCTAATTTATATTTAACCATTTTATATAATTCTAAATCTAATGTATTTGTTAAAAATGCCATTTCAATTAATATGTTTTCTGCTGCAGGTCTCATCCATCCTAATCTTTTTCTAGCAGTTTGACTTTCTGTTTTTACTCCTCTACTAGTAAATCCATTAGATACAAAAACATCTAAAATTTCTTTTGCAAAAGAACTTTCAAATAGAGAAGGCTTATCAGGAACAATTACTTCTGTACCTCTAGCTTTAGGAATAGCAGCATTCCAGTGAATATCTAATAGTATATCTTTAGAAGAATATTTTCCTACTAACCATGCTAGAGTTTGTTTTAAAGCGTTTTTATTATCATCAATTAAAGGTTTTACACCTAATAATAACAATTCTTTTACCAACAATTCTCTAAATTCTATAGTTAAATCTCTTTCTGTGTATCCATTAGCTACAGCTCCAGAATCAGTTCCTCCATGTCCTGCACTTATAATAATTTTTCTATTCATTTTCTTCTTTTTTATCTTCTATGAAAAAATTTGAAATAAATTTACCTATTACAGCAATAACCATTACTACTGTACCTACAATAGGATGTCCATTTAACACAGCAATACTCGCTCCTAATGTACCAGCAGCAGCAAGACTATCTCCAAAAACTCTTAATCTTTTTGGTGTAGGTTGAAAATAATATTTCCATCCAAAATCTACTTTTTTCATTTATTTAAATTTTATTTTCCAATAAGAACTCACTCCATAAACTATTTGTCCATTTGTGTTTATACCTACAGAGAGTCCATATATTTGATCTTTTTTATTTTTATATAATATTCCGCCATTTACAGAATTAATTATATTATATTGGTTTCCTTGTAATCCTCCACCAATATATAATTGATTTACTTTTTTAGGAGGTTGTATAATTGTTTCTTTTATAATAGGATATTTAATATTATATTCCCATTTTCTATTTTGGACAATATTATTTTGTACAGTGTCTGTCACTTTTACAAAGCCTATAGAATCTATTTGAACACTATCTTTTTGAACATTTTTAGCTAAATGTAATTTTACTAGTTCCTGATATTGCAAAACAAGTTTATCATAATTTGGATCTGGTAAATATTTTTCACTAACTATTTTAACAGGAATAGTCTGTACTACTTTAGGAGAAGTATATATTACACTATTTTTTTTCTGCCAAACAGTATCTCGAACAATAGTAGACTTTTCTACTATATCAGGAGAAGAATTAATTCTTTGTAGAATAATAATTACAGCTAATATAAGAATAGCAATAGATAATATATTATTAAAATTTATTTTCATTATGTTATACTTGAATAAATATTTACAAAATACTCTAAAATAAGAGCAACAGTAACAACAATGGCAAAAGTCCATGTAATTTTCTTTTTAAATTCTTCTTGAAATTGTATTTTGTTTTCTAATTCTTGAATTTTTTCTTTCATTATTTCGATGTCTTTTATAAAACCTCCCGATTTAGTTAATGGGTTTCCTAAAATAGCATCTACAACTTGGCTTAGTTTTGTGTCAATAGAGGTCATTTTTTCCTCCAACTCATAGAGACGTTGGTCCATATTTTTTAATTCTTTTTTAACCTGATCTTCAAAGATATTATTGTTCATAGTCGTTTATACGTATATACAAAAAACACGTAATTATTCTTATTTTAAGAATCATTACGTGCTATTTAGTTAATAACTACAAACTTAATAATAAAATTTTAATTATGCAAATATTTTTAGTATTTATTTAATGTATTTTTTATAAAGCAATAAGAAACAAAAACAATTCCAATTATTGTTAGTAAAAATAATCTAAAAACTCCATATAATTTGATTTTGATTAATTAGTTTATCGTTTGTGCGTGTTGTTTATATTTCTTTGATTGATTTTATACAATGATTTTTATCTAAAAAATCTAAGATTGCGACTAAAGTTTTTCCTTTTTTGGTCAGCGTTCAATCTCTTTGGTTTTTCCCAAGTGCGCTTGAAATAGTTTCGCCAATTACTCCAAATTCATAACCTTCTTCTGTTCTTAACTGTGCGTTCCAAAAGGCACGAAACTCACGATTAGCCCAAATATCAATGGATAATGCTGTGCTTCTAAAGTAGCCTTTTGTACTGCCATATTTTCGGTTTACAATTATTAAATTCCAAACGGTTAAAGGCGGTATCAAAACCCACGCAATTATAAATAAAAGTAAATTCATATTAATTGTTATTAAAAATTTCCCATTCATTAGGTTTTAATCCAAAAATGCAAAGTTTCTTATTTTCGTCTTGTTCTTCTGGATTTATAAAGTCGTTTTTTACATACATTAGCAAAGCATCGCATTGTATTTCAAAAAATTTATCTGAAAATTCATTAGGCAAAATAGATTTACCAACTAATTGGAATAAACCGTCTATTTCTGCATCAGATTTATTCAATTGTTTTTCAAGTACTAAATTTTGTTGTAAATACTCATAACTTTCTTCTACTGTATCATAGATAGGCTCTAGAGTTTCTTCATTAACGCCTGTTTCTACAAGTGCAGTTCTAGTGCCTGTTGCTTTTTCTACCCCAAAATATTTGACATCTAAATTCCACGTGCCAAAATTTTGAGATATTTTTAAAGTAACTTTTATTTTTCCTGATTTCTGTAAAGAAGATTCATAAATGACTTCTCTTGTGCTTATAATTGCTATTTCGCTCATATTACATTGTTTTATTAAAAAGATTTGTTATTTCTGTTGTTGAAAGCGGATAATTAAAGATTTTTAAGAATTTCATTTGACCATTGAAGCCTAAAGAACTTCCACCTCTTTGCCCTATATATAGAATATCATTAATATAATTTCCTGATGAATCAAAATTGTTAAAAACAACATTAGCTAAAACATTATCTACATATATTTTAGTTTCATTATTTCCGTTTAAATATCTATCTGAAACTACGCACACGTGATGCCAACTATTTTGATTAATTGTAGATGTTGAATAGACGGCATTATAAACAGAGTTTGATGTTTTTTTGTTTTGCATACTAAATTTATTAGCATACTCTACATTAATAGCTGTTGCAAATGCATTTTTATTATCAGAATTTGAAGAAAGCTCTTGCAAAACAGCAATTCCTGTCTGACTTGTTTTCATCCAAAAACTTATAGAAATTTTATCACTATTTATAACAAAATTAGCGTTCGTTTTTAATGATTGCGAACCGTTAAAAGTCGCTGCATATTCTCCACCTTCTAATGTGAAAGTTGGTAAATTAGAAGTACCACCTGCTACCATTGTGTTAATGCCAGTAGTATCTGTAAAATTATTTTGCAGTGGTAAATCTAAAATTTTAGAGCTAATACCTAAAACAGTAATTGTAAACCCTAAACTTTGCAAATAAGCAACTGCTGTGTCACTTGCTTGTGTTCTATAACAATTAGCTAATCTTATCACTTTACTACCTATTGCAGTAGTAATAGAATTAGCCATATCATTGAGTAGATTGTCAGTATCTGCTGGTGATAAACTTGCATTTCCTAAGTCTAAAGTATCGAAAGAGGAAGCCCATGTTCTACCTGCTGTATAAGTGAAACTTGAATTAATTAACCCCGAAATTGCAAAATAGTTTATACTTATAGGCAAGTTGGCTAAATTTCCAAAATATCTAAACCCCCATGCTGTATTTGTGTCTTTCCAGTATTTTAATTGTGAATTAATTGGCATTTCGTCTATATTACCCCAAACATCGTTAGTTCTATTTAAAACGTCAAACGTTTCTATATTAACTATTTCAACAGACGCGCCTATCTTACACATATTCCCTTTTATTGTAGCTCTTTTAGTATCATCTTGAGCATAAAATATATAATATCTAATACTATACAAACTTGGAAATTGCGCATAAAATAACCCTATGTCTTGTATATTATATCTATTTTCATTTATTGCTCCATTATCTGAATAGAAAGCAATACTATATACATCTGAATTTCCATTTAATGTTGTTACTTCTAAATCTCCTGTATATATGTTAGAATATACTTGATTAAATGTATTATAATTACTTAGATTTGATAAGTCTGTAAATTTAAGTGTTGTATAATTAATGATAGAGTTATCTAAATGCTTTACAATAATATCCCCATAACGTGTACTAATACCAATACTAACCATATTTGAATTTAAAAAAGGTATTTTAAATAATCCATTTAGCTGCCTTCCAAATATTTCGTGATGTAAACTTATCATGATGTTGCTAATTCTCCTGTTAATATATAATTTTCTCCACTTTTCTTAATTAAAGAACATTTAGAGTTAGTTTTTAAATAAAAACCTTGTGGTGCATTTACGGTAGTTCCGCTACCTTGTATAAATGTTGCTATGAAAGAACCTTCTACAATTGCTACAAGATTAAAGCCTGCCTCTAATCCAGTAGGGATTGTAATCGTACACGTATTGGTTATAATTAATACGGCTGAATTATGGCTGTTATCTAATGTAATATTTCCTGTTACTATAATTGGTTTAGTTGGTAATATTTTGTCTGTTCCTAATAAGAAACCAGTTGCTTTTACGTTTCCATTTATATCTAATTTTTCTGATGGTGAATCTTTTCCTATTCCTACACTAGTTCCATCCTCAAAAATTTGAGAGTCACTAATTTTTCCATTTTCTGAGAATTTAGTAAGATAGTTAATAGTACCAGTCCCTGTTACTGGGTTTGTTAAAACATCTTGTTTCCCATCAAATTTATCTTGTAGTAATATTCCATCAATATAAGTTTTTGTAAAACCATTTGTTTGGTATCCACTACCTTCTATTAATTTAGAATAATCTGATGCTTCATTAAAAATAGTATTTATAAAATCTACATTTCTAATTGAATCATTTACAGTAATATTTTTAAATTCACTAAATCCATTCATTTTAACAAATTGAATGTATTTTCCACCACTGTTAGGAAATTTTAAATCTTTAATTATTGATAAATTTTCAATAATACATTCTGACAAAGTGTTTCCACGAAAATTAGGGTCATTAGGATTTGTACCCTCTGGATTTACAATGTTTCCAAAATCAATATTCTGTATTTTTCCTTTAAATAATCTACTACTATGTATTTCAGATGAGTAAGAAGTTGTTGGATATATTCTCAATTTACATAAAGTAATTTCAGAGGCATCATCTAATTGATTTGCATATATTCTACTATGTCCTGCTAGAATGTTATTATCAATTTTTGATCTCTGAGTAACTTGATTATTGTAAATATTAGACTCTCTATCTAATGTATTTCTATTAATAGTTGAGGAATATGATAAGTGATGGTCACTTATTTTTGAACCATTCTTAATAGTATTATTATTGATTGAACAATTGTTAATTAATTCATTTCCCTGAATAGATTTTATATTACCATCTACTTCTTCCCCCTCTTCTACAAAGATATTATAAGATATTGTACTATTATTATCTAAGGCGTTTCCTTTAATAATAGAATATTTATCATTAACAATTATGTTATTATCATTATTGGTATAGATTCTAGAGTTATATTTCAAATTATTATAACTTATTTCAAAATAATATTTATTTAAACTAATATATGAATTGTCTAAGTTATTATAAAATATTCCCCCATAAGTTTTTAAAAAATTATTAGTAACATAAGATGTTTTAAGTGTATTTCCTTCAATATTTACATTTAAAAAACTATTTCTAATAATTGTAGATTTTTTTAAAATATGGTTATTTTTAAATGAAATTAAATTGTGATTACAATTAAAGACTAATGATTCATTAATAGTATTGCTTGATGTATTACTTATACCCCATTGAAACAACGATATTCCATTTACATAATAAACATTAACAGAATTAACTAAAGGAAATAGACTAAAAAGAGTGTTATAAGAAAGCTCATATACATTTCCAAAATCATCTGCTCTAAAATTAATATAGTCATTTTCAATATCATATTTAATTCTATCAAATTGAATATTATAAAGATTTTCATTATTATTAGGAGTTATTAATTGCCAATCTGTTTCAGATAAATGATTTTCTACTTTTACTTGAACAAGACTTCCAACCTTACTTCCAATATTATTTCCAATACTCCCACTTATATTCTCCCAAAACAAATTACCCCAAATAACTTTATCGCCAATATTATAACTTAATGAATCAATCATTCCATTAGTAAATAACTCTCCTTTCCAAATACCTAAATTATCATCTGAATTGTTGTATTTTGGTGTGTAAAATTCACCTACACCTTCTGATTCTAAAGTGTTGTTAGTAATTGCTTTAAGATAAATAGCTTTAATTAAGTGCTGTGAAATACACCATGATTCAACTCCTGTAATTTTATAAAGCCTATTTGGCTCTAATTTATTTTCAGAAATTAAAACATCTAATTGTGTTTTTGTTACTTCTATTGTATCTAGTAACTCATTAATTTCAATTTTAGAATAAGTTTCATTTTTTGTATAATAATTATTTGAATTAAATACTGGAATAGATTCTAATTTTAAATTTAATTTTTGTATTACTATTTCTACAGAATCATTTGTATTTATTCCAGAGAATATAAGGCTTGTTCCTTCATAAAATACACATGAAGAGTCTAATATTTGTGGACATTTATCTGTTGTACAATGTTTCATTTTTTATTTCTATAGGTTAACAAATTTACATAATCTATTTGTAATTAAAAAATTAATTACAAAATAGATTATATAATATAGCATATGAATATCTTTTATCTAACACCATAAGTAGATTGCATTCTAATACCAAGATCTTTTGCTAGTTCTGGATAGAACATTGGTAAATAAGAAGCAGCCTGTGATGATACAGGAAAAGATTTCATTAAATATTTAATTGGTTTAGCATCATCTATAATTTCATCATCATTAATAATCATTCCATAATTTTCTAAAGCGAAATCTCTTAAGAATTTAGCATAATTATTTAAAATTCCTACAGAAGGAAACACACCTTTTGTAGAAATTAAATTAAATGGTGTCATAGGATTATAAAAATAAGAAACCTCATCTGTCACTTTATCTGTAGCTTTTAACATAAATTTATAAACATTTTTTACATTTTCATCTTCATCATCATCTGGAGCCATAGCTTTTGCTACTGTACCAATTGCTAATAATGTTGTTAAAATCATTAAATCTAATGCTTGGTTTTTAATATTTTGATTTACAAGTGAAATAAATTCTGATTCTGTCATTTTTAATTCTTTCCCTGTACTATTAAAATATTGTTCTTTTTGTTTTTCAAACATTGATCTAACTTGTTCTAACCAAACATCACTATTTCCAGTTACAGCTCCTGTGAGGCTCTTAATAGTCTTTAATATATCTGGAATAAGCATACTATAAAATGTTCTATATCTACCCCATTCATAAGCTTGATATGCAGCATTATACTTTAATCCTCCTACACGAACATCTACCAATCTAGGAATCCAGTTTTTAAATACCATTAAAGAAGAACCATATACATTCATGTTAATCAATCTTCTATTTTCTTCTGTTAAAGAACCTAATGCATCAGAAGTAAACTGTTGTATGATTCTTCTTTGTTCTATTATAGAATCAGATTTTCTTTCTATACCAGGTATTTCTAATGTGCCATTTTCTGATAGTTTAGAGACATTTAATAATCCTTTTTCTTCAATTAACTTATTAACATCTTCTTCAAATTTTTCTTTTCTTTCCTTTCTCTGCTCTGCATTACCAGCATAAAAATCTTTGTACTCATCTGTACTTCTTAAATATTCTCTAACATTTTTTACCTGTCCATCTACAACAATCATATTCTTTATAAACGTAAAAGCATTCATATATTGAATCATTTCATCTCCTTTTCTAAGACCAACCATAAGAAAATCTTGTATCCCTTCTGGAGTTAATTTCATAAGAGATAATTTCTTTTTAGCTTCTTTGTTATAATTATCTACAAATGGAGCAAAATAATCTACAGCAGCTAATATTTTACCAGCATTTTCATCTCCTTGTAATTTTTCCCAAAGAAATTTAGCTTGTGTTTTTAAATAGTCATCTTTAGTAAAATATTTACCAGCATTAATCATTGCATTAGCTGTACCACCAAACATGTTAGAAATAGAAGAAAGAGCATTTAGTCCTAACGCCTGTAACTGGAAAGCTCTATTCATTTGATCTAATGTTTTATTTACTGTTAAATATCTAGATTCCATAGCTTCAGGAAATATTTTCATTCCTAATTTATCATTAAATTTTTTACCAAATCCAGATATTTTACCAATTATTATGTCAAATTCAGAATCATTAATATATTTTTGTTGATAAATAATAGACTTCATGAATGATTCATAAAGTTTTGTATTTTCTAAATTATTATTATTAAAATCAAATCCTTCTCCCTTTTTTATAACGTTTCCAAACATAGAAGTCATTATAGATTGTTTATTTTGTTCTGCCCTTAACAATAATCTAGCTTGTTCTTCTATTTGAGAAAGATTTTTATATTTAATTGCAAATTCATTATATAAAAACATTGTAGAAAATAAATCTGTAGAATATTTTCCATCTAATTGATTTACAAAATGAATAGGAATAGTATCAATTACTTTTCCTGTAATAGGATCTATCTGTCCATAAGCAGTTTCATTTTCATCTACAGAAATATTTCTTAAAAACTGATCTAGAGAACCTTGTGGTTTTCCATCTAATATTACTCCTTCTAAAAATCCTTTTCTTATCCAAGGAAGAAATGTTCTAGCTGATTTACCTGTTAAATATCCTATTTCTTTATATAACTTATTTTTTTCTACAATATAATTATAAAAATCTATAGCTGGTTGATTTACATAATTTCCAGAAGAATCTTTTTCATGTAATGTTTTCCATTCCTGAGATTCCCATTTCTCCGTTGGTATTTTTATAAATTGCTCTTGTAACCAACCTTTAGATGTAGATGTAGAAACATCATATTTATCTTTAATCTTGGCTATTTTTCTATTGATTTCTGCTTTTACATGCTCCTCAGAACCAACAACAGGATAGTTTAAAGCTGCGTCTATTTCTCTTTCTTCTTGTTCTTTTATTTTTTTAATAACTTCGACTTTGTCCACATTATCTAATATCCATCTAAAATCTTTTTTAGCAACTGCAGTTTTTAATTCTTTATAAAAATTAGAATCGTATTGATTAATCAGCTCATTTTTGTCATTCTTTATTATCATTTTAAAATAATCTTTTGTAGATAATCCTTTTGACCTAGCCCAATTAATATATTTTTCTTTAAGTTCTTCTAATTTTTTTACTTCATCGCTCACTTCGAAATTAGAAATTGCTGTTGCTTCATTAGCTAATGTAAATAATCTTTGTAAATTCTCTAATTGAATTGTAGCAGCATTACCAAACCATCTAGTAATACCTTTTACAACTTTTTCTGCTGTGTAACTAGCTCCTACAAACTTTTTACCAAATTCTTTATCTATAGATTCTAGTTGATCCAGATAATCCTGTACATCTTCTATCGTATCTCTTAATTTTGATTTTATTTCATTAAATTCAGGATTAGTTTCATTTAATAAATACTTTAATTGCCTTATACCTAAATATGGTTGTAGAGCTTCCATGTGCACTCTAATCATTCCAGCAAACTCATTAATTGTTTCTTTTTCTAATTCTTCTTTAGATTTATCTTTTATATTATCATTGTATTTTTTAATAAAATTACTAACTTGTTTATTTAGCACCTTTCCTTGATTAATTAAAGGGATAATATCTTTTTTTATTTCTAAGTGTCTAATAGCCTTATATAAAGAGTTTAGTTGTTCATTTTTTAAAGGTCTATCTTGTGGAGATACTTTTTCATTAGATATTTTAGAATAAACACTATTCATTTTATCTAATAAATTATCAATTTTTTCATCCCCTGTTCTTTCTTTAAATCCTACATATAGTAAATAATCTTCATTAATATTATCAACATTTACAGAACCTATTTTAATTCCTCTTAATTTAGGAAGATTTTGTCCCTGATAATCAGCATCTGTGTACATAGCAAGAATAGGTATCATTCTTGTTTGCTTAAAATCTTCTTCTTTTACTCCATAATTCTTAGTAAGAATACCTCTATATTTTTCCATTTGAAGATTCCAAGCTTTAACTTTATACCAAGGAACATCTTCATATTTATCAGTATTTATGTCTATAAATTTCCAGTCAATAATACTAACTTTACCAGAAGGTTCTACAATTAATAAATCCACTGTACCAGCAGTTTCTTTACCATCATATATTTTTGTTTCTTTTAAGAACTTACTTCCTTCAGGAAAAGATAATAATCTATCTCTTAAATTTTCTTTTAATGTAGCATACACATCTTTATCTACCTGTGATAAAGTAGATAAATATTGATCATCATCTTCTAAAAAATCTTCTCTCAGTAATCCTGTATCAGAATCTACAAATGTATCAAATGCTTTTTCAAAATGATAATGTCCTTTTGTTCCTTCTTCTGCTTTTAATTCTGCTAGTCTTTTTTGATATTCTGTTTGTTCATTACCAAATATTTTTAAATACCAATCACTTACAAAATCTGTAACTCTATATTTAATTTTTTTATCACCTATAAAATAACTTTGTCTTGGATCTCCATCATCATTTACACCATCATCTTCTTTTGTTATTTGATTATCTAAATCTTTTAATTTATTAAATACTTTATCTTGTTCATTTAATTGGAAATAATCTTCTAAAGATTTAATATCATTTACAGTGCCAAAATCTTCTCCAGATACAATCATTTCTGCAAATTGTGTAAGACTATCTACACCATCCATCTGTGGTTTATTAAATAGTTCTTTTAAGAATTTTACAATTTTATCCCACCAAGTTTGTGCTTTTATGCTGGAAACTTTATCTACTAGTAATTTACCAATAGCTTCTTTTTTTAATTTTCTTATATCTGGTTTACCATCTTTTTGATAATATGGATTTTTACCATATTGTTCTAATACATCTTTATAAATTTCCTCTCCATTTATATCTTTCAACATTTGTTCAAATAATTTTGGATTAGTTTGTTCTATAATCTCTACAGCAAAGTGCATAGCTTCTTCTGGAAGAGCTACAGATTCTTTTCCTTCAACCACTTGAATAAGTTTACTCATCATTCGAGCAATACCATTAGCATCTATAACTTTTCCATTTACAACAATTTTATCAACCTTTTGATAATCTACACCAATCTGTTTAATAAATTCTTTTACAAATTTTAACATTTTTGGAGAGACAGGTTTTAAATTTTCATCTGATAATTGTAATAAAGGATCTTCATAAACTACTTCTTTTTCTTCATCCAGATATGTATTAGATTCTTCTGCAAGTTTTCTAAATTCTTCTTGTAATAATTCTTCTTGTATTTTATCTTCTAATTCTATATATTTTTTTTCTTCATTAGAATTAATTAATTCTAATTGTGAATTAGTAGGAACAATTCTTACAACTCCTCTTCCTTTATAAAAAGAAGAATAGGCAATTCTTCCAATTGCCTTTTCTCCATCGTTTATAAATTTATTAATTTGTGCAGCTATTCCTTTTGCAAATCTAATTGATGTGTATTGATTTAAATCTTTGTTAGGATTATCACTTATTTCAATAATTCCACTTTTTTCATCATAAGAATAATCTGGATTATTTTTAATAGCTCTATTTACTGCGTTATCTATTCCAATTTTACAAAAATCCATAGTTTAATATTTATTTTAGCATTTAAAATCATCTTGTGATAAATCTGTATTTAGTCCAAGATCTTCTTCTGTTGGTAAAGATAATGAATTTTCTTCATCTTTCAAAGAATCAGTAACAATTTCCTTTTTCTTACCAGGATTTTTTATAGCATCTACAATTTCTTCATCTGTTAATTCTCTTGTTTTAATAGAACCATTATCAAATATAGAACTTACGTTAGAAGAAGGATATTCAGCAGCTCTAAAACTATCTCCATATACATTCATTAGTTTATACACTTGTTCAAATGCTAGTACCTTTCCATCTCCATTCCATATTTTTAATGGAATTCTTTCTCCAAATTGGTCTACTTCATTTGTATATACTTTCTTGTAATAAAACACGTCATTTAAAGATTGGTCTCCTTTTTCTTTAGCTTGTTTCCAGTCTTCTGGTCTCATTACTTTTCCAGATAATATATCTATGTACCTTTCTTGTGTGTCTGTATCTCCAAATTCATCAACTACTCCCACCTTAGTTTTGAACACTCTAGGAACTTTTACAAAATCAGAACTAACTTGTGTAAAATTAAATTTCTCAGAAAGTTTTAGTAATTGTCTTTCATCAGAATTAAATTTATATTTGCTAAAATCAAATGCAGGAAGCCATAAACCACCACCTTGACTTTCTTTAGCATAAAATATTTTAGCTGGAACAAATACATTTTCATTTGTAAAACTATTTCTTTCAAACATTGATTTTGTAAAATTATCCAATCTTGCACCAGGCATTATATTATTTATAATTGGTGTAATAATTTTAGCATAATCTTGTACAGGAATAATATTTTTAAAAGAAATAGCAGATTGTGAATTTCCTTGTAATATAGCCACTCTAATTAAATTATTGTAGAATTCATTAAGTTCCGTATTATAATCTCTTAACTCATTCATTTTAGCAATATAATGATTCTCAGCAAATACATCTCCTTTTAAATTAACTTTTAACTTAACTGTCTTAGCACTATTTTCTCTATTTCCAGATACCACTTCAAAATCTTGTAGAATTGATATACCTGGATATTTAGATTTCATTAGTTCTAATTGTGTAGCAATATTTGTAGATTCATTTAATAATAAATCAGAAATTTCTTTATTTAATGTAGAATGAGATTGAATAATATAATCTAAGAAAGAACTTCTAATTAAATTAGTTATTCTTTCATAATCATCATTAGACATAAATGGTTTAGTTGCATATCTTTTCACTGTATCTAATACATAAGCTCTGATTTTTGGTTCATCTAATTTAAAGATAGTTCCCATTGCTTGTGTAGATTTTGATAGCAAGTTAGTAAGATTACCAATAAAAGTTTCATTTAATACACCATCTATATTAGCAATAATATTTCTTTCTCTTACTTTTTTAGTAAGTAATTCTTTTTTATATAAAGAATCTACACCTGTTAATCTAGTAGTGTCATAGTTTGTCGCTTGTGTAAACTCAAACAATTGGTCTGCTAATATTTTATATTTAATAAATTCATCTAATATTTTTTGCTGTTCTGCATTTTTTGTAGGTCTTAATTTACCATTTTTATAATAGTCTGCAATATTTTGTTCTAATCCTTCTGGAGATATTTTTACATATTTTATATCTTTTTCATTAGCAGGAAATAATTCTTTTACTTTTTTAATGTTATTTTCATTTACTACAGATTTAGTTCCTTCTTTATCTAATAATTTTAAATACTCTTCTATAATTGGTTGATTTAAGAAATACACCCCTTTATTACCAGCACCTACAGCTTCTAATAACATAAATGTAGAAATAACAATATCACTCTTAATAATCTTAGAAATGAATGGATTTGCTGCAATATCTACAAACGCTGTAGCATATCCAGAGAACCTATCAGATAGATACTGTGTTCCATCTGCTGTTTTTAATCCAGATAAAGAAACTACCTTTTGTCCATTCTCTAATACCATTGTATTATGTGGAAGAGCAATATCTAAGTTTTTAACAAAATCTTGTTCTCTTTTTCCTAACAAAGAAATTCTATTAGGATCTAGATACACTTTAGATTTTTGTCTTAATGATAATCCTGTAATATTTACAGCAGCAATACCAACCCATGCTTTTCCTACGATAAATGCATGTCTTAGATTAGACATATAGTTTCTATTTAATAATCTTCCTTTTATTGCAGATTCATTATCGTTTCTTAATTTATCTAGGTTTTTAGAAACATCTTCTAATCCTCCATCATCTACAGGAGAAAGAATTTTTTCAATAGGTTGTAGCTCGAATAATCTTTCTAATGCTTCGTAATATCTATTTTCTAAAGCACTCTTATACATTCTATTTACATAATCTTCTTTTCTCTTATTGTAATATTCTTCTTCAGTTATTTTTTTTAACTGATTTTCCAAATAATCTCTTACATCCATAGGAGAAGAAAATTTATCTCTAAAAGACATAATATAATCTCCATGTTTAGAAAGAAGATCTTTTGGATCATCTAAATTATATAAAACAATATCAATTGCTTCTAACAATTCTGATTTATTAGAAATCTTTTTATCAAAACCTTTTTCAAAAACTTCTGCATAAAACTGTTTTGTTTCTTCTTCTGAACCTTTGTATTCAATAATTCTAGGATTACCACTATTATCTACATAAATTGATTTTAAATAAATGTTCAATTTATCAATATCAAAGTCAGATCCAGATTTTTTTGTAATCTCTGTAGGTACAATCACTGCATGTCCCATATACTGAGGAAGAAAAGCTTTCACTTTAAATCTTTCAATAGAAGAAAGTGCTTGTGTAGGAATACGGAATGCCATTCCAGATAATATTCTTTGTCCTTCTTTTGAATTATTTAGATAGTTGATAATATCTTCATCAGAAGCATTTTTTAATTTTCCTTTCTTTAGTTTATTTTTGAACCAATTAGGTAACATGATTTCACACCAAGGTTGTTCTTTAGTGTAGAACTTCAGCGTATTATCTGTAAGAACAGCAGTTTTCTTTTGCTCTTCTCCCAATTCATTAAAATATTTTTCTGTATCAGGAGTAATAATGGCATTTTTCTTATCTGCAGCACTTAAAGAATTATATTGTTTTTGTGTTACAATTAATCTGTACACACCATTTTCTTTAATTGCTAATATTCTATTTTCTTGTTCAAACATTGTAGAAGGAGCTTGTACGTGTGGAGCACCATTCATCTTAGGAGAAATAAATGATTTATTCACCATGGAATAAAGAATACTTCTAATTTGCTCATATGAAGGAGAAGCTTCAAAAGGAATTTCAAATTCTTCATCTTCATTTAATTTTAAAGAATCTTTTACATTTTCAGAAGAATCTCTTCTTAATAATTCTTCTTGTAATGTTTCAGCAATAGTTTTATTTGATGTAGAAATAAACTCTCCATCTTCTTCAATAATTCCTAATCTATCTAACAATTCCTCATATCTAAATTTAGCTAAATCTTCTTCTGCAGAATTAAATTCTTTATTCGCAGCAATTATTTCTTCTTTATTATATCCCTCAGAAACTTCACCATTAGAAAACATATCCATTGTAATTACTTTTGGGATCTGAGACCCTCTAGTTTGTTTTTTATCTCCTTCTGTAGCAGTTTCTACAATTACACCATAAGTATCCCATGCTACATCAATTGTATTGGTATATTCTTCTTCATTAAACTTACCATTTACATACATAGGATTTGTTCCTTCAGAACCAAATTTTCTTCCTGTTTGTACAATTACATAACCAAGGTCTTCTTTTTTCATCTTGATGTATAATTTTTCCAAGTTAGTTCCTTTCACCATACTATAATAAATAGGCATTTGTGAAAGTTTATCTCCTACAGGATTTATTTCTTTAGAACCATATTTATTTCCAGTTACAATAGGTTTAATTTGTTCTATGTGATGTTCTGGCTCAGGGGTATTTACTAATTCTTCATCATGTTTTCTTAATTCATCGTTTGTATATTTATAATTAGGATAGTTTTGTCTTGTGAAAGCCATTTGCCATTGATGCCATTTTTCAGCTTCGTCAGACCATTGTCCTTTTTTAATATTAACTTCTCTATATGTATTATCCTCTATCCAAGACATAGCATCGGTTTCATCTATCTCAGCATATTGCTTTTTAATTTTTTCAGGAAAATCTCCTCTAGATACGCTACCATTAACTTCTACATCAGATAGTGTAGCAGTTTTTGTGTAAGATTTAAATGTATGATAAGTAGGATCTTTTTTATCTAATTCTATATCTCCCACTTTATTATAATCAATATTAAAAATATCATTAAATTCTCGTAAATCAAGCAATCTTCTTCTAGGAGACAAATACATTTTTATACGCTTTGTTTCATCTAAAGAACCATCTCCTTTAATTTTATATTGATAAGGGTCTCCAAATATAAACTTATGATATTCAATATTATTGATTATGTAATTTAAATTTAAGAAATTAATAAAATTATCCACTCGTTCTTTACTAGCTGTAGATAATCCTTTTTCCTTAATAAATTCTGAATCAAATTTATTTAATACAAATTCATCTTCTTCTATTTGTTCAATCTGTGAAGAATTAATTAAATTATTAAATGTTTCTTCGTTTACATTTTTAACAAATTGTTCAACACTATTTACTAATTCTTTTTTATTATCTTTAATATACTTTTCTATTTGTTCTAATGTTGTTGCATCTTTTGATAATAAGTCTTCAATTTCTTTAACTTGCTTATCAGAGAGAATGTCTTTCATAAATCTAAGTTCTTTAGATTTTTTCTTAACAGTAACAGTATTATTTTTTCCAAACAAAACAAGATTAACTTCATCCATTAAATACCCATTGATGAATATTTCTTCTAATTTTTTAGAATAAACACCAGCTTCTACTTCTTCAAAAGAAATTATATTTCCTAAATTCATCATCCATTCTGTAGAACCATCTCCAGGTACTAACACATAATAATTACCATTTAAATTCTGGTTAATTTCTTGTGTTGCTCTTTCTGATAATGTTAATTTAGAAATTCCTTTATTCTTACCTTCATCTATATTTTTTAACCCTTCTATTGTAAGAAGTTTTAATTTAGCTATTCTATTTCCATCTTCATCAAAAAACAATCCTCCTTTTTTAAGAATTTGTGAACCTTTAGAAAAATATCCATTTAATTCTGGTCTTTTCTCCAATAATTCATCTATTGTTTCTGATTCATTAAAATCATTCTCAAAGAAAGAAGCAGCATTATTTTCTGCATAAGAACCTTTTCTTTGATTATTTACACCAAAGAATGTAGAATCTTGATTAGGATTTGTAGCAACAATATATAATCTAGATAAAGTTCTTAATGGTCCAGATATACCTAACGTATTCCCTTTTAAAGTCATTATATCTGGATTACTTCCAAGATATTCAGAAATTTTATCTACAGCAGTATCAAATTGTTCTTTTTGAGAAACTCTTCTTTTTCCTATGGTTTCAGGTTCATCGCTTAATAGATTATATGTTTGTAAATCAAAATTGATTCCTATAGCGTTTAATAAATTAATTCTATCACTAGCTTTTCTAATAGGAAATGATTTTATTTTCTCAGAATCTATTTTATAAATTTTCTGATTTCTATCGTAAGAAATTAAACTATCTTCTGATTTACTTAATGCTTTTATATTATTAATCCAACCATTAGTAATTTCTGTAACAGCAGAAAATAAATTAGCATTGTTTGAATATATTTCTCCATCATTTATATATTGAATTAATGTTTCTGGTTTTTGTTTAGAAAATAAATTATAAAACTGTGTGAAATATTTCACATCATATTTATTAGTCATATTAGAAAAATCAATAGATTTACTTGATAAATTTCCACCAAGTCTTGCAAATACAGATAAATATGTTGTATCTGTTTCAGCCAATTCTACTAATTTTCTAACAAATTCCTCAGGACTATTTGTATTAGAAAGTTTATCCATCAATGTAGCAAACACTCTACTAAAATCAACTAATTTATATCCTCCATAATCACCTAAACTTTCAGATAAAACAAAACCATCATTTTCATTATCTGGAAAGACTAGTTCTAATGAATTTGCTTGATTCATTTGAACTCTTTGAGGGATTGTAGCTAATGAAAATCTAATTGCTGCAGAAGAAGTTTTTTTCCAATCTACAACAAATGCTTCCCTTTCATATTCTTTTTGGCTAGCATTCTCATCATTAATGTCTACATCTTCTTCAAAAGAAACTCCTAAGGTTCTTAATTTATCAATTGCTCTTTCTTTAATTTGATTCCATCTATTTTCTCCAATAGCATCAATTAAACCTGCTTCTTCATGTCTTCTTTTTATTTCAGCAAATATTCCTTTTCCAGATATTTCTTCTGGATTAAATAATAATTGTTTTGTATAATCTTCTCTTCCATAAATAAGTTCAGCAATAGTACCAATTATATCATCAGATAAATCATTTACTTGTTCTTCAGACAATCCCTCCACAACTCTATATTGAGGAGTAGTTGAGGAACCATTTTTAGAAACAAATTCTTTAAATCCTTCTATATCTGCTTGAGAACCTAAAATGTGAATTTGCTCTGGTTCAAATACTACAAGTTGCCCTGTAATATCTTTAACTCCATCGTAATTTACATAATCAGGATTTCTTAATAATGCTTTACTTTCTTGTGGATTTGTTAAATTGATAATAGATGGATTATAACTTTTGAGTGTTTTATTTGCAACAGTCTCAGTGTAGAATTTAGCGCTGTCTTTACTTATATCAAAATAAAAACCTCTACCTAAATGTAATCCTGCCCCAGTTCCTATAAATTTTTTATCAAATCTATCAATCTTTGTATCACTACCATGATAAACAATATCCTTCACTTGACTGGTTTTAAAGATAGTAGATAAATACTGTAAATATTGAGCTTTACTACCAATAGAAGCAAGTTCTGGTGATTGACTGAACACAAAGTCAATCCCTTCCATTTTTCTTTTAAAAGAATCCACTACATCTTTGTTATTAGCAATAGATGTAATAAATTCTTGTTTATTATTAATAAAGTATTCTTTAAATTGTTCTTCTGAATACTTTTGACCTTTATATGTTATTATACAACTCATACTTCTTTCCAGATTTTATTATTTTTGATTTGATTTACAGTAGCTCTTGAACAATTAAACAGTTGTGAAATTTCTTTATCTGTTTTAGTTCCAACTAAAGATTTAATTTCTTTAACTTGTTTAACAGTTAATTTGGAATATTTACCTCCTTTAGCTTTAGCTTCCTTCATTTTTTGTTTCCATTCTTCAATAATAACTCTACCTTTTAAAGATTGACTTATTTTATTTAAAGTTTCTTCTGAATGAACATAATTACTTCTATCTATTTTTTGACCAGTTCTTGCTTTACTTATATTTTGTTTAGCTTCCTCTGACATTTTATATCCTCTTTTTCTATTTATAGGAGGTCTCCCAACAGTTTCTGCTAAATTCAATTCAGGTTTTAATTTATCTATAAACCATTGTTCCATCTTTAAAAGATACTCTTGTGGACATTTAACAAGTATTTCATACTTTAAATTTTCTACTCCTAATTTTAAACATAATCTTTGAAAATATACATTAAAATGTTTTTGCTTATTTATAGCTCTTGTGTGTGCTTGTAATCTTTCTTGTAAATCATTTGTAGAACCTATATAAAATCTATTATCATTGTCAAAATACAACTTATATATTCCACAAACATTTGTGTATTGCCCTCTTTGCATATCTTTTATGAACATTGTTTTTCTATTATTTTGTTAGATTTTAAATCTTCTAAAACACTAATATACAAAGAATTATCTATTTCTGTAACTTTACTATCAGGAAATACAGTATCCAGATATGCTGAATATTGTTGTTGTGTACCAACAGAAGCTAATTCAGAATTTTCATTAAATAATTCTTTTACTCCTGATTTTACTGGAACATTTTTAAATTTATCTTCAGAAACAATCTTTTTATTTTTAAATCTACCTTTATCTATTTCATCAAATAATTTTTCTTTTAATGATTTTTTTGTAACAAATGATTTAAAGAAATTCATGATTCTGTTAAAGAATTCTTTTATCATTCCTTTTATAGAACTATTTTTAATTTTACCAAGTCTGTAATCAGCAAAATCATCAGCAATTCTTTCTTTAATCGTATTATCATCTACAGAAGGACTATTGTAATTATATTCTTCTCCAGACTGTCTATCTATAAATGTTCCTTTTTTATTTCTAAATTCTTCTAATAGATTTTTCTTTTCTGTTTCTGTTAGTAAATTTGCCCAGATAGCTTCAAATACTTCGTGATATTCTGTACCTTTTAATCCACCTCTTACAAATTTTGCTACACCATCTTCAAAAACACCCCATGCAGATTCTGTAGAGTTTATAACAATCATTTGTTCCAATATTTCAAAAGGAATATTAGGAACATTTTCAGCATGCCACTTTTTAAATTCTTTTATATCTTCTTCTGTCATTCTTTCAGAATCAGAAATACCTAATTTTCTAAATTGTAAACCTTTTCCTTTCCCTTTGGTTTTTAATTTAGAGAAATTAACAGGAGGATTTTCTGAAGATGATGTTTCTTTAGATACATTATTAGCTTCTAATTCATCATATTCTTTATTTATTTTTGCTAATATAGGTTGTAACGATTCTATAGGAAATCCTCTATCGTCAACATTTTCAGCCCATTTTTCTTCTGCTTCTTTTATAGCTTGTTCTCTAGTTTTTTTAAGTCCTATGTCAGCAGAAACACCTTGTCTTGTTGCAACTGTTCCTTGTTGGGATTGTATATTGGTTTCTGTGGTTTGTCCTTGTGCTGTTTCTTGTGTCTGTTCTGATTGTGTTGTTTGTTGTTGTTCATTTTGGTTTTCTATATCTTTTACAATAAGTAATTTTAAATAAAAATCTAGAACTTGTGCATCAGACATTTTTGATGTATCAGTTCCTATTTTTTCTATGTTTAATCTAATACCATTTATTGTAACCTTATTAGCAACAATATCGTTAAATACACTAGTTTGTTGTATAGATATACTAGGACCTTCATGAGTCATTTCTCCTGTGAATAGAATATCTCTTCCATCATTTAATTTATATCCGTTTACAATTCCAGGTGTTAGATTATATTTATTTTGTTGTTTAGGTTGTTCTTTTTTAGTTTCTGTAGAAGATTCTTGCTTTATTGGAACAGGTTCTTCTTTAATTAATTCATAAGGAAATTCTAATTTTCCTTCTTCAATTGTAGAATATCTCTGTACATAAGAACTTGGAAATAGTTCTGTAGGTTTTGGAGCATGAGTAATTAATGGAGTTTCAGAAACATCTCTCTTATCTCCATTTGGATATTTATCAGACAATAAGTATTCCTGATAGTTCTTCCATACGATAGGTTTTAATTCTCCTTGTGTATTTAAAGCATATTCGATAAAAGTTTTATTAACTCCTTCTTTTAAAGTTTTGTCATTCACTGTAATAAATGCTTGTTTTAATGCATTTATAATTTCATCTTTTCTTTGAGAAATTTCAGAAATAGGAAATGATTCTTTTCCTAGATGTAAAGACATTGTATTAACATCTATTTTTATTTGGCTAGGAGAAGTTGTTTCTGCTTTCGATTTCCAGTATAAAATATTTTGTAAGAAATTAGAATATGCTCCCTGAATACTCTTTCCATTTAAAACATCGTCTGCTAATTTTTCTATTACAGCATATACACTGCTTGCTTGTTTTTCTGTTAATGGTTTATTATTAGCAAAATCTAATGTATCTCCATATTTAAATACAACTGTTCCTTTTGGAAAACTAATAAGTTCTCCATTAAAACTAATTTTACCTGTTGTAACAACTTCTAATAAAGAAGAAATAGAAGATATTATTTTATCTCCATCTTTTCCTAAAATAGAGCTTATATGATTATCTTCTTTTATTTCTGTTTTTCTTCTTACTCCTCTAGACACTTTAAAAGGATAAGCTTGTCCTATAGCATCATTTGCAAATTTTTTCTCTCTAAATATTTTATAAGCAGCTAATTCTCTATTGGCTTTTTCCTCTTCATTTTTTCTAAATCTAGGAGTTCCTTTACTATTATATAAAGTTGCTGCTGGCATAGTTTGAAATACTATTCCACTAGATTCTATATTTTCTAATTGTTTACCTACTTTACCAATCTTTTCTCCTTTCTCATTTACAAAGTAAGAACCAGATTTATCCGTATACACAAAAACCTGTGCCATAAATCCATTCTCTGGATTTGTAACATCTTCTATTTCAGACAAAGGTGTATCTATACTTCTTTTATATGACAATTGTACAATACCTTCTAATCCAGCAGTTTTAGCATTATTAGGAGTAATAAGAATCACTTTATAATTCTTTCTATTTTTAAATCTAGCTACATTATTTAAGAATATTCTAGCTCTTTTTATATGTGGAGCAGATTGTTCTGGATTATCCCAATCTTCTGATTCTGTAATAGAACTTTTAAATAATATAGATGCTTCTTTTAATTTACCCTCTGTATGATCAACTTGATTTTCATTAATTGTTTCTGTAGTTCCTGATACAGTTTCTAATTCTTCTTGGTCTTTAGAAACTACATCTTTTGTTTTTAATAATTCTTCTTGTTTACTTAATAAAAATTCATAACCGTTCAAAGACTGTTTAGAAATGTTTTGAATATTTCCTGCTAAATCTTCAACTTTTAATGAACCATCTTTATTTATTGCAAGAATTTTAACTTTTGATAGTTCTGAAAAATCAATATTTAATTCATCTTTTGCTAAATTGGCTTCTTCTTTTGTATCATAGAACGTAACTTTCCCATCTGGAGAGGTAACTTTATATTTTTCTCCAGACTTACGAACTTTTGCCAATTTAATATTAGGAAGTTGATATTCTCTTCCTACATCAATAGTTTTATTATTTCCTTTATTATCTACATATGTTAAAACTTCATCATTTGTTTTTTCCTCATCTTCATTAAAGTTTTCTTCATCTTCATTTATAAATTTGTCTACACCCTTTTCAGAAGTTAAGAATTCAATTCCTTCTTTAATTGCTTCATTTCTGGAATTTAATAGATTTAAGTCTCCTGCAAAATCCATTAATTTTTCTATTTGATCAAATCTTAAGTTTATATCATTTTCAAAATTTTGTCCAGATAGCTCAAACTCTAATAATTCTTTAAGTGTCTTTGCATCTATTGATTTATTAGATTTGATTATACCTATTTTTTCAACTAATGTTCTAAGTTTTTTTACTTCACTTCTAACAGCAGCTCTATCTTTTAATGGTAATGAATTAATACTTTGTTCTAATTGATTAGCCTTTTCTTCATAAATTGAAGAGAACTCAGATAATCCTTTTATATTAAATGTAGAAGATAATAAAGAGTTATTTAGACCAGAATGTATAGATTGAATTTGTTTTTCAATGCTATTCGTTCTAGAAGTAGTATCTTCTTCTAAATATGATAAATTAACTAAATTTGTTTTCCAATTTTCAAACTTTGAATAATTAATAAGTTCATTTTTTTCTTCCTCATTCGTAGGATTTATTATTCTCTGGAATGGATTTTTAAAAGAGAATTGAATAGAATCATTTATTGCTTTGATATTATCTGCCTTTATAATTAATGAATCTACATATTCAGCCACAGTAGATTTATTAGATTCATCAAAGTTCATCCCAAAAGTTTTTTCAAACTCTTCTTTTGGAAGATCTTTTAACAACTTTAATTGCTCTATAGTAACATCATGCATTCCAACCGAAAGACGAGAATTTACAAAATTAAAGAATAAATCAGCTTTTAAGTTTTTATATTTAAATATATTATTTGATTTTACTGCATCGTTCATTTGTTTGGCAATAGCTACACTATTTGCAGTGTCTTCAAATTTATTTGATAGTATTCCTGTTAACCCGTATTGATTTACTGTACTAATTACAGATTGCAACATTTGATCTTTTGACTTTCCTTTTGTAATATCCTCAATTCTGCTAGATATAGGAGAAGTTATAGAAGCAGTTAATGCTCCAATTACCATATTCTCAATACCTTCTTTTGATCCAAACTGTTCTTGTAGTCCTGTTACTGTAGAATTTAATACTTCTTTGGTCCAGTTCCAATCTTTAGAATTTTTATATTTCCTAGTATAATAATCAAAAGTTCCTTTTTCTGCAGCATATTGCCCTCCTTCTTCATATATACCCTCTGTAAAAATATTTTTAACAGTAGGTTTTATATATTCCCACACTTTACCAGAAGTGCTATTAGGAACAACTTTTTCAAAAACATCTAAACTTCCTTCTTTTAATTTAATATTTCCTAATCCTTTTACTTCAGCAGAGGTAATAGATTCAATTCCTTTTTTGGCAGAATTAAATGATTTTAATAAATTATCAAATTGAATAGCATTAGATACAGTGAGAAGTGCCATATTTATTCCAAATCTAGCATTCATTCCACTTTCTGCAAGTTTCTCTATTTTATATAAATCATTAGAAGTAGGTTCTGCTCCTCCATTATTTAATTTATATTCTTTTATTAACTCTTCTTTGATTTGCCTATAACCATCTCTTGCCTCTGTAGCAGCCTCTGTTCTAGAAGAACCATATAAATTTAATCCATATCTTAATCCTGTTGTAATTTTTTCTGCTTCAGCAGCTCTAGCTAATGACGTTAATGTCATTATTCTTCTCTCTGAGGCTCCAACCTTTGTTGCTAAAGATAAGGCTTCTTCTAATCTATTGGTTCCTGTAAATAATTTATTTAACCATAAAGAAGCTTTTCCAATTTGTGCTCCTATTAAAGGTATTTCACCAATACCTTCTGTTGCTAGTCCAACAATAGCATCTTGAGCAAGTGCTCCACCTATTGCTCCTACAGTGAATCCTAAATTTTTAATAACTTTATCCCCCCAAAAATTAGCAGAACCTGCTGTAAACGGAATCATTGTTGCTAATCCTCTAGATTTTTCATAATCAGTTACATAATTTGGAAATCTATCTTCCATATTTTTTAACCAATTATCTATATCAGATTCATACCCATTAGGATTACTTAATTCACTAAATTTTCTATTTTTTATAGCAGAAATTGTATCAGGAAGAGTAGCAAAGGATTGTGCAAAAGTTCCTACTGCAGTTAATCCCATTTTAACTAATCCATTTCCTAACTGTGCCCAACCAGATTGAGCATTTCCATATACATTCTCTAAGTTTACTCCTCTTTCATATAAAGGGTATCTAGAGTTATCTAATAATTCTTTTCTTGTAACCATTCCAAATGTAGAATTTGGTCCTTTTGGAACATTTCCTACAGTGAAAGAATTAACATCTTTTAATCTAATTCCTTGAAATTGAGATGGGTCTCCAGAATAACCTGGTGAATAAGAAGCGATAAGATTAGGTAATCTACCTGGCATAGGTCCATTAATTGAAGATAAGTCTACTCTTTCTTGTGTATAATCTCTATTAGAAATATTACCATTTAATTCGTTATCTAGAATTGGCATAATTTTTTGGTTTTTTTATTTAATTTTAAATAAGTCGTTTATTGTAGCAGGACCTACTGATTGTAATAGTGGTAAAATATCTGCTTCTGATTTATATCCTCCATCATTAAGTATTGCATCTTGCCATCCTTTTGAAGAATGATAATACACTCTAATTTGATATTTGTCAGTATCAGCTCCTGTATTATTTGGACTACCTTCTATATCAAATCTTACTTTACTAGAAATCTTTGGATTGGAACTTATAGCAGGAACTAATGGACTATATCCATGTATAGCAGCACCTGCAGGATTTCCTATTCCTGTCATATTTGTTGTTTTATTACCAGAAGATAACACAGAAGCTTTAAATTTTGTCATTGGATTCATTTGTGCATATTGAGGAAACCAATTAGAAAATTCATTAGCTGTTAAAGGAATAGTTTGTTTATCTACCCCATTTGTAATAATCAATTTAGCAGTACCATCATAATTTTTAATAATGTTATAATTAGCTTTTCCATCTTTTGTTAACTTATTAACTGTCTCTGGATTAAAATCTTTTGGTCTTTTTGTATCCAAAGCTCCATATTCCAGATAATCTTGACTTTTTAAGCCTATTGCCTGATTAATTATATTCATGTCGGTTTCATTTTTTAAATTAATCCCAATGTTCATTGTTTGTGTTTCAGGCATTATTTTTGCTAAATAATTAGATTGTTCTTTTTTTTGAGCACTTAGTATTTTATTTATCTTTGCACTTGTATTTCTTTTAATCTGATCTATTTGGTTTACAATAACTCTATCATTTGAAGTAATATTTTTTTTATTTGTCTCATTATATAAAGCTAATGCAATAGGATAAAACTTAGTACCTTTATATTTTTTAAGAATTTCCTCAGACATACTTTCTTTGAAAACAGGTCCTTCTTTTGCAGGCATCTTCTCAGAAGTTAAAGTTCTATATTTAGACATAGAATTATTATAGAATTTAGATAATTCTTCTGGAGAATAATATATATTTGCAATACGAATACCTTGCTCTCCTTTAAATGCATTTTTTATATCTTTTTCATACTTTGCACCAATTTCTTTTACTCCTTTATATGCTTTTAATTTTTCATTTAATGCTATTTTATCTTGACTTAATTTTTCTACAATTTCTCTAGTAGCATTATCTAATTTTAATCCTGAAGGATTTACATAATATTGTTCTACTAATTTTTCTGCATTCTTTATTTTCTGTTCCTTACTGTCTGTTGAATTACTTATTCTATTTCCCAGAGATAGTAAATCTGCTGTATTAGCTTTTGTCATTTTATTTACTTCTTGGGTAAGAGTAAATACATCTGGAACTTCAACATCTGTATTTATTCCTCCATCTTTTACAATTGCTCTATTTTTATCTCTTTCTCTAGCATCTGCTTCTTCTTCTCTTCTATCTTTCTTTACAGCTAATAAATAGTTATTATAACTCAACTGATAATCTCTATTAGATTCTTGTTGTCTTATTATTTCTTTTTGTTGTTCAAAATTAAATTTTTGTACCTCCATATATCCTTGAAAAGCAGGATTTGTTTTTATCTCTTCAGAAATAGACTGTGTTTCTAAATCTTTTGCTAGATTAGATAGAGTTTTTTTAGTATATATTTGATATAAAATATTATTCTTTTGAGAAGGATCTTCCAATCCTTGTAAAATACTTTCAGATTCTTTTTCTATTTCTCCATTGGATAGTTGTTCACTTAATGTTTTTGATCTAGCTTTTAATAAATTTTTATCTTCTGCAGAAATATTATTGTTTTGTAACAAGGTATTAATTCTAGCAATTTCATTTGATACAAAATCTTTTTTTAATTTTGCACTTTCTTTTATATCACTTTTTAAAACATCTAAATTTCCTCCTCTATAATAATATTTAGCATCAATCATTAATTGTTCTTTGTCATTCTCATCAATACTATCATAAAAATTATTCAATATTTTTTCTGCACTTGTTCCTTTAACAGTTTTAGAAATCATTGAATAATCATACTGCTTTTGACCTCCTTTACTAGGATCTGTAGAGACAGTACCATCTGAATTAAAATATAAAGGATTTCCTGAAGCATCTGATTTCCAGGGATTATCTATTGTAAAATCCGCCTTGTCTTTCATTTCAGCAAAAACTTTTCTAAGTTTTTCATCCATGTCTATATATTCTTTATATCTACCCCTAAAACTTGTGCCAAATTTAGTAGAAGATAACCATTGATTTGTTTGTTCATTGAAGTCAGCAATATTCTGAGGACTAGCTTTTCCTTCATCTATTGCTTTCTCCATTCTTTGATTTTCTTTTCTAAACCAGGCTGTAGAAGATACAGCATTTTGAATGTTTTTATCTTTAATGAGTTGAGAAGTCATTCCTGATACAGAGTTTACTAGATTCTGATCTGAGAAATCACCAGCAGCAACTCCTCTTAAATTAGAAGTTAATTCATCTAATTTTGATTGTAAATAAGCTCTGTCAGAATCATGTATAATGTCAAGACCTGCAATATTATCAATTTGAGATTGAATTTTTTGCACACCTTGATCATATAATTGCTGTTTATGCATACCAACTTGCACCATATCTTCAACAGGAAGTTGTTGAATATATGGTGTAAATTGAGGTATTATATCTTTAAATGATGCCATAATATAATATATTAACAAATATAATTTAAAAAAGTAATATTGTCCAAGAAAAATAATTAAATTGGTTAAAGTTTTGTAATTAAACTTATTACAAATTTTTAATAGCTTTTACAATACTACCATTTAAACTTTTTTTAGATTTTGTGTCCGTTGTTTTTTCTGGGTTTATAGGAAGAGTTCTTACACTATTTGTAGTTTGTTGATTTCCCATTCTTTTATATCCTACAATATTTCCATTATTATCATAAATAGGAATATCTTGTCCATCTGTTATTTGTGGACTATTAAATTTAACAGGACCATTATAATTAACTGCTCTTCCTTGGTCGTCAAATCTATATCCATACAAATTTTCATATATCTGGAGCTTTTTATTAGCTGCATCATTTTGTAAATATTTAGATGATATAGAGTTTAAAGCAGCTTGTGTTATAGCTTTCGTATTAGCTTTAGCAGAAGCCTGTCTGTCATATTGTTGGTCATAAATTGCTAAATTTTTAAGCTTAGCATCATTTAATGTATTGATATTCTGAGAATATACTTGGTCTTTATTTGTCTGATTTAATCTAAATTGTTCTCCTAATACTTTTTGATTAGCTGCATATTTTTGAGCATTTAACATTGCTTGTGCAGCAGGGTTATTCCCAATCATTCTTTGTTGTGATCTATAATCAGCCTGATTTTCATTTAATATATCCTGTAAGGAAATATCATAAGGATTTCTTAATTGTGGTTGGTATGATTGTGCTTGTACAGGTTCTAATTGATTATTTCCCAAAGCATACATTTCTCCAAGAAGTTGATTATAATCTAATGGTTCTGCATCAGAAGGTCTGATATAAGGCATTGCTGATGAAAGTACATTTAATAATTTACTATCTTTCTTTGGTGTTTCCTTAGGAATTCCTGATGTTTTCTTTTTTGTTATAACTGTTTCTGGAAGCTCTATTCCTTTTGCAAATTCATTATTATTTGGAGATGAAGCCATATCAATAGAATCATTTACCAATCTATGAAATGGTCCTAACAGCTCATCTGTTGCTAAATTATTAATTATTTTTAATTTTTCTTCTTTTGTTTTAGCTTTTGATAATTGATATTTTACATCATCTGCGTCTTGTCCAGAATAATTTTCAATTTGTAAAATTAATTTATCTGCTATTTCTGGATTACTTATTGCTGAATTAACTTTTGGTATCCATACGTTTTTATAATTATCTCCTTTCCAGATGTCATTAGAAGTTGTTTTTCTATCATTATAATCAATTGCTCCTTTTTGATTCCCTTTAATTAAATATTCAGGATTTGTAGTCTCTGTAGTTGTAGTAGAAGGATATTTACTAATATATTCTTTTCTAAATTTATCAGAGAGTTTAGTCCTTTTGTCAAATCCAAAATGAAGATGTCCACCACTACCTTTTGTTTGAGACAGATTATTAGGATCATATTCATCAATTACGGTTAACCCATTATCATACACAAATTTTGCAATATCTGGATCATTTATCATTTTATTATATGCTTCTTTACCTAATTTAGGAAATGTAATATCTAATGCTTCTCCAGTAGCATGTCTAGAATTTCTACCTTGTGCTGTTTTTTCTCCTTTTCTATATCCACTGGTTATGTTAAAATCAATTCCTTTATTTGCTAATATCTGCGTTAGTTGATTAAGGTTTTGGTGTACATTACCTTCATTAGAATTATTTTTTTTCTTAGTAATACCATCTTTTGCAATATTCATATTTGAATTAGAAATAGGTTTTAATTTTCCTTTAGCGAGAGCATCTGCTTCTACTCCATATTCTTCTGCTGTTGTATTAATTGCTTCTTGTAAATTAGCAGCAATTTTTTTCTTTTCAGCAATGTCTTTTAATTTAGTATTTGCTCCTAATACATTTGATTTTAAAGAATTAAATTTTAATTTATCAAATGGATCTGCAGGGTTTAATTCATCTAATTGCATCATAGACTTTTCTAAAAGTTTATTTTGTTTTTCTTCATCTTTAGAAATTTCTTTTATGTAATTTTTAAACTTTTTACCTTTTGCTTTATCATCTCCAAATAACTCTACATATTGATTTGGTATTTGAAGATTTCCATATACAACTAATTCATCATTTATTTTTGTTGCTGGTTCTCCTCTTTCAACTTCTACAGGACTGTTTCCATAAGTTATTCCTATTCCTGTATTTCCATCATTATCAGCTTCATTATGTGAATTGCCTCTAAACATTATTGTTTCTCCACCATCTTCTAAATAAGGATTTTGAGAAACTGTTTCAGCATGTCCTCCCCAATGAGTTTGTAATTCTCCACCTTCTTCCATTAATGGAATTAATCCTCCATCTTCCATATATGAATAATTTGTTTGATGCATTCCTGTTGCTCCATTGTTAACCATCATGGTTGTAAGATTATTTTCTGTATCTTTATTATATTTTTTTATCTTTTTACCAGTTGTATCTAACAGAGTTCCTGCAATTTTACCTACAGTTTTACCAATCATTGGTCCTACTACAGGTATAGGTATGAAGTTTCCTGCTGCTTCACCTATTGCTCCACCTATAGTTGCACCCCCACTATCATCCATATCAGGAAACAATGCAGACATTCCTTTGTCTACAATTCCAGAATTAGCTATATTTTCCAATCCTCCTTTTGAAAATATGCTAGATAATTCTCCACCAAATTGATATGAATCTATATTTTTACCATTCTTAGCAAGAACATTAGTTCCAACTCCTGTGGATGGATATAATTGATCTGAATTTATTAAAGAATCTTCTGGTCTTACATACCTTCTTTCTGGTTGCTGTTCTCTAATTCCAGATAACGTTTTGTACATTTCAGAAAGTTGATTTGTTTGTTTTGCTTTTTTTAATTTTTGTTTTTGGGCTTTTATTTGTGAAATTCCTTTTATTACAGAGCCAGCAAGTCCTGGAAGTTGAGAACCTACTTTATCTAACCCAGAAACATCATTACCAATAGAAGGAATAGAAGAAGTGTTAACTGGTAACTTATTTGCCATGTTATTTACAATAGATTGTGTAGAAAAAGGATTATTTATTGGAGTTAATTCTTCAAACATATTGCCTGTACTTTCAATACCAGCCATTCCCATTCCAATTCCATCTACTATACCAGGAACATTAGTTCCCATTTGTGCAGATTTAAGAGCTTCAGGAAAAGCTTTAAAGAATGATTCTTCTGTTGGGAATCTTTGATAAAACTCACGCTCTGATTTTACACCAGCTATTTTAAGAAATTGTGCTTTCATATATTAAACTTTGTCTAGCCATCCTCCATTAGATAGCTTATTGTAATTTGTAAAGTTAGTTAATTGATCTAATTGTTGCAAGGAATTTTCATCTAAATTATTTATTCCATTTCTTGCTATAGGAAACTCTCTTACTTTTTTTCCTTTAAATTTATAATCTTTATTTGGTTCCATATATTGAACATCTCCTTCATCTGATATTCCTAGTAAAGGTTGATCTACTCCTTTCATTGTAATATCATTAGAATCTATTTCAACAACTTTTCCCCAATTTTTAGGATTCCAATAACCATCATTGTCTTTTATTATTCCACCATTTTTTTGTTGCGATAATATATATGATCCAGTAATCGGTACTGCCATAGCAGGAAATATTCTTAATAATTTTAATTTTTCTTCTTCAGACACATTTTTCTTAAAATGTTTATTTAAATTTTTATTTTTAATAAGCCATTGAAAATCTTTATCTGTAGGATTTAATACTGTTTCCATAGCTTCCTCAGAAGTCAATCCTTCTTTTAATTGTTTTTTGTAAAAATTATATTTAGCAGCTATTAATTCTGAATGAAGTTCATTAGGAGAAGACTTCCAAGTCTGATACCGATCTGTTTTACTAGGCTCAACTAAACTATTTTTAAATTGTATTCCGATACCGGTATTTGGATTTGAAGTATGATAATCGAAATCAGGATCATATTTAGTAAGTACTGACGACCAAGGCTCAGTTATGTAATCAGTATCGCCAATCTCCCTGCCAAAATTTTGAATAGAATGACCTCCCTCATGAACAGCTGTTTCTCCAATGTTTTTTGGATGAACATTAAACCATCCTTTATTCCTAATCGTTAAACTTACATCATCCGAAAAGTTTACTCCATTAATTTTACCACGATTTTCAATTAAATAATTTTTTATATACTTAGGTAACTTAGAATTATTAATACTTGAAGATGATGTATTAATTAATATATCTCTTGTAGTATTAAAGGGATTTCTAGAATGATCAATATGTAAATTATTCTCAGTCTCATCTATCTCAGGAAATATCTTTTTCATTTTATTATATATAACAGGTCTCATTTTTCCATTATTATTATATACATAATCTTTATAAAATTTAGTAGCTCTTTTAAATTCTTCATCTTGTAAGAAATTAGAAATTTCTTTTTGAGATTTAGTAATTGGAAAAATCTCTGATAACTCTCTACTATTAATATTTTTATTAATTAAACCTAGTTTTTTTAATCCTGTTAAACTAGATTCTACTATACCTTCGTTAACTCCTGAAATATATTCATTTGCTTTATTATTAAAATTATTAAATAAATTATTATCAATTAAATTTAAAGAATTTGATAGACCTGCTTTATTTACACTTGAAGAATTTATAGAAGTATTTATTTTAGGAACTTTTACTCCTTTTAATTCTCTTAAAGCAGGTACCACAGACAACGTATTTAATCCTGCATTTAAAAAATTACTTCCTGCTTCCCCATATTCGCTATTATATAAATTTTTAGGAATACTGATTGTTTCTTTTACTGCATTTTTTGCAGAATCAACTATACCAAAAGGATTGAATAAATCTGTTGCAATATCTAAGTTATTTCTTTCTCCTTTACTAAAACGATCAGGTATTCTTTGATCGTTTAACCAATAACTAGCCGCAGTAGCAGGGTTTGTTAATACTTCCCAAGATTTTGATAAAAAAGATTGGTCTTCACCAGGTTTTATTTCATAAGGATTATCTATTTTTTTATTTATATACTTTTGTGTTTCTAATTTCTGCTTTATTTCTAATGCCTTATTCCTAGAAACATTATATTTATTTTGAATACCTTCAACTATATTATTATTTTTTTTTATTTCTCTTCCAGGGTCAATATTTTTTCTTTTTGTATAATTTAAATTGATATTTGAATCAGATTTAATATTATCATTTAATAACCTTTTTAAGTTTCTTCCATTTTGAGCTATAGGAATTAAATTATTATTTTGATTACTTACAATATTATTCAATAACCAGACAGCATCATCTTGTGAGTTTAGAATATTTAACAATTCTCCTGAATTAGCTTCAATTAGAGGTTTATCAGATTTTTCACCTGGGTTTTTATATCTATTTAAAAATTTATTTAGATGTTCTTTACTGACAGGTGTTTTGAAAGGATCTACTACACCACTATCTTTTAATTCTTTCCTGAGAACATTTAATCTGGCATGTACTTCTGTAGGATTACTTAAATAACTTCCTGTATCATCTTTAACTCTAGAAAGAATATCTTCCACATCATTTTTTAATAATAAAGAATTACCAGCAGTAGATTGATGTGCTCCTTCATGTAAAATAACATTCTCAGGAGCCATTTTTCTAGTTACAATATTTCCATATTTCATAGAAGGATTCATAAAAGTAATTCCTTGTAGATTTTTATTATTAAACCTATCTCCTTTCTTTTTTGTATAAGAATTGTTTGATTTCATTAAATCTTCTGCTGTGGATATTTCTAAGTTTTTATCATTTATTCTTTCTAATCTAATATTTAAATTTTCTAATCCTGATACTCCTTGTCTTTTATTTGCTATTTTTTTAGCCATTGGAGAATTTAACCATTCGTTTAAATAATTTATTTCTGAAGTTTTTAAATTATTTTGTGGGAGTAAAGTTCCATTTGTTTCTGAGTATTCCCATTTAGGTTCTAAATTACCACCTTCTTGAAATTGTCCTCCCCATGCAGAAGAATAATTTCTTCCAGATACATCATATCCTTGTCCTACAAATCCTGGAGGAATTGATATTTTAGAATCATTATAATTATCTTCTTGTCCGTAATTATCTAACCACTTTCTTCCCATTACTTATATGATTTTTGTGTAGTTCCTATAATGAATTGAGATACAATATGTGTATCATCACTATCATCTTTTATATGTCTTATTTTTAAATACTTTGCTCTAAGAGGTTCTTTTTTAAAACTTCTACTACTATAATCCATATTACTTTGATTCACTTCTTTATCTATAGATAAGTTTTCACATGACTTAATAAACAATGGTTCAGAAGTATTTTTTACTACAGACCAGAATGTATTATATTGATATAGATTATCACTTTTAGTATAAAGAATAGACTTACTATCTAAATTGAATTTTGGATAGCTTACGTATTTTTTTAAATTATTTATAGGTTTAGGAATAAGATTTAATATTCCAGAACTTTGTTGTCCATTATAAAGAATTGCTTTATTAAACCATTCATTATTTACTTCTACTTTTTCAAAGTCAGTAAACGAATTAAATGGTTCTTTTATATGTTTATACACTTTACTATAGTCTTGTACATTTTGTAGTATTTCATCCTGATACTGATATATAAATGGATATTCAACTATGTAAGGATGTATTTTTCCATAATAATTATTATACTTTGTTGTATTTAATAAATGTTTCCAGACTTGACCAGTTGATATTTCTGTGTAATTATTTATTAAATCCAAAGAACTAATTTCACCAACAGGAATTGTTTTTATCAGTTTAATATCTCCTGTAGACTCAAGGCTAATTACAGATACATCATCATTAACAGTATATCCTATACCATTAATAAGTCTATCTTTTGAAATATCTTGTTCTAATATAGTTCCATACTCATCACTAATTTTAAATGGACCTATATTAGCACCAGATTTTGTTAATTTTACTATTACAGTTTTTGACATTTTAATTATATTAATTTAAAACTTCTAAAGTTATTGTTATAGTTTCTCCATCTATTTTTGTAAAAGTTGTAGTAGTTACACCAACGTTCACATTTACATATGAAGTTGTATCATTTAATACTCCTCTAATTGAAGATTCATATAAATATCTAACTTGTCTAATTTCTGTTGTTGAATTATTTTTAAATACTGCAGCAAATGTATCCCCAGTATTAAGAACGCCATTTAACATACCTGATGTATTTATTGTAAGATAAGGACCTCCTTCATAATCATTTTTACTTATGTAACCATCTGCAGGATTATTTAACGGATTTATTAATTTAAATAATAAATTATCTCCAATAGTAGTAGTAGTAGTGGTAGTGGTTGTAGATGGTGTAATTATAACTCCTGTTCCTTCAATTGTACAATCTAACACTATTGTTGTAGTTGTAGTTGTAATAGGTATAGTTGTAGTTGTTGTAGTAGTGACAGGAATATAATTATATATTTCTGTTATTCTTCCAGACACCACTCTAAATACGTACTGATTATATGCTGTTTCTTCTGTAAAATACCATCCGTCAGGAATAGTTGTACAGTCTTCAGAACCATTATATAAATAAACACTATCTCCTACATTAAGTCCTTCTATTGTTACTAATAATAATTTAGTACTAACTCCTGTAGTACCTTCAGAAAGAGAGTTTAAATATTCAGCAGCATTACTAGCATCTATTGAACTTCCTGTAGAAGTTACATCTGTAACAGGATCTGTTGTTGTATATCCTGTAACAAAATAAGAATAAACTAATCCTTCTGGTCTTTGACAAGTAGGAACATCTGGAGGTACAGTAATAATTGCTGTTCCGTTAAATTCACAATCTGTAATTCTTACTTCTCCTTCTAATCTACAATCTAATGCTCTAGTTGTAGTTGTTGTGGTTGTAAATGGAGGAATAAAATTAGTAGTTGTAGTTGTAGTAGTTGGTATAGGAATTACCTCTCCAGCAATGGCTTCAAAATCACTTGATTCTCCATTTATTCCAGAGTAAAAGAAATTGTTCTCTGCTATATAAAAATTAGGAATATAACTGTGAAAAGAAATCCATTTTCTTAAATTTATTGAATAAGATAATGTCCATGACCTATTACAAAAGTATGAATTATTTTTTACATCTATTATTTTTTCTACAGTAATATTTCCTACATTTTCATTTATATAAAAATATTTTTTATTATTATTATACTTAATCTCATTACTTAATGGAATATAGTCTAATTTTGTTATTATTATTCTATCAAATTTAGAGTCATATACACCATGTAGTCCAAAATCTTTAAAGTGGTTATCTATATTTATATCTGGAAAATATTTTAATATTTCAAAATCTAAATTGTCTGTTAAGAATCTATTCATTCCAGACCCAAATCCAGATATATCTGTTACAGAAGTTCCAGATATAATAAATACTTGTCCTCTTTTTGCATCTATTGTTACTTGTCCTTCTGGTATTTTTAATAGAAATTTATGTTGTGAACCTACATAACCTAAATCTGTTTCTGCAAAGTCTATCGGAGGAGCACTAAACATATTAGGATTTCCTACATATGCAGATTGTGGATTGCTTGTATCAATAGTTAATAAGTTATTATATAACAAGCTCTTGTTTTCAAATCTAGCAAGAATTGCTCTATTCTGTATACCATCTAAACTTATTAGTTTTCCATAACTTTTTGGAAAATCATAATAAGATAATGCTCTATAAGTTAACCAATTATTAGTGATTGCATCAGCACTTGTATTTTGAGAATCAGAATAAATTGCTCTAAATGGATAATTAGTATAACTTTCAGATTCCCAATCTACAGGAAGATGTGTAAATGTATTCTCTTTATTTTGTTTAGAATAAGTCGTGTTATAATAATAGGTATTATCTTGATTTATTGTAACATTTGTTTCTTGTAACCAATCATCAGGAATTCCTTTACTAACATGAGGATAAAAGTCACCTTCTTTACTGTTAAAAGCCTGTCTTAGATCTACATTATAAGAACTTTCACAATAGAAACTAGGAATACCGTAGGCAAATAAATAAAAATATCCATCATAATACATTCTATTAGGATTACCAGTTAATGTTCCTTCAACTGACCCAGAGGACTCTGTACCTTGATTATTTGGGCAATCAAAGTTATGCGCCTTATAAGAAATTATATTTGGAAGTACCTTTGTTTTAGACAAAAAGTAACTTTTTGTAACAGATCTTGCTGAATGCCAATATTTTGGATAAGCTACGTTTCCTATTTCATCATAATAAATATCAGAATCGTCAGATGCTCCTACCCTATTGTCTAAGAAAAAAGGAAGTTTTGTTTTAAAAGTAAATCTACTAATGAATGTATCTCCTCCAAAGACGGTATCTACAGAGTTATCTATTCCTATAATTTTTTGATAGCCAGTATCAATAGTATCATATGAGTACATTTGTCCCCACTGTCCTGAATAAATATTTTTAATTGATGCATAGTAGGAAAGAGTTGTAATATCTTTTTCTATATCTGGAGTAGAACAAATGCCTAACTCAGAAATTGTATGTCTAGATTTATCTTCAATAATACTTTTTCCTGTTACAGCATTTATTATTGAGTTTGTTTTATTTGGTAATGGTAAAGGATCTTTTGTAACATCTGTTTTTAAAAATACAGATGTTTCCCTTTGGTAATTATTGATGTTATAATCATCCCCAATAGATTGTACACCAGGAATTATATATCTTTTTATATCAAGTAATCTTTGTTTTACTCCTACACCATTAGGAATAGGTTTTGAATAATTGTATTCCGCAATTGAGTTATAAGAATATGCAAAATTCTTTCTACTAATAGAACGTAAATAAATTTCTATATAACCTTGATATGCAGCAAAGAATGCAGAAGCATCAAAAGGATTTGTAATATGTCCTAATTCATTAGCACTTAATAAAGCATCAATTTGAATTTCTTGTGTTAATAATTTATATTTTGCATTATTTTTTACCTCTACAAAATGTGCCTTTCCTCCTCCAAAAATTACACTTTCAAGTTTTAATACATTTCCTAAAAATGGTTGTCCAAAAGAAGTTTCTGGAGAATTAAATACTTGTCTATGAGAAAGTTGTTCAATATTAGAAGTTCCTTGAGAAGCACTAATAGAACAATTTCCACTTCCATAAACAGTTTCTAATTTTTCTTTATATAATCTACCTCTACCATCAACTCTATCAGGTTCTCCAGAACCAATTACTACGTGTATAACTTTACTTTCTCCAGAACCAAGCCACACTCCTGTTAGCCACTCTCTTGTATATCCATTTATAGGATCTACCCATCCAACAGCACATCCTTGGTCTCCAACAGAAACTCTCCATACCTCATAACTAGTTGTTCCAATTTCTGCTTTTGCAGGAGAATCTATTGTTGGTTTTCCAATAGAACAAAATTTAACATCACCTAAAGATGTTAAGGTTGTTGTTGTTTCTTTATTTGTATTACAATCATTATATCGGATGATTGCTTTTCCTTCATTATCTAATTGTGTTACATTAATATTAAATTCTTCGCATATATCAGAAAATGCATTATTATTACTGTTTAAAAATGGATCTTCTGATAAATCGTTGTATGGATAGTTTGGATATAAATATGTTTGTCCTGCTCTTTCATAAGAGTTTACGTTTCTTAAAATGCCTTTTGCTACAATAGATTTGTTTGTTCCTCTATCTCCTCTTACTATTTTCCAGCCAACTATATCTGCTTTCTGTTCAGTAGTAAGATTGCTAGTATTTATTAATGTTTCAATTTGAGAATTATCTATTTTTACACCAATTGGAAATACAGCGCAATTTCCCATTTGAATAGATGATGAAACTATGAATGTTTTAGATTCAAATATAGGACTAATATTTACATCTGGAAATTTATGATGTCTTATGGGTTTCCCTGCTAAATCTCCCCAAACTTCAGAATTACAAGGATAAGTTTCTGAAGATTCCCAATATGCAAATTCTCCATACTGATAGGGACCTTTATAATCTTCTGTTGGTTGATAGTTAGGATGGGTACTAATGATGGTTGCTGTATTGTATGTTTCCCAATAAGGGCTAGAGGATGTATTGATTATGCTATCCTCATTGTCTATATTTATACTAGGAAGAAGTTCTTCAGAAGGAGTTAGTTTTCTTCCTGGTATGTGAAAAGAATCGGTTTGTTTTCCATTTTTTAATAAAAAAGTTATTTCAAAAGGATATACTTCATCTCGTAAATACCCTCTTAAATTTGTAGCATTATATTCATCAGAATAATTTTCTGTAGCAGGAATCCTCCAAGACTCCCATTGTAATTTAATTTTATTAGCTATAGATTGATAATTCATTCTGTCTATAGAAGTAAGTCCTTTCCAAATTAAAACATCTTGAGCAGCAGTCACATCATCAGCAACATCATAAAGAGGAAACTTCTCAAAAATATCATTTATAGTTAATCTTATATTATCTACTTGTTGTCCTGTGTATGTAATTTTTTTATTTATATTATCTATATAGTATGTTCCTACTAATTCTACAGAAGAGATAGCATTAATTGTTTTTATTACAGCTAAATTAAAATATTGTGCTTGTCCAGAAGTATCTAAATTATCTACTTCTACAACAATTGATTTACCTACAGAATAGTTAAAATTTTGTGTAGTGATTGTAGGATCAGCTATAGGTGTAGGATTAGTAATAGAATAATATGATGTATATGGACTTCCTATACTATCGCAATATTGTATAGCAAACTGATATGTTCCTGATATAATATTTCCTCCACCTATTATTTCTTTTATTTCTAAGGTGGGAATTTTAAAATCTGGTTGTACTTTTATCTTATTACAATCTAACTCTTCTGTATACTCTGGGTTACATAGAGAAGAACCTTCTTTTATTTTTTTAGGAAAAGCATCAATATTTAAATATCTTCTAGAATTCTTACTATCTGTCCAATATATTTCTGTCCCTTCCTTGCTAATTTTATGTACAATTTTATGTATAGGATAGTTTATATCAAAGTTTAAACACTTTGCATTTACTATAGTGTTGTATTTACAGTTGTTGCTTTCCATATAGCCTATTTCAGAATTTTGGCTATCTGGATTTACCAACATAAATACATGCTTGTTTTGTTCTGAAATAAAATATTTACCAATTAAAACATATCCTTCTGGAAAATTTAAACAAAAATCATTTCCTTGTTCATTTTGATAATTTATTGAATTATAATCAAAACTCTCTACAGTTGCATTAAGAGCATAAGTCAATACCCCTTTCTGAATTTGATTAGGAGTTTGATCTAAATTTAATCCACCATTAGCAAAATTATAATTGAGAGTAATATTATTTTGTGAATCTTGTTCTGCCATAACTTATCATTAACGTCTAAAATTAGATTTTCTTGATTTAGAAGGTAAATTATACATATTAAGTCTATTTAGATTTCTTACAATAGCTCTTTGTTTAGAATATACATCTTGTTTTTTAATTTCTAATTCAGCCATTATATAGGCTTCATCAGCCATCATTTTATATCTATCAAGTTTTCTTTCTAATTGATTTATTGTCTCATCATTAACTTGGTTAGTTAATTGCTCAATAACTTTATATTTAATAAACGCCTCTACATATTCCTTAATTCTATAATTATCTGGAATTAATTGATTTCCGAGATCATCATGTTCTGTAGCATAGAAAACAATTTGTACAAACCCATTTCTAAAATTAGTAACAAATTTATTATCTCTAATGTCGAAAGAATCTACTGTAGAAGAACCTGGAGTATTTATTATAGAATACTCATTCCAGTTATCCATATAATTTACATCGCACTGTCTACTTGCAGATATATTTCCTGGTTTTAATAAATACTCTTTTCTAAAGGTATAGTTTGTAGAATTATTAACTTTATAAACAATTGTTTTATCTAACGGTGTACATCCTCCATTACAATTAGGATCTGTACAACTTTCATTAGTACATGCCTGATTAGTGGTAACAGGACTTACTTGTATAACATTAGAATCTGTTGTTTGAGAATAAAAAGAACCAGCTTCTTTATGTGTAATAGAATTAATATTTGTAAGCATCCATGCTTCTCTTACAGCATAAAAATTATCAGGAAGCCTTCCTTGAAAATTATCTATTTCAATAACATCTTCGGAAATAATATATGAAGATCTTCCCAATTTTTTAAGGCACTTGTCCAAATAGGTTGGGAAAAGTAAATCATCTACAGCACCAGTATCAAAATAAGATTTAAATTCTTCTTTTACAAGAGAATAAATTGATTCTGGAGAAGTGAATGTATATTTATAATAATAAGACATAATATTTATTTTTTTAGATTTGCCATTCTCTGTAAATATGTTGGTATTTAGGATCAGTTTTTATATAATGTGCTAACAATCTAGAAGTGTTTCTACATGGTTTAAAATACCATAAAATAGAATGCCTTATTCTTGTAGATCTTTTGAACCACACCCATCCAAAAAAATATCCTTCCGTATCATAATTAAAATTATATATTATCTTCCCTCTTTCTCTAGTTTTTTTCCAATCTACAGGAAGATTTATAAACTCCCTACCATCTTTATCTTTTTTTATTTTTTTCCTTTTCTTTTTAACAATAGAAAATTCTCCAAGACCTAATGGTAATTTTGCTTTCTCTCCTGTTTCTAAAATATATTCTTTAAACTTTTCAGAAAATGTATATATAATGTTTTTCCATTCATCATAAGTTAATTTAATAGATGGATAGTTTTTACAAAAAATTTCATAATTGCTCTTACTAGAGCTTCGCCATTCTACTGCTGTTCTCATATTTTATCTTGTTGGTGCAGAATTAGGAGCTTGTCCATCTATACCATCTTGTGTGTTATCATTTTTAATTGAGAAATAGGTTTTTACTAATGTTTCTGAAGTTAATTGTAGTACTTGTTTTTCTAAATATCCAGGTAATGAGAATTCTTTATCTAGTGGATTTTTACAATATTCTTCTATATCTGGAGAACCTCCACAATTACAATCAGAAAACATTATTTTATTAGGAACCTCTTTTTCAAAATAAGCAACAATTCTAATTGCTTCTATTAATGGATTAGAAACATATAAGTAATCATTAGTAATCCAGAAATATTCTTCATTTTTTATAACAGGAAGAGATAATAAATTAATATATCTATTAACGGTAATTTCTTTTAGTTTTTTTCCTTTTCCTCCTAAAGCATTTATAGAATAAACTCCTTGTATTACATATTGATAATTTCCTTCTGCTATTCTAGGAATCTTAAATTTACTTCTTGCAATAGTACAATCATCTACATAGTCAGAACATTCTGAAATAGGAACTTCCACCATTTCTAAACAAGGAATAGTGGTAAATATACTATCTGTTGCCCAAAGTTTTCTAAGATTAGTTTCTCTTTTAATTAATAATAAAGAAGCATTTCTTATCTCACTAGCAATTACTCTATCTGTAATCATACTATCTGTTGATAATATTCTATGGGTTCCTCTTATATCAGAAACTAATTTTCTTAATGTACTCATTTTCTAATTCTATTTATATACGACTTTCAAATTCTCCAATCTTTCCATATATAGGATGAAATAAATGGATGATTCCTGCTCTTATATTATTGATATAATTATTATCTAAATGCCATCTATCTGTTCCTGATAGGCTGGGCATCTGTTGAATTCTTACTCCTTTTACTTCCTTTGCCATATAATGATGTTTATCACCTGTATGAACATGTCTATATAAAGCATTTCCAAAAGCCACACTAGAGTCTTTATTTGTAGCAAATATTAAAGGAAGATCTTCTATTTTACAATTACCATGATGATAACCAATAAATGTATTTCCTAACACTGTAAACTTAGTTGTAGAATGTTCTCTTTTAAATTTTATTTTTTTATTCCCTTTAAAAAATACTTCTAATGCGTGTGCCAAATAAAATGATTTTGTTCTATCGTGATTACCTTGTACTAAAATTATTTCTATATTTTTAGCGTTTAAATTTAATATTTGAATTGCTCCAACTAATAAATCAAATCCTTTTTCATATTCATTGTCATATCCAGATAGTACATCTTGTGGTGTTCCGTTTGTTGTACCATTTTGATAATTATCTGTATGAAAATAATCATTCCCAATCGGAAATACAATAGTATTTATGTTATAATTATTTACAACCTTATTTAATAAGTCTACTACTACATCTAAAAATTGTCTTTGTTTATCTAGAATTGATTCTCCTTCTAACGTTTTCTTAGCTAAATGAAAATCTGCAATTGATAATTCAACATCTATAGTATCTAATATTGGATTATGTTTTTGTGTCTCTGGAAGAGTAAAGTTAGGAACATAATTTTTTAAAAACTCTTCAAAATCTTGTAACGTGTAATCTTTATTTTGTTTTCTTTTACTAAATACAGAAGAAGTAAATTTACCATTAGGTAGTAGTTTAGACCAATAATTTGTTATAATATATTTGTTTAAATCAATCTTATGTAGTCTTGCTAATTCTAAATCATCTTTTGGTTCAAAATCTAAAATTAGTGTGCTTTCTATCGTTCCTTTTTCTTTATTTACTTTTTTTGTTCCTGATATAGTCTCAGTGTTTTGTACTACTACTTCTTCATCCTTTGATTTCAATTCTTTCATCAATTCTTCTACTTCATATTCTGTAATTCCTAATTTTTCTGCATAGAATTTTTTACTTTTTTTCCAGCTTAATAATTTTTCAAGTTGGTCTAATAGAGAATGGTTTTCAGACATAATTGTATAATTTAATAAATTATTGTAAAGATACAAAAAAAGAATTTATATATACAATAAATAACTGTAAATAAAGTAATTAAATTAATTACAAAAAATCCCAGAAAAATTAATTTCTGGGAAAATACTCTTATAAAACCAACAAAATAAGAATATTAATTAAGTGTATAAAAATAATTTAAAAATTTAAAATTAAGGACATGTTACAGCATTAACGCCTATTGTGCTAATTATTGATTGTGCTTCTATTGATATAACTCCCATTTCAGAAGTTATTCCTGTCTCTGTTTGTGTGTTTCCAAAAGCATCTATGTAAGTAACCTGTCCACATAATGAAGGACAATCATGGGTTGTGTCAACTTCACTCCATTCACCTTCAAAGCAAAAGAAACTTGTTGCAGGAAGTGTAGTAGTGGTTGTTGTTGTAGAAGTAGATAGGGTTATATCTATATAATTTGTACAGACCCCTTTTGCTTTCACTCTAATGATTGTTGTGCCATCTGGTACATTTGCAGAACTAAACCCTGCAGATAAACTAGATTTTGGAACATCTGTCTCAAATGCAGAAATAAATCCATCTATATTAGAATATATATCAAATAATGAGCAATCTGCTCCTACTGTTGTTAATGTTATTAATACTGTCATAATTGGTTTATTTGTTGTTTAATTTCTAAAAGATCTTGTTTTATTTTTAATATCTCATTATCTATTTTCTGTATAACTAATGTAAGAGAATCACAAGTTTTTATACCTGTACCAGGAAGATTAGGACCTTCATAATAACTGTATGAGGTATCTAATCTTGGATCACTACAATTTTTACATTTTGAGTTTTCAAAAGGGTTTCCTTTTGGATATTCTTCTACTAAATACATATTAAGAAGGTATATACATTATATAATAACAACCAATAGAAGGTTGTACGTTATTGTGACCCAAACCTCCTCCAATAGAGCTATTTGAAACATTAACTGTAATTCCTGTAGTTGAAGTAGTTGTTGATTTATCTACATCTTGTGAATAATTATTACTTCCTCCATCATAACCAGGATTACTATTTATTCTAGTAGGGTAGCGTTCAAAAAATAAAGAGTGTGAATGTCCAGGATCATTTACTGTAACTGTTGCAGTATGAGTATGTGAAGGAATTTGCGTAACATCTAATGTTACTACACAGCTCCCATGTGTTGAACCTAAAGAGTAATCAGGATTACCAGCAATAGCAGGGTCAACTACATTACTTAAAGTTACTCCCCCCATACCATTAGTAGCTCCTACTGCTACCCTACCTCTTTTATCAGGAGTACCATTGTTTCCATTACATAAATAAATTTTTTCCCATTCTCCTAAGCCAGCTCCTGTAGAGTCAAATTTACCTGCAATACTTCCATAATATTCAACGGCACTATAAGGAACCATTTTATTATACATCTTAGAGCTTGATCCTTCTCCAGAGAGGTATTCTCCTATTAATTGGTTTAATTCTGATAATTTTACATAATTTGTACTAACATTTAACGATAGTGCTGTTAATGCTGTATCTACACTACATAATTTTGTGATTACTGCTTGTAATACTTCATGTGTATTTGTATTATCTGTTACTCCAGATATACAATTTAATGTGTATTCTGTATTTATTCCATCTACTTTGTTTTCTATTGTGGTTATTTGTGTTTGTAAATCACACGCAGTTTGTAATATTACATTTATTATATTGGGAAGAGTTAATTCCTGTCCTCCCAAGTATTGAGATATTTTTCCACAAATATATTCTTCATTAATTTCTGGTTTTATAGGTGTACCACCTATTACAGAAATTAAAAAAGAAAAGATAGATTGTTCAATAGAAAATAGAGAATCTCCATTTTCTATTCCAAGCTCAGGGATATTATTTCCTGTATATTTAGTACATTTATCTGATATAATATCTGTACATCCGTTATAACAATTTTGACAAGACATATTATTTATGTATTAATAATTTTATTTTATTTGCAATCATTTCGACTGTATAATTACCAGCATAATCATAGTTACATTGTTTATATAATAATATTCTTTTATATATTAATAATTTATTAATATTATTTAAGTCAACGTTTCTATTTAGCATGTATATAATATTATTATATAAAGATTTACTAACCTCTACAATTTTACAATCAATATCATTAATTAATGTAGATATATTATTACAATATATACAATCTGATAATTTTGAATATAACATTTTTTATTTTTTAGGTTGAATACTTGCGTTATAGCAATATTTACACATTCCGTTTGTTAGTTGACAACTACATGAAACTTGTGCACCACACTTTGAACAATTTGCCATATTTTTAAATTTAATAGTTATTTCCTGTACAATTACAATCTTTCTTAATAAATGTTGTTAACATTTTATCTGCTTTCTCATACAATTTAATTGCTTCTATATTTGCACAATTATTAGCAGAAGCAACTGCTCCTTGTATAAATATATTTATCGTGTTTAATTTTACTTGTGATTGCTCTTTTATTGCTCTATCACATTCCATCATATCTAGTTGCATAAATGCATTATCAAATTTTTCTTGAAGTTTTTCTGTTCTAAATATATTTCTTGTAATAAAGTTATCTTGTGCAGGAGCAATTGAATATTTTATATTATACACTCCATCAGGAAGAGATAGGTATTCTCCAGGTTCAGAGAGTCCTAAACTTACACTATTAAAAATATTTGGTTCTTTAATAGTGAAAGGTAAAGACATAGGTGTAAATCCTGGTACAGTAATTTCTATTGTAGGAGAAGTTACAGTTAGTGGGTCTGGATAAATAGAAGCATCTGTAATATTTAATAAATTTAAATTATACGTTGGTACTACTAATATATCTAATTTTAAATCTGCCATAATTTTAAAAAAATATGTCAGAGGATAGAGATTATCCTCTCGCCTCTGACATAGGTTTATTGTTTATATTTCAAATATTACACTGTTGTTGTAGTAGTGGTAGTTGGAACAACATTAGAAGATGTAACAGCTCCTAATCCAGCAACAAGAACAGTTTGAATTGCTGTAGAAGCAGCACTACCTATTGGTACAGCAATAATTACCATAGAATCTTGTTTTACATAGTCACCCCAAGTATCACTTGATTTATCTACATTATTAAATTTAATATAATAAGTATCGTATACAGTTCCATCAGCA